GCTAATGAACTATTTGGTGAACAGGCCATAGTCACAGGTTCTTTAGATCTTGGTGGTGCACTTATAGCAGATGGTTCTCCTGGTACGTCTGGTCAAGTACTTAAAACTAATGGTAATTTTGTATTCTGGGATGATGAAGCAGGAGGTGGAGCAGGTAATGGATTCACTGGTTCTGTAGGCCGTCCATCAAAATCAGAGACATTTGTTTATAACGGAACTAATCCTTCTCCTACCAGTGATTTCATTGGATCCCCAGAGTATGCTCTTGTTATAGTTAACGGTCTTATTCAGATACCTGCAGAAGATTACACTACTGGCCTTGATGGTATTACGTGGATTAACGAGCCGCCAATTGGTTCAGATGTCGAAATAAGATATTTTGGTAATGTTGTCGGTGATGCTGGCTTTACTGGATCTGTAGGATTTAGAGGATCTGTAGGTGAGACTGGATTCACCGGTTCTGTAGGATTCACTGGTTCAGTTGGTACAGTTGGATTTACAGGCTCTGTTGGTTTTTCTGGTTCACAAGGTGATGTAGGTTTTAACGGTTCTGTAGGATTCACAGGATCAGTAGGAACACCTGGTTATACTGGTTCAGAAGGCTTCATAGGCTCTGCTGGTTTCACTGGATCGGTAGGTTATGTTGGATCTGCAGGTGATGATGGTCCTGTAGGTTATAGAGGTTCTGTTGGTTATTCTGGCTCAGTAGGTGATATAGGACCAGAAGGTTATAGAGGATCAGCAGGTGAGGTAGGTTATAGAGGCTCTGTAGGTGAGCAAGGACCTTCAGGGGGCGCAGACGGTTACACTGGCTCACAAGGTGATTTGGGATATACTGGTTCACAAGGCCTTCCAGGTGAATATGGCGGGGTAGGATTTACCGGCTCTAGAGGTGATACTGGTTTTGTAGGGTCAGTTGGTTTTGCTGGTTCAGGCGGATTAGGTTATACTGGTTCTAGAGGCTTTAACGGCTCACGCGGTGACGTAGGTTACGTTGGTTCTAGAGGCGATCTAGGTTATACAGGTTCATTAGGTTACTACGGTTCTACCGGCTTTACTGGATCGGTAGGAGCTGGATTTACTGGTTCTCAAGGTACTACAGGATTTACTGGATCAGTTGGCCCATCTGGTCCTTCTGGTGGTCTAGCAGTACCTAGTGAATTTCAAACATTCGTAGCTACTGGTGCATCAACATACAATCTATCAAAATATGTTGAAGAAGCAGTTAACATCATCGTCTCTGTTAATGGTCTAGTTCAAATACCAGATGCTGATTATACTATATCTGGTTTAGGAGTGCTAGAGTTTAATGACGTTCCTAATGAGAATTCTGATATCGAAATTAGATATTTCGGCCCTTCTGTAGGTAGCGAAGGATATACCGGTTCGGCAGGGTTTACAGGTTCAAGTGGAGCTACAGGCTTTACAGGGTCAGCTGGTACACTAGGTGCACAAGGACCTACAGGGTTTAGAGGTTCAGGTGGCTTTAGAGGATCAGCAGGTTATTCTGGATCAAAAGGTCAAGATGGTGCTCCTGGTGGCCCTACTGGTTACACAGGTTCTGGTGGCTTTACAGGTTCAAAGGGCAACGTCGGTTTTACCGGCTCAAGAGGAACTCTAGGCTTTGTAGGCTCTAGAGGTAATTTAGGCTTTACTGGTTCTATTGGTTATACCGGCTCTCAAGGTATCCCAGGCGAATATGCTGCTCTAGGTTATACAGGATCTGTAGGTTTTGTTGGCTCAAGAGGCGCTACAGGCTTTACTGGATCTAGAGGACAAATTGGTTACACAGGATCTAGAGGTACGACCGGTTTTGCAGGCTCTGTTGGTAATACTGGGCCAGTAGGATTTACAGGTTCATTAGGTACTATAGGTCTAACAGGCTCGGTTGGCTTTACTGGTTCTATAGGTGGTATAGGTAATACAGGCTTTACCGGATCACAAGGTATACCTGGTGAGTTTGCTGCATTAGGTTATACTGGTTCGGTAGGACATACTGGATCTATCGGTGCAACTGGACCGCAAGGTAATACCGGATTTACTGGATCGCGTGGTGCATACGATGCTGTAGGCTTTACAGGATCGGTAGGGTTTGCTGGCTCTAAAGGTGATACTGGGTTTGCAGGGTCAGTAGGATATACCGGGTCAGTAGGCTTTGTAGGATCTCAAGGTGCAGGCTTTACTGGTTCGCAAGGTGAAACCGGCTTTACTGGATCACGTGGTGCATTTGATGCAATCGGATTTACTGGATCAGAAGGTTATACAGGTTCAGTAGGCTTTGCGGGTTCTAGAGGGTCGAAGGGTGATGCAGGTTTTGCAGGATCGGTTGGTAATACTGGTCCTGTAGGCTTTACAGGTTCTATTGGCGGAGTTGGATTTACAGGCTCTGTTGGCTTTGTAGGTTCGGTTGGCTTTGCTGGATCACAAGGTGATGTAGGTTATACAGGATCATCTGGCGCTGCAGTAGATAAAGGTTATACTGGATCACAAGGTGAAGTTGGTTTTGCAGGCTCTATAGGTGATTTAGGTTATACAGGGTCAGCCGGTGATAATGGCCAGACTGGTTATACAGGATCAGCAGGAGCTGGTTATACCGGTTCACAAGGTGAGACTGGATATGCAGGTTCATCAGGTGAATATGGTGCAATAGGATTTACAGGATCAATAGGGTTTACTGGTTCAGAAGGTAGCACCGGTAATACCGGCTTTACAGGCTCATCAGGCTTTGCTGGATCAATAGGTGATCTCGGCTATACCGGTTCAATAGGTTATACTGGTTCAGTAGGACCTACCGGCTTTGTAGGATCTACAGGTATTATAACTGGTGTTCCATTTAGATTTAATGCAGCATCATTTGTACATGATGATCCAGGACCAGGTGCATTTACTTTTGATACTTTTGATCCTTCAACTGCAGTTGAGATGCATATTAGTAATCTTGACATCAATAATAGAACGATGTTAGGTTTTATTGAATACTGGGGTAGCAGTACTTCTGGAGATAAAGGCTATCTAACATTCTATAATGCATTAACAGGGCTTCCAAGTTATGTGGCATCCATTACCTCTGTGAGTGTAGGGGTTAACTGGCATACTGTGTATATTGAGTATGTAAATATTAATGCATTAACTTCTAATACAGTATATAATATTGCATTCAGTAAGACTGGTGATGCAGGTGATTATGCAGCAGTAGGGTTTGTAGGCTCGGTAGGGTTTGTAGGATCAAGAGGTCAACTAGGCTATACAGGTTCTTCTGGAGCTGCAGCTGCAGTAGGATTTACTGGATCAGCTGGTAATACAGGTTTTACAGGCTCTATTGGTTATTCTGGCTCTGTAGGTAATACTGGCTTTACAGGATCAAGAGGTGCTTATGATGCTGTTGGATTTACAGGTTCAGTAGGCTTTACAGGATCTGCAGGCACATCTGGTGCTAATGGTGTGAATGGATTCACAGGCTCTATCGGATTTACTGGTTCAAGAGGGTATTCTGGATCAGGAGGATCTGCCTTTGTAGATAGTGTTGCACCACCTGCTGTAACTAATAGTAATGCATTATGGTTTGATTCTGATACTGGAATATTAAGCATATATTATCAACCAGAATCAACCTGGGTTGCCCTTAATACAGGTGCTCCTGGCTTTACAGGCTCAATAGGTTATTCAGGTTCTACTGGAGCTGGGTTTGTAGGATCACAAGGTACCACAGGGTTTGTAGGTTCTCTGGGATACACAGGCTCAAAAGGTGATATAGGATATACTGGTTCGCTTGGAAATATTAACGGTATAACTTATCGATATGCTAGTGATATAACCACACCTACTCTTCCAGGCACAGGTTTCTTTGGTTTTAACTCATCAAATATAGGTACCGGTAATCAAATCTATATTAGTTCAAAAGATTTAAATAACCTAAGCAAAAACAATTTTATTGGATATTGGGGTAATAGCACATCTACTTCAAGTAAAGGTTTCTTAACCTTTTACTCTGCTAGTGGAAATGCAGTAGCAACAGTATCAGTATCTAATACTCAATATCAACAAAACACAGCAGCTGATTGGTACATAATTAATTATGTTCCTCTTGCAAATTATACATTTACTAATTTTGAAGTGTTTAGAATTGATTTTTCTAGAACAGGTGATTCAGGAGATTATGCTGCTATAGGATTCACAGGCTCACAAGGCTCTCAAGGCAATGTAGGTTTTGTAGGTTCTCAAGGTGATACAGGATATACTGGTTCTAAAGGCGATACTGGATTTACAGGCTCTCAAGGCAATGTAGGTTTTGTAGGTTCTCAAGGTGATATAGGATATACTGGTTCTAAAGGCGATACTGGATTTACCGGATCTTTTGGTAATACCGGGTTCACCGGTTCGTCCGGCTTTACTGGATCAATAGGAAGCTTTGACGCTAACACTGCATATGCATTTGCTAACGTAACATCATTTAGTAGTAATGTAAACTTTAGCGGGCTTACTACATTCCAGCAAGTTAATGAAGTCATAGTTCCTCTATCACTTGCAACAGGTGTAGTTACCCATAACTATGCAAACGGATCTACATTCTTCCATAGTAGTATTGCTGCTAACTTTACTGCTAACTTCACTAACGTACCTACTACTGATAATAGAGCGACAAACTTTGCTCTAATATTAAATCAAGGTGCAACTGGTTACTATGCTAATGCAGTACTAATTGGAGGGGTAGCACAGACAATAAGATGGGCAAGTGGTACTACACCAACACCAGGTACTAATAAGATAGAAATTCAATCTATTTCACTAGTAAGATCAGGTGCTACTTGGTATGTACTAAGTGCTATTAACCCTTATGCGTGAGTTAGTTGATGCCATTTTTTGGACGTTTTAGCAATAGTTTTGGTATAAGAAAAAATATACCGCCTCCTGCTAAAGGGCAGCAATTGTTTAGCTCTAGTGGCAACTTTACTGTTCCTGCGGATGTAACTACTATATGTGCGGTGTGCGTAGGTGGTGGAGGAGGTGGGTATCAAACCACTGGCACTGGTAACGGAGGCGGAGGTGCTGGTTTAAGATATATTAATAATCTACCAGTTACACCAGGTGAAGTACTTACAGTAGTAGTAGGAGCAGGAGGAGCATCAAGTTCTTCGTTAGGAGCTGATCCATCTTGGGGAAATAATACTACTTTAAGAAGAGGTGCTAACACCTTAGTGTTTGCTGAAGGAGGAGCTCCAGGGCAGTTCAGTGATGCTAGAGGAGGTACGGGTTCTTCAATAGGATCTGGTACCTATGGAGGCACTATAGGCGGTGGTGACGGTGGAACTAGCTTCGCAGGACTGTCTAATAATAACCCATCTGGCGGTGGTGGTGCTGGTGGTTATAGCGGTACTGGAGGTTATGGAGCATACGGCAGCTCTTTTGGCGCAGGAAGTGGAGGCGGAGGTGCTGGAGGAAACGGTTTCGGTTCTAGTGGGTCTGGTATAGGAGGCGGCGGTACAGGGTTGTATGGACAGGGTACATCCGGCTCTACTAACGGCTCTGGAGGATCTGGTGGAGGGAACGGCTTCGGAGATGGTGTAGGAGGCACATACGGGGGTGGTGCCGGAGGAAGAGATTCTGCTACTTATGTTAACGGTGCTAATAAAGGTGGAGATGGTGGCTTAAGAATTATATGGGGTGCTGGAAGAGCATTTCCAAGTACTAATACAACAGATGTATAATAAATATTGAGATAGATAAAAACAAAGGTTTAAAATGGCTTTAATCTTTCCAGATAATCCACAATTAAATGATCAGACTACCACAGGAGGTAGACTGTGGATATGGGATGGAGTCCGCTGGGTTCCGCAAAATCCAGTCGGTTATACAGGTTCTGTTGGCTTTGTAGGATCAGTAGGTTTCGCAGGCTCTAAAGGTGATATTGGTTTTACCGGATCACGAGGCGCATTCGATGCAATAGGATTTACAGGATCAAAAGGTGATCAAGGTTCTACTGGATTCACAGGCTCACAAGGTTCTGTAGGATTTACCGGTTCGATAGGTAATATAGGTCCTACCGGCTTTACCGGTTCAATAGGAAGTACCGGATTTACAGGAAGCCAAGGTAATTTAGGATATACTGGTTCAAAAGGTGATCAAGGCGGTACCGGCTATCAGGGTTCAGAAGGTATACAAGGACCTGTAGGGTTTACTGGATCGGCTGGTTATTTTGGTTCTACAGGTTATAGAGGATCAGAAGGATACAAAGGATCTGAAGGTTATAGAGGATCAGTAGGGTTCACAGGATCAGTAGGATTTACAGGATCGGCTGGTGATACTGGATTTAGAGGTTCAGTTGGTGCTAACGGTGTTACAGGATTTTCAGGTTCAACTGGACTCTATGATCAAACCTTTACTATAGCATTAACCAACGAAACGGATACTATAGCCGGTGGTACATATATAACAAGTTTTAGAGCGCCTTTTGCTTTAACACTTACCGACATTCCAAGAAGTTCTCTATCTAATTCCTCATCTGCAGGTGTAGTAACTGTTGATATTAATTTAAATGGTACTTCTATTTTAGGTGCTAATAAATTATCAATTGACGTGAATGAAAAAACATCTAAGACTGCAGCAACTCCTACTACACTAGCAACAACTAGCGTCGCAGATGACGATGAAATTTCATTTGATATAGATGCTCCAGGTACAAATGCTAAAGGTCTAAAAGTAACTCTTTATTTTAGAAGACCATAATAATATGACAGCTTCGTTAATTAACTCTGCAATATATCCTAAGCTTATCAACTCTAGTCTTTTTCTAGTTGGAGGCGGAGGCGCAGGCGGCACTGGTAACGGTGGAGGCGGCGGTGGAGGGGGTTTAGTAACTTCAAACATAACTATATATTCTACTGCAACAGCTAACATAACTATTGGTCAAGGTGGTGTAGGAAACACTTCTTTAGGACCAGGAGGTAATGGTGGTGATACTATATTTGCAGGTGCTGGCGGGTATTTACTTACAGCTAAAGGTGGAGGCGGAGGCGGTCGCGCTATTGATAGTACTTCAGGTTACGGTGTTGATGGTGGAAGCGGTGGAGGCGCTGGTGGTCGTACTAGCGTAGGTACTAACTTCGGTGGTGCTAATCTTTCTGTACAAGGCTTTAGAGGTGGTAATACTACATCCTCTTCTATATATACTACTGGAGGTGGTGGAGGAGGAGGAGCTGGTGGGCAAGGTAGTTCACCCACCACACAATCTGGATATACTTTTCCTAACCAAGGTGGAAACGGAGGCGCTGCAAGTTTTTATACTATAGGTTCATCAATAGTGTCATACTTTGCTGGAGGTGGTGGAGGCTCAGTAGGTCAAAGTGGGTCTGGAGGAGGTACGGGAGGAATCGGAGGTGGAACCGGATCTTTTAATAACGCTACTTCTCCTACAGAAGGTACAGTTAATACCGGTGGAGGGGGCGGAGGTGGATTTAACATTACATATAGAGGGGCAAATGGAGGAAGCGGTTATGCTCTCATGCAATATAACTACACTAACACCGCTTCAAATCCCTTACAGCTTTTCATAGGCGGAAATGTATATAATAGAGGTGGTAATGTATACCATGAGTTTATATCTAACGGATTTATTAGTCCGTATACTGGTAGCGGTTATATAACAGCTGATGTAATGTTAGTTGCAGGTGGCGGTGGTGGTGGCGTAAGAGGTGGTGGAGGCGGTGGTGGAGGTATGCTATTTTACCCTAACACTATTATTAACTCTACTGCTACTTACACAATCACAGTAGGAGGAGGAGGAACTGGATCTTCTTCTGCTTCCTTAAATGGTTCTAATGGAACTGATACTATTTTAACTGGTGGCAACTTTAATGCAATTTATTTTAAAGATAAAGAGTTAGCAACAGCAAAAGGAGGTGGGGGAGGAGGATCAACTTCTGCTTCTTCTGATGGTGCTGGATCTATTGGTGGTTGTAGTGGCGGAATGGCAGAAAAGCAAGCAGATCTAACCTCTACATTTGTAAACCCAATATTTAATTTTTTAATATATGATCAGTACAACATTACAGGATATCACGGAGGTTCCGGAGGTATACGATCTGCAACATCAACAGAAATTAGTTCTGCTTCCGGTGGAGGAGGAGCTGGTTCAAATGCTGCATCAGTAAATCGTAATCAAAACCCCGGAGGTAACGGCGGAGCAGGAAGATATAATTCTATATCAGGAGCTAATACTGCTTATGGTGGCGGAGGTGGTGGAACTACCTCTAATAGTAGAACTACAGCTACACAAGGCGGCACAGGGGGTGTAGGCGGAGGTGGTAATGGTGGGTGGAGAAATAGCTCTACTCTTAACGGAGGAGGAGCTGGTACTACTAACTTAGGTGGCGGAGGAGGAGGCGGTGCTGGTACTTCTGCAGGACAAATAGGCGGTAACGGAGGCAGTGGCGTCTTTATTATCTCTTATAGAGGTAATCCTAGATTCACCGGCGGCACTATAACAATAGTAGGCACTAATACAGTTCATACATTTACATCAACCGGAACACTTACTCCAGTATAGGATAAATACTAGAGAATTCAATTAGGATAAACCAATGCCAACAAAAATTTTCGTATCACAGATTGATGCTACTAATCCAGACGGCTCTATAGCTAATGCTAATTCATATGTTAAGCTAACTAATTCTGGCGCTGTTTGGGCTCCTATATCTGATCTTGCATCTGCAGGTGCAGTAGGGTATACAGGATCAGCTGGCAATAAAGGTGAAACTGGTTATATGGGATCTGAGGGTGAATCAGGTCTAGACGGGTTTCAGGGATCGGCAGGTGAAAGAGGTGAGCCAGGATACTCTGGATCGCAAGGTGATAGAGGTGAAACTGGCTTTACTGGTTCGGTTGGATTTACAGGTTCTGTTGGTTTCTCAGGTTCTATGGGCTTTACTGGTTTCACAGGATCGATTGGTGATAGAGGTTTAAATGGATTTGATGGTTCAGTTGGTTATACCGGTTCTGCTGGTGATGTTGGATATAGAGGATCAGCTGGTGAGACAGGATCACTAAGCGGTATTCTTGCTTTTACTGAACTTGTAGATGTTCCTCAAGATTATACCGGTGCAGCTGGTCAGTTTGTTGTTGTTAATGAAGCTGAAGACGCTCTAGAATTTAGCGATGCTGTATATCTAACTAATAATATATCTACTAATGTTGCTTTCAATGGCTTTCAAATTACTAATCCTTTATTGGTAGGCTTTGGTGAAGAAGTTATAACAAAAGATGGTTCACTCAACCCTACTATTAATCCTTTGGAATCTAACATCTATAGAATTAATTTAGATACACCTGTAACTACTATAACCATGAATGCATCTGGATTGACTCCAGGTAAGTTTTATTACACTTCGTTTATCTTAAAACAAGACGGAGCAGGAAGTAGAACGGTCGACTGGTCCGGTCAAACAATTTACTGGCCAGGAGCTGAAAATATAGTAGGTCCAGAAGGCCCAGCACTATCAACTGAAGCAAACTACACTGATGTGGTTACACTTTATACATTTAATCAGGGAACATATTGGCTAGGCGTATTGTCCGGTAAAGGTTTCCCAACTGCATAAGGTGAATTATGCCTGCTAGCTCTTCTTTATTCAGAAGTATTTACACTAAAAACGATCCTGACAAATTACCGTATGTACCAGATTATGCGGTTTTATTTTGGCACGCACCTGATGGTTTATGGGGTAAAACAACTACAGAAAATGGTAGTTTTGACGGAGCATATAATCCTCAATACTATAGACGTTTTGAGTCAGTTTCAAGATTTCCAGCATACAATGACCCAAAAGTAGTTTCTTATCCAGTTGTTAAGTGTGTAGCAGATGATGCTAGTTGGACTACAGAAACTGGAAAACTAGAAGATCCTTTTGTTAGCATTGCAAACACTGTAGCTACTCTTTTAGAAGTTGCAGGACCTCATAACCCCTTAACAATGCTTAGAACTAATATATACACAACATCTGGGTTTGCAGCTGGAGATACTGCATCTACTAATTTAACATATGTTTATAAAGAAAAAACCGGCTCACAAGCAGGACATTCTCATTTTGTGGATAATGTAAGAGATTTAATTTATAGTATTAACTACGGTAATTATAAAAATACTGTTAATACAGATGCGCAATATGTTCCTAGCGGTATGCAAACTCTTCAAGTTGATCTATTAATACGAGATCCTAAATTATCAGGCGCTGATAAAAAATTAAATTGGTTACCTAAAAACGTAATAGTATTTGGTTCAACACTTCCAGATCCTTATTATGTAAGAACAGATGTACTAACCGCTTCTAACCAAAAACTAGCTGATGGTAAAAAGTATTTACCTTTATTAGCTAAACATCCACATGTTGGTGTAGAAGGTGATGATGCTGAGTTAATTACTTTTTATGGCAGTTCTAGTTTTTCTAATAACCACACTCATGATAAGCTACCTGTAGCTAATAAGAGCCTATCAAACAAGACCAATCAGACAGGCTATTTGTATCTGCCTGCAGGTGCACATAATCATGTGGTTGAATATAAAGTTGAAACATTTATTAAGTCTAAGCTACTTAAAGCATGGGTAACTACAGAAGATAAAACACCTATTGCTGATGGTGTAATTTTAGCTTTAGCAATAGGACCTGGCACTGGTTATAGCGGCAGTTTTGATAATTCAGATATACTTCCTCCTAACTGGCATTTTTGTGATGGTACAAACGGTACTCCCGATCTAAGAGATTATTACGTGATGGCAAATTTTGCTGATAGTGATCATGATGTTATTAATAGTCCTGGAAATGAAGCTACTGTAGTTTCTATTACTACATCTGCAAACGGTAATCATTCTCACTACTCTGCAGGTCCATTTACTGGTTTTAACGGTACTATGATTGATATTGGCGGGCATGGATTTGAAGATAGCTTAAATCACACTCATACTGTCTCAGTTCAACCTTCGTTCAAAAAGAGACCTACAGACTCTACTAACGTAACCAACTTTAGAAATTTATTTGAATTTGAGTATGCTCCTCCTACAGTATCGTTAGCATTTATAATGTATAACGAAAATATCGAATAGGATTAAAATGTTTACACAAGAAGATATTTTTAGCGCTTTTCCTAACGCAAAACCAGATATAGTAGATGCACTAGTTAATAGTATTGACTTGCTTGCTAGTGACTACGGTATCGATACACCTATGAAAATGGCTCATTTTTTAGCTCAGACCGCTCATGAGTCTGGCGGATTTAGACTAATGGAAGAAAATTTAAATTATTCTTCTGATCGTCTTGTAGCAGTCTTTCCAAAATATTTTAGAAATGTTGATGCACGTGCTTATCATAGACAACCTGAAAAGATTGCTAATAGAGTGTATGCAAACAGAATGGGTAACGGTGATGAAGAAACCGGTGATGGTTATCATTTTAGAGGTCGTGGTTTAATTCAGCTCACCGGTAGAAACAACTATACAATGTTTGCAGAAGATAATAATTTAGAATTAGAAGATGCTGTTAACTTCTTAACATCTCCAGAAGGGTCTGTTCAGTCAGCAGCATGGTTCTGGGATAAAGCAAATATTAATCCATTAGCAGAAGATGATAATGTAGTCGCCGTTACCAAGAAAATTAATGGTGGTACAAACGGTTTAGAAGAGCGTAAAAAATATACTAACAAGTTTAAAGATCTTCTAGGTGCATAATGGCACAGCAACCGGTAGCTCGTTTAGGAGATGTAAGTAGTCACGGCGGTGTTATAATATCGGTACTTTCTGTAACTACCGATACTAATAATATAAAAACTGCTCGTGTAACTGATTTACATTTTTGTCCTAAAAGAGGTCATGGTATTACACCTATCGTAAACGGTTCTGGAAATTTTAGAGCTGAAGGTAAAATAGTGGCAGTTAGAGGTAGTGTTTGTGGTTGCGGTGCATTAATAACTACTGGTAGTGGAAATACTTTTGCTCCGTTAGAATCTCCTAGAGGAGCATTTATTGTTAGTCAAGATCAGTTAAATAGAGGTATTTGGTTAGGATGAAAATTTTTGTTCAAGGTGAGATTTTAACTGCAGAAGATCTTAACGCTAACTTTCGTAAAGCGTCTACACCTGAGTTAGATTATCGCTATTATGGTGGTGTGTTTACTGAGCCGTGGAGTGTGTTTAGAGCTGGGTCTAATAGTGATCTAGTTTACGAGCAGATTAATGATGCTGCTATAGGCGACTATATTATTCGTACTGACAAGTATGTTTGGGCTATTGGTAATTTAGTTCCTCTTGATCCAACTCAAGATTATGAATGTGAGATGTGGATTAGAAGAATATCAGGTTCTGGTGCTGGTACTCATTATATGGTTGTTGCTCAATTTGATGGTGATGGTAATAGAATAAGTCAAGATGGTACTGACTATTATTATCCAGTATCAGATCAACCAATGTCAAGTATACCTACTACTTGGACAAAATACAAGTATTTAGTAGGACCAAGAGCATCTAGAGGACATCACCCTAACGCTAAATTTATTGCAATAGGGTTTATAGTAAACTATCCGTTTCAACCAAACTATGTTGTTGAGATGTGCGGATTTAAGTGTCGTACTAATTCTATAGGTTATACTGGTTCTTTCGGATATACAGGATCACAAGGCATCCAAGGTATACAAGGAATTCCTGGACCGCAAGGTGTTCAAGGTATACAGGGACCTCAAGGTCCACAAGGACCACAGGGTGCGCAAGGCCCTGCTGGTGCTTCTGGATCAGGAGGCATAACAACTGCAACTGGATTAGTAACTAATTTTACTGTAGGAACTTATATAACCGCTGGTTCTACCATAATTGCTTATGGAAACGAAGCTATATCATTTTATACTTTACATGGAGTAATGTATTTGCAAGACCCGAACGTCTGGGGTGATCAAGGTGGTTATACTTTCTCAAATACCTCTTTACCATATTATGGGTTTATATTAATGCCGGGTACATGGGCAAGAAGAGGCGTAGGATTATTTCAGAGGATTGCATAATGATAGTTATTAATATTAAAAATGTTAAAAAATTTTGGAACGGTAGTTATAATTTAGTTGCAGACTTTGAAACATCTGATGGTGTTTTTACTGCTCCTTTTTGCTTATCACCTATTGATAGTGCACCTGCAGCTGCAATAATAAAAGAGATGATCGATAACGGTGAATATGAAGGTAGTATAGAATTTGTGCCTGAACCAGCTCCAGAAGAAATAAATACATTAAGAGAACGTATTCAAGCAGAGATAAAAACTAATGGCAATCCATAGTAGAGAAGAATTTAAAGAGTATTGCCTTAGAAAGTTAGGCAAACCAGTTATTGAAATCAACGTAGATGACGATCAAGTTGAAGATCGTATTGATGAAGCGTTGAAATATTACTGGGACTATCACTTTGATGGTACAGAAAAGATTTACTATAAGCACCAGATTACAGAACAAGATGTAACTAACAAGTACATCACATTACCAAACAACATCATTGGTGCTGTAAGTATTTTCGACATAGGCGATTATATATCAGTTAATAATATTTTCAACATAAGATATCAGATTGCACTAAACGATTTGTATACATTGACATATCAGTCAATGGTTCCATACTACATGGCATTCCAGCACATTCAGTTATTAGAACAGCTTTTAGTAGGTAAACAACCAATTCGTTATAACAGACGCACTAATAAGCTTTACATAGATGTAAACTGGGAAAAAGTAACACCAGGTTATTACTTAGTTGTAGAAGCATACCAGATTGTAGATCCAACTGAATATCAAGATGTATGGAACGATTGGTGGTTACAGCGTTATGCAACCCAGCTTATTAAGAAGCAATGGGGTACTAATTTAACTAAATTTACTGGCATGTCTTTACCAGGTGGTGTACAATTTAACGGTGAAAAAATTTATAATGATGCTCATGAAGATATTGAGAAACTTGAAGCTGAAATGATTAACAGCTACAGCTTGCCTGTTGCAGATATGATAGGCTGATGGCTACTAACTTTTACTTTAATAACTTCTCTTCGTCTGGTGAACAGGCTCTCATAGAAAATCTTATCATAGAATCTATTAAGATCTATGGTGTAGAAAACTATTACATTCCTCGTAAGATTGTTAATAAAGATACTACATTTAGAGAGCAAGAGTTTGCTGAGTACGGTGAAGCTATTAATGTTGAAATGTATATTAGAAACTTTGATGGTTTCGAAGGTGATGGAGAATTCTTATCTAAGTTTGGCGTACAGGTAAGAGATCAGATTACCTTTACAATTGCTATGAGAGTGTTTGAGGCGGAAGTAGGTAGAAATATTCAACGTGATCGTCCTCTAGAAAACGATCTAGTTTGGTTTCCATTTAATAAAGCACTATATCAAATCAAGTATGTTAATAAGAAGCCTGTCTTTTATCAGATGGGCGCGTTGCAGATGTATGATGTTGTTTGTGAATTATACGAGTATTCAAACGAAGTGTTTAATACCGGTATTGACATTATCGACGAGACATATAATGCATTCCTCACAACAACTGATCCATATTTAATTACTACTGAAAATGGCGCATCTATATTTACAGAAAATAGCTACGCTATTATTGAAGAAGAATATAGTATCGATTATCTAGACGGTAATGCTCAAAACGAAAGCTTTGAACAGCAAGCTATTGAGTTCTTAGATTTTTCTGAACGTGATCCGTTCAGTGAGTTAGATAGGAGAGCTTAATGCTTAACGTTCCATTTTATAATTCTCTCTTTAAAAAATATGTTATTATATTCGGCACCCTTTTTAACAATATTAAAATTGAGAGAAAAAATACTGACGGTACATTAGAGCAAACATTTACAGTTCCAATTGCATATGGACCTAGAGAAAAGTTTCTTGCTCGTATTGAAGAAAACCCAGATGCAGCTATGCTAACTGCTATCAAATTACCTCGTATGGCATTTGAAATAACAGGAGTTAATTATGCAGCTGATAGAAAGCTACAGACAGTAAATAAGATAGCTTCGAAGAAAAATATTAACGGTAAAAACGTTTATAGTAAAGTTTATAATCCAGCTCCATATGATATTGAGTTTCAATTAGATATTATGTCTAAAACTATGGAAGATGGTCTACGTATTGTAGAGCAAATTCTTCCATACTTCACTCCTGAATGGACTGTATCAGCAAAGTTGTTAGGCGCTGATTTTGATAATGTCACTGATATTCCTTTGGTACTTGATAGTGTCGCTATTGATGATAGTTATGCTGCTGACTTTATTACAAGACGAGTCTTAATATTTACTCTTCGTTTTACTATGAAGTGTTACTTCTATGGACCAGTAACTGAGAGCAAGCTAATTAAATTAGTAGACGTAAGATTATATGCCAACCCAACTGCCAATAATGGCATTGTTACAACAACAATAAGACCAGGTCTAACAGCTGACGGGCAACCTACTTCTAATGCTGATCTTTCAGTAGCGTTAGCAATGATAGATGAAGATGATAATTATGGATTTATTGTGACTGTGGAAGATAATGCATGAGTGATAAAAAAATAGCACAATCTCTTGGAATGGATCCTTTAGTGGATCAACCTAATAAAGTAATTCTACCTCCTAAAAAAGTTCCAGAGAATAACGATTATGAATATGCTCGTCAGAATATGTACAATATTCTTGAACGAGGTACAGATGCTTTGGAAGAAATGCTTGAGATTGCCAAACAATCAGAGAGTGCTAGAGCGTTTGAAGTAGTAAGTAATCTTATTAAGACGCTTGCTGAGACTAACAAAGATCTATTAGATCTTGCTAAGAAGCAAAAAGATCTAGTCAAAGAAGAAGATGGTCCTCAAAAGACTGTCACTAACAACAATCTATTTGTAGGGTCATCTACAGAACTATTGAAAATGATTAAAAAGTCTTCAGAAACTGAGGAGTGATTTGTTATGATTGATCTAAGGCTTATTCAATCCATTAATTTGGATCTTTTCCCTGTACCTGTTACAGTTATTCAGCTTGGTGAACAAAGCCGGGAAATGAATAAAAAAATTATTGAAGCTATTATGGAAGAAAAAAATAATAGCGAATATAAAATTCTTCGTTCAGGTATTAATGTTTGGCAAAGCAAATACGATTTAGAAAAGCGTTATGATATTTTTGCTGCTCTAAAAGAGAGATTTTCAGAGCTAATTAAACCCGCATTAAATAGAGCAGGTTTTTCTAACGACATATCTTCTTATCTAGAAGTAGAAGAGTTCTGGGCAAACGTAGATGAAACATCTTACGGTTTTACTGCCCCTCATATTCATGGTGTAGGTAATACAGCGTATGCAGGTGTTTATTATCCTACAAGCGGTTTAAAAAACGGTAAGAGTATTTCAGAAGATGAAAATTTAAATACTCCTAAAGATATTTTAGAGGCATCTTCTAGACCTAAACCTGGCTCATTAGTTTTAATGGATCCAGGTATGAATACTAAATCACTAGTAATGCCTCATAGAGATGACTTTAGACGTTATCCTTATTATGGGTTGCCGTTTTGTATTACTCCAAGAGAGGGAACACTAGTTCTTTTTCCTGCATACTTAATGCACTACGTTTCACCAGTTGAGCAGGATGACTTTACAAGAATTAGTATAGCATTTAGTGTAAATATTAAGAGATGAACAATACAGATTTTTATCTTGGAAATAAAAACTTAAAACGATCTGACGTCAGGATCGAATTTACAAAAGAACAAATTCAAGAGTACATAAAGTGCGCTGAGGATGTAGAATACTTTTGTGAAAAATATGTTAAGATTGTTAGCGTAGATAGAGGTCTAGTCCCATTTAAACCTTTTGAATATCAGAAGAAGATGTTCAAGACGTTTGATGATAACCGCTTTACAATTTGTAAGATGCCTCGTCAGGTTGGTAAAACAACAGGCGTTGTAGGTTATCTACTCCATAAAGTTCTCTTTAACGAGAACTATAACATCGCTGTTCTAGCTAACAAACAACAACAGGCCAGAGAAATCTTATCCAGGGTTCAGTTAGCATACGAATGGCTACCAAAATGGCTGCAACAAGGAGTAGTAGAATGGAACAAAGGAAACTTAGAACTTGAAAACGGTTCAAAGATTCTTGCATCGTCTACATCCTCATCTGCTATTCGTGGACAATCCTATAACCTAATTTATCTAGACGAGTTTGCGTTCGTTCCTCGCAACATGCAAGATAGCTTCTTTGCATCGGTCTTCCCTACCATTACATCTGGTACATCATCTAAACTGCTCATAACATCTACACCTAACGGTATGAATCTATTTTATAAGATATGGATGGATAGCGTTAATGGTGAAAACAGTTATGCAAGAGTAGACGTTCACTGGTCAGACGTTCCAGGGAGAGATGAAGCCTGGAAAGAACTGATGATACGAAGCACATCAGTAGATCAGTTCAGACAAGAGTTTGAATGTGAGTTCTTAGGTTCATCTAACACTCTTATCCACCCATCTGTGTTATCTAGATTGGCATATGTACCTGCTTTAAGACAGCAGCATGGTGTAAAAATATACAAAGAGCCTATTAAAGGTCATGTCTATGCAATGTGTGTAGATGTATCTGAAGGATTAGGTTTAGATAGTAGCGCGTTCACTATTGTAGATAGTAGCGTAATGCCTTATGAGGTAGTAGCAACTTATAAAGATGCAAACATGAGTCAGCTTATGTTTCCTACCTTAATAGCATCGATAGCCAAATACTATAATGAAGCAGCCGTGTTAGTAGAAATTAATACTGGACAACAGGTCGTAACATTATTACAGCAAGATCTAGAGTACGAAAACGTTGTTATGACCAAAGTAAATGGCCGTAAAGGTATTAACATAGGTTTAGATGCTGGTAAGTCTAGATTTGGTATTAAAACTACTGCTGTTACTAAAAGAATAGGTTGTGCAAACTTAAAAACTATAATAGAAGCCGATAAAATTGTTCTTAATGATTATGATATTATACATGAGCTTTCTACATATGTGGTAGACAAGAACACATATAATGCAGAAGAAGGTTATCATGATGATCTTGTGATGTGCCTTGTTCTGTTTGCTTGGATGGTTAGTCAAAACTACTTTAAAGAAGCTTCTAACACTGACGTCAGACGTCAACTTGAACAGGAAGTAGAAGATGACTATACACCTTTCGGCATTATCGATGATGGAATGCCAGATGATTTTGAGAAACCTATGTCTCAAGATCAATTTGAGCGTTGGCTCCTAAACTAAGAAAATATAAATAAACAACAAGATATTGAACTGTTTTTATTATAAAGGAGAAACCAATGCCATTCCAAGTAAGCCCTGGTGTTAACGTATCAGAGATTGACTTAACTACCGTAGTGCCTGCTGTATCTACTACAGAAGGTGCAATTGGCGGTGTGTTTAAGTGGGGTCCAATCGAAGAGCGCGTGCTTATCTCTAACGAAGATGAGCTAGTTAGCGTATACGGTAAGCCAACATCAAACAATCACGAAACATTTTTCGTAGCTGCAAACTTCCTAGCATACGGCAACCAGCTATATGTATCAAGAGCAGCTGCAAATGCTTTCAATGCTGTAGCTAATACTGGTGAAGTAGCTAACACAACAGCTGATAATCTGTTAATCAAAGGTAGTATTGATTACCAAGCAACTAAATCAACTTATGAAACAGCTGCTTATGCTAACGTTCAGTTTGCTGCAAAGTATGCTGGTGTTCTGGGCAACTCACTAAAAATTTCAATTTGCGCTGATGCAGATGCTTATAGCAAAAATATCAAAGCATATAATGGATCAAACACAGATCTATCTACATCAAACACTTCAATTACATTCTCTGTAAACGTAGGTGAAAGATTTGCTAATATTGCTGTAACAAGCTTAGTAAACACAGCATTTGCTTCTGCAATTGCATCAGATATTGCTAGCCTTCTAAATGAAGGCGACTTAATTGAAGTAGGTGATTCAATAAGCGGCATTCAATATATGCATGTATCATCTATTGATCCGGTTTTCAATAACCTATCAGTACCATCTCCAACAAGCCAGTCTTATATTAGAGTCAATTTCTCTGATGCTTATAAGCAGAAAACTTCAGTAAGCAAGACACTTCTAGCTACTTCTGCTGATACCCTATTCAAGAGAAACTGGGAATACTTTAACCTAGTAGATGCTGCTCCTGGCATGTCAAACTATGTTGCTTCTCGTACTACCACTACAGTAAACGATGAAGTGCACGTAGTCGTTGTAGACAAGAACGGTGCATTTACAGGTGTTCCTAATCAGGTTCTTGAAGTGTGGTCAAACCTATCACGTGCTACTGATGCTAGAAGCGATCAAGGTAATTCAATTTACTACCGTGATGCTCTAAACAATAATTCACGTTATGTTTGGTCAACAAGAGATTATCTAGGAAGCTCTGCAACAAGTGATAACTTTGCAGCACTCAATATTTCTGGTCCAAAGCAGTTTACATTCGTAGATGGTCAAGATGGTGAAGATGAGAATACTATTGAAGTAGCAAAACTAGCTGCTGCTTACGATGTATTTAAGTCACCAGAAGATGTAGAAGTATCACTAATTCTTGCTGGTAAAGCAAGAGGTGGAATCGGAGAAGTTCTAGCAAACTATATCATTGATAATATCTGCGAAGTAAGAAAAGATTGTATCGCATTTATTTCTCCAGATATTAATGATACAGTTAACGTGCCTGGCAATGAACTCACAAACGTAACTGCATTTAGAAATCAGCTACGTTCTACATCTTATGCTGTTCTTGACTCTGGTTATAAGTATCAGTACGACAAGTATAACGATGTGTATCGTTGGGTTCCACTAAATGGTGATATTGCAGGTCTTTGCGTACGCACAGACAGTGTAAGAGATCCTTGGTTCTCACCAGCTGGCTTTAACCGTGGTAACATTAAGAACATTGTTAAGCTAGCATACAATCCAGATAAGGCTGACCGTGATGTTCTATACCGTGCTGGAGTAAATCCAGTAGTAACATTCATGGGTCAAGGAACAGTGCTTTATGGTGATAAAACACTTCTAGCTCGTCCTTCAGCATTTGACCGTATTAACGTACGTAGACTATTCATCGTACTTGAAAAGGCAATTGCAAAGTCTGCACAGTCTGCTCTCTTCGAATTCAATGATGACTTCACAAGAGCTGCATTCCGCAACTTGATCGAGCCTTATCTAAGAGATGTACAAGGACGTCGTGGCATTTATGACTTCAAGGTAGTTTGTGACACTACAAACAATACACCGGAAGTTATTGATCGCAACGAGTTCCGTGGCGACATCTATATTAAACCAGCCCGTTCAATCAATTTCATCCAGCTTAACTTCGTTGCAGTACGCACCGGCGTCGAGTTTGAAGAAATTGTTGGTCGCTTCTAAGGTAAAGGGAGGAAAGTAAAATGGCTTTCAACATTAATGACATTCGCTCCCAGCTTGCTTTTGGTGGCGCTAGACCAAGTCTATTCCAAGTAATCATCAGCAACCCAATCAATCCGGTTGCTGATATTAAAGTTCCTTTCCTATGTAAGGTAGCTCAAATTCCTAGCTCACAACTAGGTCTAATTGAAGTACCTTACTTTGGAAGAAAGCTTAAGATTGCTGGTGATAGAAGATATGATCCATGGACAGTCACAATCATCAACGATGAAGACTTCCAGGTCCGTAATGCTATGGAACAGTGGAATAACTTCATCAACTTGTATGAGCAAAACGTTACTGCTCTTCCAAATGGTGCACCTGGTTTCTACAAGTCCCAGGCTACTGTTACACAGTTTGGTAAAGCTGGTGAAGTTCTAAGAACATATCAGTTCAACGGAATCTATCCAGAATCTATCGCTCCAATTGATCTTGCTTGGGCTTCAGTAGATGAAATCGAAGAATTCCAAGTAACATTCCAGTATGACACTTTTGAAATTGTTGATGGTGTTACTGGTAACGCTGGTGGCGCTTAATAATTAAGGTTAGAGAGCTGCTATAAATACTACTAGCAGCTCTCTTTTCTTAAGGACATATTATGGTACAGCTTTTTGGTTTTGAAATTAAACGTAAAGATGAAGAAGAACCAGTTCAGTCGTTTGCTCCGGAAATAAAGGACGACGGCGCTGTTGTTGTAGCTGCTGGTGGAGCTTATGGTACTTTTGTCGATCTTGACGGTACTGCTCGCACAGAAGCAGAATTAGTTTCCAAATACAGAGAAATCTCATTACAACCAGAAATAGAACAAGCCGTTGATGATATCGTCAACGAAGCTATTGATACTGATGCTGATGAGATTGTAACTCTTAATACAGATAAGCTTGAATATTCTGAAAATGTTAAAGAAAGAATCAGAGAAGAGTTTGACCTGATTAAGGAACTTCTAAACTTTCAGAACGAAGCTTATGAACTTTTCAGACGTTGGTACATTGATGGTAGAATGTACTATCACGTTATTATTGACGAGAAGAACCCTCGTTTAGGTATCAAAGAGCTTCGTTATCTTGATCCTAGAAAGATTCGTAAAGTAAGAGAAATTAAGAAAGTTCCAAAAGGACCTATTACTGTTACTGAAACTAAAAGAGAATACTTTGTATATAATGATCGTAGCTATTTACCTGCCGGTGGTAATGCTGGCATGCCGATGGATAGTAACGTAACAAGCGGTATTCGTATTGCTACTGACTCCATCTTACATTGCACTTCTGGTTTAATGGATAAGAACAACATGCTTGTTTATTCTTATCTACAAAAAGCAATTAGACCTCTTAACCAGTTACGCACTCTAGAAGATGCAACGGTCATTTATCGTATCTCAAGAGCACCTGAACGTAGAATTTTCTATATTGATATTGGTAACCTGCCTAAGGTAAAGGCAGAACAATATCTAAGAGATATGATGGTTCGTCATAAGAATCGTCTCGTATATGATGCTACTACTGGTGAAGTGAGAGACGACCGTAAGTATATGACTATGCTTGAAGATTACTGGCTACCAAGAAGGGAAGGTAACCGTGGAACAGAAATCACCACTCTACCTGCAGGACAGAATCTTGGAGAACTTCAAGACGTTCAATACTTTCAACGAAAACTTTATCAAGCACTCAATGTTCCTATGTCTCGACTTGAACCTGGCAGTGCTGGCTTCAATCTTGGTAGGTCAGCTGAAATTAGCAGAGACGAAGTCAAGTTCACCAAGTTCGTGGGAAGACTACGTAGAAGATTCTCTCAGCTTTTCCTCAAGGCTCTTGAGAAGCAACTTGTGCTCAAAGGCATAGTTTCAGAGCAAGAATGGCCTGAGATTGCAAATAAGATTAACTTCGACTTCCAAATAGATAACCACTTTGAAGAGTTTAAGGAAGCAGAAGTATTACAGAATAGACTACAGCTTCTTAATCAAATGCAACCGTTTATCGGACGTTATTATTCAATGGAATGGGTTCGTAAGAACGTTCTTAAGATGTCAGATGAAGATATCGAAGAGATGGATACACAGATTAAAGAAGAACCTCCGCTTATGGCAGATGAGAATGGTAACTTTATACCACCTTCTCCACATGAACCGGTCATTAAGAGCTTTAGTAACAACAGTTCAAGTAGTTAAAAGATAAATATATTATTAGGATTTTGGAGAAAACCATGGAAAACGAAAACATTCAGGACATCCTAGCTTATGCTTGGAACGGCGATATGGAAAACTTGAAGGCTACTCTCGATACAGAGATGCAGGCCCGAGTAGCTGTTGAAGTAGATAATATGACTGCTGAAGTAGCTCAGAGTATTTTTAATCCTGAGGTTGAGCAAGAAGATATTACATCAGACGAGGAAGTAACAGATGAAGTCGTTTAAGGATTATATCCAAGAAGTAGCTCAGCCTCTATCTCAAGGCGAACGCAACTTTAAAGAATTACATGGTAGCTTAGAACCTACCAATAGAGATATGGTACCAGGTGTTACCGATCAAGATTTTCTATTCAAAGGCCATGCGCGTGCTATGGACCCTAAGACAGCTTCTTATGAAACTGAAGACGAAGCTATCAAGCAATATGATAAGAATCTACAGATTCATCCACAGACTACTGAAAATGATCTTAAGCAGATGGGTGAAGAGATAAAGGATCCGCTAAAATTTAAAAATTTTACACTTCCTCCTCAGCAAGGCGCTAAAAAAGGCGTAAAGGTCGGAGGCGAAGAGCAGGTTCATGTTGGTAAATATTCTGTTGCTGAAGATTATAAGCCGCCTGAGAGAGATATTGATTCTCATTTTAAAAAGCAATCTAAAAAGATGCAAGATGCTATTAACTTACATTTACGTAAAGGAAATAGCTATTGGGATTCTTATAGAAAAGCTAAAGTACATGTTAAAGAAGGTTGGGTTGCTCTTGGACCAGCTACAAAGCCAGGCGAAAAGCCTAAGTCACCTTTTAATAAATTAGGTAACCCAAACCCAGGTACTACAATTTATGGTGATCGTCCTGAACTTAAACCATCAGGAAGAAGCGATAACCGTAAGTCAGCTGCTTATGATAAGCAACGTATTGGTGAAGAAGTAGAGTTAGATGAAAAGACTCTCACTCCTGCTGAAATGAGAAAGCGTGAAGAAATAGTTAAAGCAATGAAGCGCAAAGGTGCTGATAAGTCATCTAGAACTTATGCTATTGCTACAGCAGCTGCCAAGCGAGTTGCAGAAGAAGTAGAAATGGATTATGAAGGCGAAATGGCTAAAGCAGAACTAAATGCTATTTGTGATAAGGCAGGTGTTCTAGCTGAAATGATGTCTGATGATATGCAGCTTGAAGCATGGTTACAGTCAAAGATCACAAAAGCCAAGTATATGATCGATTCAGTATATGATTATCTCATGTACAACGAGAAGATGGCTGATAAAGAAGAAGACGAAATGCCTTCACAGTCAAATGCTATGGCTTCTAACTATGGCTCTTTCCTAACACGTATGGGTGAAGAAGTAGAGTTACAAGAAAAAGTAACAGCCAGTGATTATAAAGTAGGTGCAGAAAAGTCTCAGTTTGGTGGTTATACTCCTTATGTAAAGCATAAGGCAAGAGGCACTACAATGTATAGCGGTGCTGCACAATATAAGAAAGTAGAACATGCTATGGGTCATGCACATGCTTATCTAAAAGGCTATTCAGAAGCCGGGGAGAATGGTGCTAACAGAGCTACTCGTCATTACGTAGAGAAGAATAAAGATCACCTATACAAAAAGGACGAGAAATGAGCGACGATATCTTAAACGAAGCTGATTATAGCGGCAAAGAAGGTAACAATCCTCAGTTTAATGATGATGTACCTGCTATGCTTAAAGACCTTAAGTCTAAAAAAGTATCTCATCCAGATATGCGCCGTACATATGGTGCTAGCTGGAAAAGATTAGAGCGTCATGCTATTAGAAAACATGGTGATAGATTTACTACAAAACATCTAATAGACGTTGCGCATGATCATATAGATCATCTAAAAAGTATGAAAGAAGAAACAGAGCAGCTTGACGAACTATCAAAGAAGACTCTAGGCAGCTATATTAAGAAATCTACAGAAAAAGTTCATAAGTCATCTTTTCTGGCTGCTAGAGATAAGCCAGAAAATGCTGCTAAGCATGGTATGGATGCCTATAAACGTATTGAAGGTATACGTAAAGCTACTGATCGTCTAACTAAAGAAGATCATGATATTGATGAAGCTATGAGTTTATCTCAATCTAGTGCTGCGAAGAAAATTATAGGTGATGTAGCTAAAAAAACACCTACCGGTAAAGTACCTTTCCAGTCTATCGTTTATACAAAATCTGGTAAACAGGTTACTCATGGATATCATGATTCAGAAGGTAACAAAGTTGTAACCAAAGTTACTAAAGAAGAGATAGAGTTAGATGAGGCTCGTCGCGGTCGTCCTCGCAAAGATGGTTCAAAGCCAGAAGGTGAAGAAGATGGTGGTCGTGATCATATCATCATGCAACTACGTAAGGTAGTTAACCTTCGTGGTCAGAAGAAGGTAGAGTTCAACGATGACTCTAAGCATGATATTGATGTTGCACACGCTAAGAAAGCATTAGCACGTCATGACTCAATGCATAAGGCTGCTGATAAGCAAGACTATGCTAACAAGCTTGCTAAGTCACACGCTTCATTTAAACAGACAGTAAGTGAAGCTGCTGATCCATCAACAATGAGATCAGATAGAGGCGATGTAAAAGCTGGTACTATGATGGGTGCTGATGGTCGAGTTAAAGTATTTAAGCATAGAGAGCCTCGTAAGCCTATTAAAGTAGGTCAAGTGCCAAAGTATGCCAACGAAGAAGTAGAAGTATATGAGATGGACTTTGAAGAGCTAGATGAAGCTCTAAAAGGCAATCAACATAAAATCGACGCCAATAAAAATGGTAAAGTTGACTCACATGACTTTAAACTTCTAAGAGCTAAAAAGCATATTAAAGAAGCTCTTAAAGGTGCACAGCATAAGCTAGATGCTAATAAGAATAAGAGAATTGATTCTCATGATTTTGAGCTTCTTCGTAAGAAGAAAGAAATGAAAGAAACCTCTGAAGAAGAATCCCTAAATAAACTATATGAAAGTTTATCTGAAGATAATAGAGAGAAGTTTCTTCGTACTTTAGAGACAGATGAAGGTAAAGAAGCTCTTCTAAGATTTGCCAGGGAGCAAGGATTCTAATGTCAAGCGTATACAAATTCAGAGGACCTGAGATTTCTATTGCTTCTGCTAACACAGTAAGCTTAGCAAATCTTGTAAGAGTTTATAACTCAGGATCAGCTGCTATTCTTAATATGGCTTATGCTAACGGTCAGATTTATGCTAACTGCACTGTAGCTCAATATGAGTCTATTACAATTGAGAAAGCAACAACTGATACTCTAACCGGTGCCAATATGAGAGGCGCCCCTATTGCTTATAGGAACTAAGATGAAACTCATCACAGAAGTAACAGAAGAAGTTAGATATATTGCTGAAGAAGGTACTGAAGGTAAAGGTAAAAGCCTTTACATCGAAGGTATCTTTCTACAAGGCGGTATCACTAACAGAAATGGTCGTAGATATCCTACGCAGACTCTTGCTAAAGAAGTAGCAAGATATCATGCTGAGCAGATCGATAAGGGTCGTGCTTATGGTGAATTAGGACATCCATCAGGACCTACAATCAATCTAGAACGTGTTTGCATGATGATTAAATCACTTAAGCAAGAGGGTGATAACTTTATTGGCCGTGCTAAAATCATGGATACTCCATACGGTAATATCGTTAAAAATCTCATGAACGAAGGCGCACGTCTAGGTGTTTCTTCTCGCGGTATGGGTTCTATTAGAGAAGTAAACGGTATTAATGAAGTACAGGATGATTTTTTCCTAGCTACAGCAGCTGATATCGTAGCCGATCCTTCAGCACCAGATGCCTTTGTAAATGGTATTATGGAAGGTGTGGAGTGGGTATGGGATAACGGTGTTCTCAAAGCTCAGCAGTTAGAAAAAGCTAAGAAGCATTTAAACGAATCTGCTAAAAAGGTCTCTAAACATGAGTTAGAAGAGGCTAAGGTTCGCGTATTCCAACATTTCCTATCAAAACTATAAATACCATAAATATATTACAAATATCCTTAAGGAGAAGATAATGTCTGATAACGAACTAAATCAAGAAGTGGTTGACGAAGGCACTGAGATTGTAACAGAAGGTAATGCTGATACAATCGCTGCTAAGCCAACCGGCATTTCACGTTCAGATCTGATTTCAAAGATGGTTGCTTATGCATCTAAGATGGATAAGGAATCTCTAGCTCAGGCTGTTGAGACAATCACAAAGTCACCAGATGAAATCTACAACACAGTTGCAGACAATACAACAGGTGATGCTTCAGGTAAGAACAAGGCTTCTATCAAGTCATCAGGCGCCAAGGGCGATGCAATGGCTTCAGTTAAGGAAGATCTTGGTCTACTATTTGGCGACTCAACAGATCTATCTGAAGAGTTTCGTATGAAGACAGAAGCTCTATTTGAAGCAGCTGTCTCAACAAGAGTTAATATGGAAATTGCAAGACTCGAAGAAGAATATGAAGAAAAGCTTAACGAGTCTGTTGAAGAAGTTAAGAATGATATGGTTGAGAATATCGACCGTTATCTTAACGTTGCAGTGGCAGAATGGGTTGCAGAGAACAAGCTAGCAGTTAAGAGCAGCATCCGTACACAGATGGCTGAATCTTTCCTAACAGGTATGAAGTCTCTGTTTGAAGAACACTATGTTTCAATTCCTGAAGAACAAGCTGATGTTGTTGAATCTCTAACTGATCGTCTAGAAGCTCTAGAAGCTGCATTAGAAGAGTCAACCTCAGCTGCTGTAGAACTAGCTAAGGCTCTTAACGAGAAAGAAGTTAAGGAAGTAGCTGATTCACTATCTGAAGGAATGACAGATACTCAGAAGGATAAGTTTACTAAGCTTCTAGAAGCTACAAGCTATTCTTCTGCAGAAGAATTCCGTAAGAAAGCTTCTATCATCAAAGAAACATACTTCAATGGCAAGCCAGAAGTAAAGGTTGTTGAAGATCAGCTTATTACAGAAAGTGTTGAAGAAGAGCCAGCTGAAAAGCCAGCCGGTTATCAGAACCCAGAGATGGCTGCTTACGTCGCTTCTCTATCAAGATCAATCAAAAGATAAGTTTTAATAAATACTATTACAACTCTAAAAGGAGAAACCAATGAATAGTCTTAATGAAGAGTTAATTGCTAAGTGGAAGCCAGTTCTTGAGCATCCTGAACTCAACGAGATCAAGGATCCTCATCGCCGTAACGTCACTGCTGTTCTTCTTGAGAACACAGAGAAGGCGATCCGTGAACAGGCAGCTTTCAATCCTCAGTCACTTCTAACCGAAACACCAACTAACGCAGCTGGTACAGGCGGTTATTCTTCAGCTGGTGGAACAGGCGTTGCTGGTTACGACCCAATCCTAATTTCACTAATTCGTCGTTCAATGCCTAACCTAATTGCTTATGATCTCTGCGGCGTTCAGCCAATGACAGGTCCAACAGGCCTAATCTTCGCAATGCGTTCACAGTATGCTAACAGCACTGCAAAAGGCGCTGAAACATTCTATGACGAAGTTAACACTGAAGCTTCAACAATTCGCGCTGGTACAAACGCAATTGGTGAAAAGCAAACAGGTACAGCTCCAGCTGGTTCAGCTGCATCATACAACTTCGCTGGTGGTATGACAACTGCTGATTCTGAAGCTCTTGGTTCAAGCCAAGTGTTCCCAGAAATGGCATTCAGCATTGATAAGGTTTCTGTAACAGCTCGTTCACGTGCTCTAAAAGCTGAGTACACAATGGAACTAGCACAGGACCTAAAGGCAATCCATGGTCTAGATGCTGAAACAGAACTAGCCAACATCCTTCAGTCAGAAATTCTAGCTGAAATCAACCGTGAAGTAGTTCGTACAATCAACCTATCAGCTGTAACAGGTGCTCAGGAAGGCACAACAACTGCAGGTACATTCGACCTAGATACAGACTCAAACGGCCGTTGGTCAGTTGAAAAGTTCAAGGGCCTAATGTTCCAGGTAGAGCGTGAAGCTAACAAAGTTGCCAAGGACACACGTCGTGGTAAAGCTAACCTAATCATCTGTTCATCAGACGTTGCTTCAGCACTTCAGATGGCTGGTGTTCTAGATTACACACCTGCTCTAAACAGCAACAATCTACAGGTTGACGACACAGGCAACACTTTCGCTGGTGTTCTAAATGGTCGCTTCCGCGTTTACATTGACCCATATACAACTGGCAACTACATGACAGTTGGCTATAAGGGCGCCAATGCATTCGACGCTGGTATCTTCTACTGCCCATATGTACCACTACAGATGGTTCGTGCAGTTGGTCAAGATACATTCCAGCCAAAGATTGGTTTCAAAACTCGTTACGGAATGGTAGCAAATCCATTTGCTCGTTCAGTAGTAGGTACACCAAACCTATCAGACGGCTCAATCACTGTAAACTCAAACGCTTATTATCGTCGCGTTCAAGTTGCAAACATTATGTAATGTTTAAGCAGGCTCGACCTGCGTGCTCGAAAGAGCTGACTAAGGGGGCTTCGGCCCCCTTTTTTTTATAGACGCTGTTCGTCTACGTTCTCTTCTTGTTCCCAAAAGCGCATATGAAATACTTTAGCTTCAATAAGATCATTAAGAAGCTTTCTTGGGTAGCCTTCTTCGACTAACCACTGATGTATCTCATCTTGACGTTCTCTTGGAAGCACTTTAGGAAATCCATACTTCCATCCTTCAGGTGGATCAACAATAATTACTTTAGCCATTCATAGCCTCCTGAATATGTCTACACGTTCTACGGAATTGAAATCCGCTACAAGAACAGTTATTACCTTTATCTGATAGTTCTACTGTATAGACATTACCTTTAGAACCATTAATCTGTACTACACGTACAACAGGTTTAAGAGTAATAGTTTCTTCACCATCTAGAGTAATAATATCTTCTTTAGCAATAATACGCATACGAAACTTGCCTGACTCATTAGTAGTCATAGCAATAGCGTCGTACGGAACCCAAGAAGGAGTAGCTACTAGCTCTCCAACATAGGTATACGTATCTTTACCAAATGTATTATGCTTAGTGGGATTACGAATAGTTACCTGCATAGGATGGTACCTCGTCAATCATATTAGCTAATTCAGCATGAGGTATTATACCAGGTATTAGATTTTTATGCCAGGCTTGAAGAAAGTTATAGAGGTGTGCATAGTTTTTACCAGATAGTGTAATATCGGTAGTACCATCTGGTTTAGCTGTATAGTTTTCAATTGTTAAACCAAACTCAAGAGTTTGATCCACGAAGGCTCTCGCCTTCGTGATCTTTGTTTTAACAGTAACTGTAGTAGCGAATCTCTTGCTCATACTATTACTTATGCTGCTGCAAGGTTGCAGAACTCGCCAGGTTCTAAACCATAACAACGCCATACCACATTTCCATCTTGACAGAATTTAGGAGCTGCTCCTAAAACTTGTTCATAGATGAGAAGCGAGTCAGGCCCTTGAGTGTCAGGAGAGTCACCCATTTCTTCTGCTAGAGCGTTAAGCTCTAAGGCTTCATCGGTAACACCCCAATCACGCTGACGGAAAGCGTTTGCTGCAGAAACTGCTTCGTTTAAAGTAGCATATACTCCGAGCAGGTATTCGCCTTCGTATTCGATACCTTCGTTGAGAACATAAACACGCATCTTACTTCTCCTCGTTATTGAGAATCTCTTTAGAGATGGTATTGAGAACAATCATCATAGCAGTTGTAGCTGCCATCTCTCCGTCCGGACCAAGCCGACGGAAGACTTCGAACGCGTAGTCGACAGCATCCTTAACTGTATTGCGATCTGCAAACAGTTTATGACGAATGCTCAATGCGAGTTCTTGATTAGTCATTGTTTTTTCCTCAGTCGAAGTAAACGGTCATTGCACGGTCTTTGCCGTACGAGATATTCATATAGGTATCACACTTGTCGAGAAAGTTACCACTTTCAGTAACATGTGCTTCGAAGTTATAATTCTCGGCCATTTTTATAAAACGTGCAAGCCGTTTTTCAAACATCGGCTCACCTCGTCTAACATACTCGCCTGCACAACCACAGCGGCAGATACGATCACGGCCGAGATAGATCTGAGTAACATCTTCAGCTTTGAACTTAGACATCTTGATCATCCTTAACATCACATATCTGATTATAGCGAGCTTCGTAATAAGTGCAACTTAGAAACTCACCACTTTCAGATCCTTTACAGGTATCATTTCACGGTCATGTCGAACGATGATGCGGCGATTCTTCAGATCAATTTCTATGAAACCGTCATCCATCAGAATCTGCATAGGAGCACGATCCTTAAGTCTCGTAAAGTAGTCTTCGACGTCATAGTTGTTGCTCAGAATACGGACGTAGTCTGCTTTATTGGGTTTTCCCCTACCACGGAAACGAGCAACAAAGTTTCCCGTGTACGTGAGATAACCACCGTGATATTCGAAAAGCTTTTTATCGAAGCGAGTCATCTATATCTCCTCAGAAGAAGTTTTCTACGATGATGATAGGAATGAGGGAAATGATGATTGATAGGATAGGGTGGTTATAGATGAAGTTAAACATTTCGTATCTCCTTACCATACACATATAATAGCCTTTAATGAAAAATTGTGCAACTCTGTAAATCATTGAAATCATTGAACTTTTAAAAAAAGTGCACTTTTCTATAACTCATTGATATTATTGTACTTTTTTAACCTATTGAAATCATTGATGTTTTTCTATGCAGAAACCACTGTTTCTATGCTAAACCCTTGTGTTTCTTAGTGAAAAAATAAAGGTTGCATTAATAACTAAGCTAGCTATAATCATATTTGTGATGATCAAACAAAGGTACTTAGATATGACTGACAACTGGAACGAAGAAGATATGGAATGGTACAGCCGTTGGCTTAATAACCAAGCTAAGGCTACAATGGTAGCGTACTTGTTTGGTGCAACGCTCGAGCGTACTTATGAATTTGTACGTGAGATTATTCAGGACGAGATCGACGAAGATTATGTCCGTATGATCTATACGGAAGCTTCAAGTCAGACTCCTGAAGTTGTGATGTTGCATTAATTCTCGAAATAGCATACATTGATCAAGTGAACAGACATACAGAAAGGAACTCTACAATGTCTAAGATTCTTCACGCCTCTAAGATCGTTGAGTCCAATCCTGAGCTCAACAAGAAAGACCTCGTTGCTCTTATTGAGAAAGAGCTCGGAGTGACTAAGGCTAATGCTCGCGTTTATCTCTATAATGTAGGTAAGCGTAAGGAAAAGCCTGCTAAGAATATGCACGCTGCATCCAACAAGTTAATCTCGGATGCTATCAAGCGTGATCCTTCTCTTGGTAAGGTTAAGCGTTCTAAGGACTCTAAAGTTCTTGAGCCCGTTGCAACAGCAGCGTAAAGCAGCTATATATGGAGACAGCTTTGGCTGTCTCTTCACGGGTGCATCAGGGTTGACCACCACAACCTCCTTGACCTTGGTGCATCTCTGTAGAGACAGTTCGGGTGATTAGCTCAGTGGTAGTAGCGTCTGCTTTACACGCAGAATGTCGGGAGTTCGACCCTCTCATCACCCACCATCTAGAAGCAACATGTTTGTCCGAGTGTTGTGGATTTACGCTGTTAAATGGTACAGCATCGGACTCCATTATAACTGATGAACACTAGGCTATCATACCGATTCACCGAAATCGTGACAACAGGCAAAGGTGGCGGGTACCACCGATGCAGGATGGGAAACCCTCTAGTGTTCTTCTGTTATAATGGGAAAGTGTCCCGAGCGGCAAAGGGGGAGGACTGTAAATCCTTTGGCTAAGCCTTCGTAGGTTCGAGTCCTACCTTTCCCACCATTGGAGTATAGCTCAGTTGGTAGAGCAAACGCTTGATAAGCGTTAGGTCACTGGTTCGAGCCCAGTTACTCCAACCAAAATATGGTTCGGTAGCTCAACTGAATAGAGCATCGGAATACGACTCCGAAGGTTGAGGGTTTGAATCCTTCCCGAACCTCCATATATGGGCGTGGGTGTTGGTACACAGGGAGAGCTTATACCTCTTCTAGCGGCAGATTACCGTTCTCGACAGGGTTCGAATCCTTGCACGCCCACCATACTATGCTGTCTTGGTGTAAAGGTAGCACACGAGTTTGTGGCACTCGTAGCACTGGATCGTTACCAGTAGACAGTACCATAGGTGTACCGTAAGACACAACGCTACTGAAGTGACTGGTCATCACGGGTAGGGTAGCTGGAAGACTTACGCTCTCTGGTGTTGGAAATTGACCGCCAACATTCGTAAGTTAGAGAGGCGCTGTAGCCGAGCAGCAGGCAACCGTAGGAGATACGGATCGGTACTAATTAGTCCTTACACTCATTGGGACTTTAATGTTTATGTGTATGTTATACACAGAGTCCCAATGAGCATAATGATTTTGGCCTGGTAGTTCAGTTGGTTAGAGCACTAGCCTGTCACGCTAGAAGTCGCCGGTTCGAGCCCGGTCCAGGTCGCCATTATTATCTGTATAGCGTATAATATGTGAGTGAAAGGAACACACTATGTATGAACCTCATTTTATCTATACAGTAAAGGTTTCCAAGGGCAAGCTTGTGCTCTTGAACAAGAAGTTCGATAGCTATATCCAAGCTATGGACTATTGTGACTTTGTAGAAGATCGTTACGGTAAGAAACTGTTTAAGATCGAGTTTACTACAAAGCGCAAGAAAGTTGCCTAATTTTAGTAGGTATACTACTATTAGGTGTGAAATAATTCACAATCTTAACAATGAAAAGGTGATATACATGACTAACGAAACTCAGACTACTCGCGTTCTTGAAGCTTTCATGAACGGTGACAACCTCACTTCTAAGCAGATTTCTGCTCGTTTCAATATTGCTAATCCTCGCGCAGTTGTCCATCAGCTTCGTGAACAGGGTTATGCAATCTATCTCAACAAGCATCGCGATACGAAGGGCCGTGAGACGATGAAGTATCGTCTTGGTACTCCTTCGCGTAAGCTTATTGCCGCTGGCTATGCTGCACTCGGTGCAGAAGGCTTCAGCCGCTAAGCTATATACTGGAGAGCCTTCGGGCTCTCCTTTCACGGATACACTACGGCCCACAGTGCGGACCTATGTAAGGGGTGTGAATGTGAAAATAAACCGTAATAATATCACCAGTATAGTGTATCCTTGTAAGGAGAGTACGATGATTAAAGCAATTCTTCTAGCTACAGGTATTATAGCATTTGCTTCTACAGTAGCGGAAGCTCAGCAACGTCAATATAACCGAGGTGGTTATTCACAAAACTACCGCGGTGGTAATTATTATCGTAATAATGGAAACCGTTATGTCCAAAATAACTTTTACGGTAATCGCGGCTATTATGGTGGTGGTAACGGTGCTGCTTGGGCTGCTGGCATTGGAGGTTTAGCAGTAGGAGCTATTTTAGGTAGCGCATTATCTCAACCAACATATGCATATCCAGCTCCTGTTTACCCAGTAGCGCCTGTTGCTACTTCTTGTTTTAGACAGTATGTAACACTAGCTAATGGTCAAACAATTTTAGCTACTGTGTGTCCTTAATTTAAATTACATTGAGTAAAGGCCGGCTTATGCCGGCTTTTTTTATGGATAAATACCTTATATGGTATTATTATAAGAGATCAGAATGCCTATACTGCACAATCAACCAGACAATATTAACTTCTTATCTCCATTAGGATTTAAGTTTACGCTCACGCGTGCTCCTAACTTGAACTTTTTTGCAACAGATGTTAATATACCATCTATCACTTTAGGTTTCATTGAATTGCCTACACCGTTCAAAATCATTGAACTACCTGGTGATAAGCTTGACTTTGGTGATCTCATGGTTACATTTAGAGTAGATGAAGACTTTGCTAATTACTTTGAAATATATAACTGGATTAGAGCACTAGGTTTTCCTGATGAGTTTGGTCAGTATAAAAAGATAAGAGATTCTAATCCTGGTGAAAAGGATACTATCTATTCCGATGCTACTCTTACCGTTATGAATAGTGCAATGATACCTAATATTGAAGTACGCTTTCAGGATCTGTTTCCAGTATCTATTAGTGATATAAACTTTACTGCAACAGATACATCAGTTAACTATGTAACTAATACAGCATCGTTTAAGTTTAAAAAATTTGACGTCGTGAAAATCTAACCTTAAAAGGTTTTGTTATGAAGCTTGATGAAATCCATGCATTGTGGGATGAAGACTGTAATATTGACCGTACTGAACTTGGTGAAGAGTCTCTTCGCATACCTAAGCTACATAGTAAGTATTTGCAAATTTATTCCACAGAGCGCTTACAGTTACGTAGACTAGAAGAAGAACGTAAAGAGCTAGTAAAGCTTAAACATGATTATTATCGCGGCGTGTTGCCGGAAGAGGATTTAAAAGCAAATGGTTGGACGCCTTTTCAGTTATCTGTACTCAAGTCCGATGTACCGCTCTACCTTGATGCAGACCAGGATCTCATCAAACTCAATCTTAAAATTTCTGTTCAACAGGAAAAAGTAGATACATTGGAAGCGATTGTTCGTTCTATCAGTAATCGAGGTTACTTGATAAAGAATGCAATCGAGTATGAAAAGTTTAAAGTTGGCGCGTGATATAGTTCATCTCAGAAAAATTAATGAAGTATTCTTACAGGTACAAGCAGAGCCTTCCATACTGCAAGAGCTATCCGACCAGCTGACATTCTTAGTACCAGGCGCAAAATTTATGCCTGCAGTACGAAACAAATATTGGGATGGTAAAATAAGACTCCTGAATACTATGACAGGATTGACTTATGTTGGTCTTGTTCATTTTATTCGGGAGTTTTGTTATCAGCGTAACTATCAGTTATCGTTAGATGATAACTTAGTTATTGCAACAGATGATACTCCTCCTAAGCTACCAAAAAGTCTTACAAAAGAACCTCGTGATTATCAGCTTGCTGCTCTTAAGAAAGCTGTTGATGCTACCAGAGGTATTTTTCTTTCACCTACTGCATCAGGTAAGAGTCTTATCATTTATCTCATCTCATGCTTTTATAAAAAGAAAACTCTTATCATAGTACCAACTGTATCACTTGTGATGCAGATGAAAAAAGACTTTGAGGATTATGCAGGTAAAGCTCTAGACATTTACTGCATTACAGCTGGTGTCGATAAAGTATCAGACAGCCCTATTGTAATTAGTACATGGCAGTCTATCTACAAAATGCCAAAGAACTGGTTCAAACAGTTCGATGTAGTCATAGGCGATGAAGTGCATATCTTTAAAGCAACGTCGCTCAAGTCTATTATGGAAAAGCTCGAAGACTGTAAGTATCGTTTTGGATTTACAGGTACACTAGATGGTTCACTGACTAATAGAGTGACGCTCGAAGGACTATTTGGACCGGTACAACAAGTTACAACTACTTCTGAGCTCATGGAACAGAATCATGTTGCCACTTTGAAAATAAAAGCTATAATACTACAGTACAATCAAGATATAAGAAAACAAGCTAAAGACTTTACGTACCAAGATGAGATTGACTTCCTTGTTAGATATGAACCTCGTAACAAATTTATCCGTAATCTTGCTCTTAATCTTAACGGTAATACATTGGTTTTATTTCAATACGTAGAAAAGCATGGTAAGCTACTCTATGATATGATGAGAGATAAAGATGAAAAGCGTAAAATACTTTTTATTCATGGTGGTGTAGATGCAGAAGATAGAGAGTCAGTCAGAGCAATTGTTGAGAAAGAAAATGACGCAATTATTATTGCCTCTTATGGTACTTTCTCCACAGGTATTAACATACGTAATTTACATAATGTTGTGTTTAGTTCTCCAACTAAAAGTCGCGTAAGAACTTTACAGTCTATTGGACGTGGTCTAAGAATATCAGAAACAAAAGATGCAGTAACAGTATACGATATTGCTGACGATCTCAAATATAAAACGCGTATGAACTTTACACTACAGCATTTTGCTGAGAGACTAAATATCTACAATAGCGAGAATTTTGAATACAAGATTCATAATACGGAGATTTAGTATGAGCAACGTTGTTATGATATCTGTAAATTCAAGCTACCCGGTCATCGGTAAAAAAATAGAAGAGGATGATTTTATTATTATCCTCGAATATCCTATTTCTATTTTTAAAGATAATCCAAACGTATATACAACACAATATATGCCTTTCGCTGACGGTGGTCTAGTATCTTTCTTTAAAAATAATATTATCAGTGTAGCTAACGTTCAAGAAAATATTGAGAAGTACTACCAAAAAGCTGTTGATTATTATAAAACAACTAAACCAGTTACGTATGAGATGCATAACGGTGATGAACCAGAAGATGAAGCTACAGCAGAATTAATAGAGTCAGTAATATCAAAACTAACTAAAACTCTACATTAGTGCTTGCAATTATTCTAATAACATATTAGTATTATAATTATATTTCGCATTTAGGTAATTGTAATGAGCACTAAAACTGGTAAACACTATATCGATAATAAAAAATTCTATACTGCTATAATTCATCATAAGCAGGCAGTAGAAGCTGCACGTGCAGCTGGTAAAGAAGAGCCTCGCATCCCAGCTTATATTGGTGAATGTCTTTTTAAAATTGCTACACGCCTATCTCTTAAACCAAACTTTATTAGTTATACGTTTAGAGACGAGATGATATCAGACGGACTAGAAAACTGTATCAACTATCTTAATAATTTTGATCCAGAAAAGTCTGATAATCCTTTTGCCTACTTCACACAAATTATCTGGTTTGCTTTCTTACGTCGAATAGACAAAGAGAAAAAACATCTCTATGTTAAACAAAAGACGTTGGAAAATTTTTATTTTGAAGGTATACTAGCAGAACAAGCTTTTGATGATGAAAAGAGTGTATCGGTCAATCTAGATAACGAGTATATGAAAAATCTAGTTGAATCTTACGATAAGAAGCAAGCAGAGAAACAAAGAAAGAATAAAGCAAAAAAAGTTGGAGTGGAGAAGTTCTACGATGAACAAGAATAGAATGCATATGATTCCCCAAGTTATTATTGACTGCGCTGAGAACTTTGTTAATACAAAGAATGAAAATTCGCGTGTTGCTTACGAGACTAGACTTATTGCTATTAAAGAGTATTGTGACTTTATGCTTAAGCAACGTTCTAGCATTACTGATACATTTGGTAATAAGAGAAGCCGTAAATGAAAATTGCACTCATTACTGATACGCACTGGGGAGTCCGAAACGACTCTCCGGTGATGCATAATTATATGAAAAGGTTTCTGGATAATGTCTTCTTTCCTCAATTGGATGCTAATGATGTGGAGTATATTATCCATCTTGGTGATTTGGTTGATCGCCGTAAGTTCATTAATTATAGCACTGCGTCACGTCTTCGAAAAGATTTTTTAGATCCAATTGCTCATTCAGGAAGACATTTATACATTATTGCTGGTAATCACGACACATATTATAAAAACACAAATGAGCTCAACTCTCTTCGTGAAATATTGTGGGGCTACAATAATGTTTTTATATATGATAATGAACCTGATATTATTGAATTTGATGATTTAAAAATTCTTATGCTTCCTTGGATATGCGCAGAAAATAAAGACATATGCATGAAAGCAATTGAGAAAACTGATGCTCCTATTTTAATGGGTCATCTTGAACTTAACGGCTTTGAGATGTATAGAGGACATATTAATGACCATGGTGACGATCCGAAACTATTTGATAAGTTCGATATTGTCTGTTCTGGCCACTACCACACTCGCAGTAATAATGGTAACATTTATTATCTTGGGACTCCTTGCGAGTACACTTGGTCTGATTACAACGACCCTAAAGGCTTTCATATCTTGGATACTGAGACCAGACAGTTACAGTTTATTCCTAATCCTGATACTCTTTTTGTTAAGCATCATTATGATGACTTAAATAAAGAGATGGATGATGTGCTTTTATTCGACGATAAAGACTTTAAGGGTAAATACGTTAAGGTTATTATCCGAAACAAGACTAATCCGTATTGGTTCGATACTGTAATTGATCGTATGGAAAAGATTGGTGTAGCTGATCTACAAGTAGTTGAAGATCACTTCCATCTCGATCTTGAAGAAGATTCTGATATTGTAAACGAAGCAGAAGATACTATGACTATTCTTCGTAAGTTTATTACAGGTCTTCAGTTTAATACGGATAAGAAAAGAGTTGAAAACATTATTCAAAACCTCTATATTGAAGCACAGGCCATTGAGTAATATTGCATGATTTTGTTTAATACCATTCGTTGGAAGAACTTTCTATCTACAGGAAATAGCTTTACTGAGATTAATCTCAATAAAGCTCCTACGACTCTAATTGTTGGTGAGAATGGTGCAGGGAAGTCAACTATGCTTGACGCCCTTTCTTTTGTTCTCTATAATAAGCCATTTCGTAAGATCAATAAGCCCCAGCTACTCAATTCGATTAACAAAAAAGATCTTCGGGTCGAGATTGAGTTTAGTATTGGGCCAGGCAAATATAAGATCATTCGTGGTCTTAAGCCTGCTGTATTTGAAGTTTACCAGAACGGTAAATTACTTAACCAGGATGCTGACAGTAAAGACTATCAGGAGGTTCTCGAGAAGCAAATTCTCAAACTGAATCATAAGTCTTTCTGTCAGGTTGTGGTGCTTGGTAGCGCGTCTTTTGTTCCTTTCATGCAGCTATCAGCACAGAATCGTCGAGAAGTTATTGAAGACCTTTTGGATATTCAAATCTTCTCGACGATGAACTCTTTGCTTAAACAGAAGATAAACGATAACAGCAGCACGCTGATGAAGGTCGAATATGATTATGATTTGGTCTCCGAAAAAATTAAGATGCAACAAGCACACATCGATGCAATGCAGAAAAATACCGAAGAGCAGATCGCCAAGCTTAAATCCGATTTATCCGATTACACCCAGCAGATCGACAGTGAAAAGGCTCTTGCTGACGAAAAGGATAGGGCTATACAATCTCTCCAGATCACAATTAGCGATAAAGAGTTGGTTGAAAAGAAACATGAAAAGCTTAAAGACCTCGAACGTCAACTCAAAGACAAAATTAAAAAGATACAAAACGAAACAGAGTTCTTCTCCTCTCACGATAACTGCCCTACGTGCAAACAAACTATTGATGATAGATTTAAGTGTGAAACATTATTGGAGAAAGAAAATCAGAGTCGAGAAGTATCAGACGGTATCGAAAAACTCCAGCAGGAGATTAAGGCTATCGTGGATAGAATCAGTGAGATATCTCAGATCACTTCTCAAATAACTGATTTGAATATTGAGAAAATTACTCATCATAACAGCGTGCAAGGCTTAATGAAGCAATGTAAAAAGATTGCTACAGAGATTGAAGAACTACAGAAGAAGTCTGATGATTACGCTATCAACGATGATATGATGAAAGAGCTTGACGATAAGCTTAACTCACTTTCAAACGAGAAGGCAGAACTGCTTCGTGATAAAGATGCATTACAAGTCGCTTCTATTATCCTAAAAGATACTGGCATTAAGGCTCGTATTATTAAGCAGTATGTACCTGTTATTAATAAACTAATTAACAAGTATTTGGCTGCAATGGACTTCTTCGTTAACTTTGAACTGGATGAGAACTTCAATGAAACTATCAAGTCGAGATTTAGAGACGAATTCTCGTATGCCTCTTTCTCAGAGGGTGAAAAGATGCGTATTAACTTGGCTATACTTTTCACCTGGCGAGCTGTTGCTAAGCTTCGCAATAGCGCTAGCACTAACCTTCTTATCATGGACGAAGTATTGGACGGTTCATTAGACTCAAATGGTACAGATGAGTTCCTAAAGATCCTAAACAACTTGACTATTGATACAAATACCTTTATAATTAGTCACAAAGTTGATACTATGTATGATAAGTTTGCAAACGTAATCAAGTTTGAAAAACACAAAAACTTTTCGAGGATGGCAGCATGAGTAGAGATTACGAAAGAGGTTATAGTGACGGCTTTGAAGCCGGCTTTAAAATGGCCGAACGTTTTCATAATAATAAAATAACCGAACATAAGCAAGTTATCGCTCCTGATTATAAATGTATTAAGTGTGGTAAAGTTTTTGAAGCAAATAAAGTATATAATTTTGTTTGTGCACATCCACAATGTCCATCTATAATGACATGTCTTACCTCAACAACAATGGGTGCAGTAGGATCATCAGAATATCCAACAACACCACCAGGCGCAGTAGGAGCAGCAGGACCTGTATGAGTAATTTTGAAGAAGAATATAGAAACTGGCACACACGTCTTTCATATATTAAGTCAGCAGCTCGTATTGGTGGTTGTGTAGGAGTAATTTTTATTACCCATGCTACTCTACTACCAGTAACTATTTTAGCAACATCATTTTTAGTAGCAGAAATTATTGGTATAGCAGAGGAATGGGTATAATGACTGATATCGATAAAAAAACCGGCTTTAGAGTGGGCGATTATTTTGTTTCGTTTCCTGAAGATGAATTTATTAAAGAAGATCCAGAAACAGGCGGTATGTATGTGCTTGTAGATATATTCAGACTCGACCGTGATAATAATGCGTTCAGAGTTGAACAAAGTGATATAACACCAGAGATTGAACATCTTGTCAATACAGAAATTAATAAAATGTTGACAGCAGCAATAGCCGAGCTTGAGAAGGCAGATAAATAGTTTACCAGTGCCCTTCCACTGGTCAACCAAAACTAGGAGCAATCAATGTCTAAAATTAAAGTAGCTGAACTGTTTTACTCACTTCAAGGTGAGGGACAGTACTTAGGAACTCCAAGCATTTTTCTAAGAGTGTTTGGATGTAACTTTCAATGCGCAGGCTTTTCTATGCCTCGCGGTCAAAAATCAGAAGAACGTTTAGCAGTAGATCCTTCTAAGTATGAACGCTATGAGGACCTTCCTCTTGTTCACACAGGGTGTGATTCATATGCTTCTTGGGATGTGCGCTTTAAAAAGCTCTCACCAATGCTTTCTGTTCAGCAGATTGTAGATAAGATGGAAGAACTACTACCTGATGGTAAGTTTGGTAATGATAAGCATCTTATTCTTACAGGTGGTGAACCTCTTCTTGGATGGCAGCGTTCATATATTGATCTCTTTGAAGAGATTAAAAGTCGTAGAATGAATCTTACTCATATTACGTTTGAGACAAATGGCACTCAGCCTCTTCAAGAAGAACTTTTACAATATCTAAACACCGGTCCTTTTGATGTGACGTTTAGTGTATCATCAAAGCTTCCTTCATCTGGTGAAGCTTGGGAAGATGCAATTAAACCGGAAATTATTAATCAATACTATTGGGCTGGAACGTTAACCTATTTTAAATGGGTTGTATCTTCGCAAGATGATTATGATGATGTTATTCGTGCTGTAGAAGAATACGGCAAGGTGTGTGATATGGATGATATTCCTGTTTACCTTATGCCTGCTGGTGGTACTACAATGCACTATGATAATAATGAGAAGTGGGTTGCTGATCTTGCTATGAAAAATGGCTGGCGTTACTCGCCGCGTCTACAAGTTCAGCTTTGGAAGAATATGTGGGGTACGTAATGGAATACATTGATACAAATATCACTAAATCTCCAACAATGGAAGCAAGAATCCCTCGTACATACAAATACGTTTCAACAAAAGAATATCATGATGCATTTCCGTGCGCATATCGTCAATGGAGAGCTGATAGCCATTGTAATTTGATTCATGGCTACAGCTTCTCTATGAAGTTTTATTTTGGTACAGATCATCTAGACGTTCGTAACTGGGTTGCTGATTATGGCGGTTTGAAAGAACTCAAGAAAGTTCTCGAAGATCAGTTTGATCATACACTACTAGTCGCTCAAGACGATCCTCATTTCGATGTATATAAGTTGCTCGAAGAAAAGAACTTGGCTAAATTAACGGTATTGCCTAAACTAGGATGTGAAGGGCTAGCTGATATGCTTTACAAATATGTAAACGGAGTCTACATTCCTGATATGTGGGGCCCTGGTGAAGCTGATCGTTTGTGGTGCTTCAGAGTTGAAGTACGTGAAACGCAGGCTAACATGGCATATCGAGTTGGTCATAGAGAATGGAATGAGGATTTGTTTGAATGAGTATATCTGAAAAGATTAAAAAAAGGATTAAAGATGCAGGCGCTCGCTTTCATGCCAATGATAACATTAGCGAATTTATTCGTGATAATGAGCGTGATGCACTCATTGAGGAACTAGCAACTAAGTTTGACGGGGTACTTCGTTCACTTATTATTGACGTTGATACTGATCCTAACTCAAAAGGAACAGCAAAGCGTCTTGCTAAGATGTATGTGAACGAGATTATGGAAGGCCGTTATTGGCCTGCTCCAGCTGTTGCAGCATTTCCTAACGATGGTTCTCACGGCACAGATCCTTACAAGGGCATGCTCGTAGTACGTGCAGAACTAAAGTCAATGTGCTCACATCATCATCAGCCAGTTACAGGTACTGCATACATCGGTATCATTCCGAGCGGTAAAGTAATTGGATTGAGCAAATATATTCGTATTGCTCAGCATTGTGCACGTCGTGGTACATTACAAGAAGAACTGTGCGGTGATATTGCACAAGCTATTATGGAAGCAACTTCTTCTGGTAACGTAGCAGTTTACATTGAAGCTAAGCACGGATGCTGTGAGAATCGTGGTGTAATGGCTTCGAACAGTACTACTCAAACTACAGTGCTCCATGGTATGTTCCACGATGCTGGTGTTAAATCAGAGTTCTATTCGAACATTCGACTACAGAAGTATAATTGCAGTTGATTTTATTATGCTCCTATACTAGTATTAGAGGTATAGGAGATCGTTATGAAAAACTTGACATCTGAACTGAAAAGCATCTACGGCGAACGTGATCTGAATAAGAAGAGAGAGCTTGCTAAACGGTTGATCGAAAATTCGCATGCGAAAACGACAACCAAAAATCAAGCTCTCTTTCTTGTTATGAATAAGTTGAGCGTAGATAAGATTGACCGTTTTATGACAAATTATGTTTTGTCAGGTGAAGGTATGAAGGTATGATCGTTAAAAAAATACCTTATGATGATGATGTTAGGAAAGCTATTTGGCCTTCCTTCAAATTATCTCTAGAAGAAAAGCATGGTAACTCAGGCGCTATCGGTCAACGAGGCGAAGAGAATGCTATTAATTTAATTCAAGAACATTTTCCTAATATGTTTCAAGTATGCTACGATCATTCAGAAGACGTAGCAGCTCAATACCGTGGTATAGACTTGACTCTTTTTCATCGACAGGGTATTATGACTGTTGATGTTAAATCAGGTAAGACTGGTCTATACTGGGATAGAGATAACAAATACTGGTATATTACTCTACGTGAAGACTTTTTTAACAAGCGCAAAAACAATAATGCAATCATGCATGTAGGGCCTAAGGGTGATCTTTTTGCGCTCTATAATAAATCAGAAATGGAAAAGTTCTTTATTAGTAATGAAGAGCTTTTTATAAAAGATGAATATGGCTATCGTTTAAGTATGGATGATTGGCCTGACTTTATACAGCATAACCTCCGGAGATATTAATGAAGATAGCACATGAGGCTCCTAAATCTATTTTTGCACACGTCCAGCGCAAGACGGATTACGATTATGCGCTAGTGCATTTGTTTGAGACTGATCCAGTCTACTATCGCTTGTTTAAAGATGCAGTTATTCAAGGACGTGAAGTTATTCTCGATAACTCTATCTTTGAATTAGGTACAGCGTTTAGTGGCGACAAGTATTACAAGTGGATTAACGAACTTAAACCTACTTGGTATATTATTCCAGATGTTCTAGGCGATAGAACAGCTACCATGGAAAGCATGGATAGATGGCTTTCTACTTATAAAGTAGAGGGTGTAAAGTCTATTGGTGTTGTTCAAGGCAGCAATTATGATGAGGTTGTTAGATGTTATCTTGAACTAGCTCCTAAGGTTGATAAGGTTGCTATCTCATTTGATTATCAGTTCTTTGTTTCTGGTATTAATAACAAGTACGTAGACTATATGGCAGGTCGTATTAGTCTTATTAAACGTCTTTTAGATGAAAAAATTATTGATGAGAATAAACCTCATCATCTACTCGGTTGCGGTCTACCTCAAGAGTTTCAATTTTATCGTGATATGAAATATACATTTATCGATAGCATTGATACATCTAATCCAGTTGTTCACGGATTAAATCGTATTCGTTATACACCAACAGGCTTGGCAGATAAAGTTCCTACAAAGCTTATTGAATATATGGACGAAGAAGTAACTAAAGATCAACTTAAAGATATTGATTACAACATCGCAATGTTTAGAGAATTTTGCAAATGAAATGGATAGCATTATTCAGCCAAACAGGAAGTGAGATTAACCGTATTGCAGAAGCATTAGGCCGTTGGCCTGACGCAGTTTTGACTAATAATCGCGATCTTAACGACTGGGAAGATTATATAGATCTTACCGAAACCTCTGTGTTTATTTCTAATACAGAAGGTATTAATAATGCACTCCGTAAAGCAGATCGTGCATTTGTAACGCTACACGGATATCTTCGTATTATACCAGCCGATATTTGTAAACGTCATAAAATATATAACGGGCACCCTGCTCTTATTAGTGAGTATCCAGAACTAAAAGGTAAAGATCCTCAAGAGCGAGTCTGGTTAGCAGGTAAGGAAATTTATCCTAATATAGGTTCTGTAGTACATGAGTGTACACCAGAGCTTGATGGTGGTAAGATTATTAGTGTTGCGATGGATTTTAATCATTGCAATACTAAGCAAGAGTTGTATAATAAGCTTAAAGAGACTTCTCTCAAAGCTTGGACTTTCTTTCTGGAGACGCGTCTATGACTAAGAATGCTATTCGTCCTTCTCATTATAAGGCAGACGGCTGTAAGTATGAGTGTATTGAAGTAATTGAAGAGTTGTGCGGTCTGTCTAATAATGATCGTTTTACTGATTATAATCGCTTTCAGGCATTTAAGTACGTATGGCGTGCTGGTATGAAAGATCCTGTGTTGCAGGATTTAAAGAAGGCTAAACAGTTTATTGAATTTGCTATTGCTTACGAGGAAAATAAAAATGTCAAGTGATATTATTAATCAACTAGCCAGCGTACATCTAGGTAAAGCGGGAGATGGTAGCGTTGTCAAACCGTATGTTACTCCTGATAATATTGATCCTTCTCTTCTTGTGCCTGTGCCTCGCCATCTTAATCGTACCGGGTACGGTATTGAAGACAATAATCTACCTTTTATTGGGTATGATACTTGGAACTGCTATGAGTTTAGTACTTTAACAAATAATGGCTTCCCAGTATCCGGTGTCATTCGAATTGTATATTCTTCTTATCAACCAAATATTGTTGAGTCAAAGTCGCTTAAGCTTTATTTGAACTCGTTCAATATGCATAAGAGTGGCACTACTATTCAAGACGTTATTGAGTTTGTAGAAGACCAGATTGAAGTAGATCTTCAGGGTATTGGTATTAGTGCATCAGCATGCTTTCATGATGAGACTGCAATCGTCACTCAACCTATTCAGGGTGACTTTTTGACTCTCGAAAACTTCTGCGACGTTGAGTCTATGACGTTTGACCACTATAATGAAGATCCGGCTATTCTTGAAGTAATTGATAATCCAGACTACTATGATAGTTGGAAGTCGCATTCATTGCGTTCAAACTGTCGTGTAACTAATCAGCCGGACTGGGGTGATGTTTATATTCATATTGGTGGTGATAAGACAGTAACTCCTGAATCACTCTTGCAGTACATTGTATCGATGCGTAAAGAGAATCACTTCCACGAAGAAATTTGTGAGTGTATCTACAAGCGTCTTCTCGATACTTTGAATCCAGAAGAGCTTATGGTTGCATGTCTCTATACTCGTCGTGGTGGTATCGATATTAATCCTGTACGTGCAAAGAGTAACAGCACTTTGTTTAAGTATGCAGGTAATCTTATTCAACCAGACTTCCTTAATTATAAGACAATGAGACAATAATGAATCTACAACAAGCGCTTGATAAACTTCCCAACACTGATCAGAACGTAGTATCGGTCCTCTCCGGAGGACTCGACTCTACTATTATGACTTACATTCTTGTCAAGAAATATGGCAAGGATAGAGTTTTTGCTTTATCATACGACTATGGACAGAAGCAAAAGATTGAATTAGATATGGCTCGTCGTACTTGTATGTACCTCGGCATTAGTCATAAAATTCTCGATCTAGGTATTTTAGGTGAGATAGTAAAAAATGTTTCTGCTAACATTAATGGTACTGATGTCGCGATGCCTACCATTAGAGACGTTCTAGGTGATCCTCAACCGAAAACCTATGTACCGTTTCGTAATATGATCTTGAATGCTCTTGCATTCTCTTATGCAGAAGCAAATAAAGCATCTCATGTTTTTACCGGTCTTCAAGTTCACGATGAGTATGGCTACTGGGATACTACTCAGAAGTTTGTAGATGCAATGAATGCAGTTGCTGATCAAAACCGTACTCATAAAGTTAAGATGGAAGCACCTTTTAGTCTACTATCTAAGTATGACGAATTAAAGATTGCTAATGAACTAGGTGGAGTTAAATTAGAATATACTCTAACATGTTATAATCCGGATGAACAGGGTCGTTCATGTGGTATGTGTCCATCATGTTCAGAACGTATTCAGAACTTTATTAAAGCTGGTATGCGCGACCCGATTCCATATTCTATAGGTATTGAATGGGAAAGGTTTGTTAAGTAATGTGTTCTATCACAGGGTCATTCTCTAAAGAAGTTGTAGCTGCGCTTGCGCAGCTCAACGCATATCGTGGTCAGCATTCACACTCAGTTTACGTCTTTGAACGTTTTACAAATAGAGTGTTGTATGCGCATCGCGATCTAGGCGAACTTAATTTGGAAGATCATAATCTTCCAGATGGTTATATTGTAGTGCATCAACAAGCACCCACTACTGACAATAAGGATGAGTCTTCGATTCATCCAGCTCAGATTAACGAAAACCTTTTGTGGCATAATGGTATCGTAAAAGCAGAAGAGATTAAAAATCTACAGAGTGAGTTAGAGTCTACTATTTCATGGGATACTAAACTAATTCTCCTCAAACTTATGCTATATAATTCAGTAAAGGACATTGATGGTACCTTTAGCTGTTTATGGTATGATGGAACTAATATGTTCCTATTTCGTAATGAGATTAGTCCAATGTTTATTGACGCGGACGGAAACATTTCTTCTACAAAGTTTCCAGGCTCTGAGCCTATCGATCCAAACTTCCTCTGGATTTTTAACCCATCCTATCCTACACTAACAGAATACTTGGAAGAATTTAACACAGTTGAGAACCCTTATTTTTTTGCGGATGAACAGAAATGATGTTGCATATTATGTCCGGTGAAACTGGATCTACACTTACTGAAGTACAAGAAGAAGATATTCAGCCTAACGCAGTTGATCTTCGTGTTGCTAAGATCTTTAAAATTAAAGAAGAAGATTTTATTATTGATAATGAAACAAAAACTCATCGTGGTTCAGAAGAGATTCATCCATACCCTTCAGGTATGTGGTATCTTAAACCAGGTACCTATGAGATTGTGATGGAGAATATTATCCATGTCGGTGAAGACGAAGCTGGTTGGGTTATTACACGATCCACTCTTAATCGTAATGGTGTGTTTATTACTTCTGGTCTTTATGATAGTGGTTATCATGGCGTAATGGCTGGCGCTATGCATGTGACTACTGGACCGATGTGGATTAAAAAAGGAACTCGAGTAGGTCAGTTCCTTCTCTTTAAGTCACAAGCACTAAAGAAGTATGATGGTGATTATGGTATCGGCAAAGCGCACGATCAAAAGTACGGAGTATAATTATGGAAATTAAAATTGATATTGACTCGCTGCGTAAGCGTAAGTTGTTTGTTGCAACACCAATGTATGGTGGTAACTGCAACGGTATGTATACCCGCTCACTTTGTGATTTGACTGCACTTTGTGTTCGCTATGGTATTGAGATTCGTTCCTACTTTTTGTTTAACGAATCACTCATTACACGCGCACGCAACTACTGCGTAGATGAGTTCCTTCGTAGTGATGCAGAACATCTCTTGTTTATCGACTCTGATATTGGATTCAATCCACAAGACGTTATTGCGATGATGGCATTACAGACTCCGGAATCTGAATATGATGTTATTGCAGGCCCTTATCCTAAGAAGTGTATCACTTGGGAAAAGATTAAAGCAGCAATTGACAAAGGTGTTGCAGATCAAAACCCAAATGTTCTAGAAGACTTTGTCGGTGACTTTGTTTTTAATCCTGCAATGGAACCTGGTGAGACTTCTAAAACAATTCAGCTTGATCAGCCAGCAGAAGTTCTAGAAGCTGGTACTGGCTTTATGATGATTCGTCGTAAGACATTTGAAAAGTATCTTGCTGCTTATCCTGAAATTCAGTATCGTCCTGATCACGTCCGTACAGAAGCATTTGACGGGTCGCGTGAGATCGGAATGTATTTCCAGGCAGAAGTCGATAAGTATAGTCCTGAAAAGGACTATGAAGAAATGCTTCGTCGTATTCAGAATGGCGGTACAGTTACTGCTAATGAAGCAGCGCTTGCTATTAAGTCAACACGTGATAAGATTCAAGCTTCTACTAAGCGTTATCTTTCAGAAGATTATCTTTTCTGTCAGAACGTTCGTAAGATGGGTGGTAAGGTCTGGTTGTGTCCGTGGATGCATCTACAGCATGCTGGTACCTACGTCTTTGCTGGCAAGCTTGCAGCTCTTGCAGCAGTTGGTGCTTCTGCAACAGCAGATGCAGACTTGATTAAGAAGCATCGTGATGCTGGCAGAACACCGCATCCAGCTATTGCAATACCTAAACCGGTTAAACCAGTAGCACCAAGCTCAGAGCTCTTGAAGAAGTTTAAGACTGTTAAGTGATAGGAAATTTATATTATGAAACTAAGTGAACAAACTATTAATATTCTCAAGAACTTTGCAACCATTAATCCTTCTCTGCTAGTAAAGCCTGGTAACTTTCTTAATACAGTTGCAATTAACCGTAGCATCTTTGCTAAGTGTAACGTAGAAGAAAAGTTTCCTAAGCAGTTTGCTATCTACGATCTTCCTAAGTTTCTAGGTGTGGTTTCTCTCTTTAAGGAGCCAGACCTAGAGTTTATGAAGAGCCAGCTACGTATTACTTCTGGTAGACAGTCAGTAAACTTTACCTATGCAGAACCTAATACAATTGTTGCACCTACATCTGATACGATTAAGTTTCCAACTGCAGATGTAGAGTTTGAACTATCACAGGAAGAACTGCAGCGTCTTATTCGCGCTGCAGGTATTCTTCAGTTACCTCATATTGTAGTGACTGGTGATGGCTCAAACGTTAAAGTAGCAGCATCAGATGCAAAGAACCCTACAACAGATACATTTAGCGTTGAAGTAGGTACAACTAATAAAGAGTTTAGTACTGTGTTTAAAACAGAAAACATTCTTAAGTTGCTTTCTACTAACTATAATGTTAAAATGACAATTAAGGGTCTTGCTCAGTTTACATCTGATCAAGTTACCTATTTTGTTGCAGCAGAAAAAGTATAAGGTGATAAATGGAACACGCAGAATTTCTTTGGGTTGAAAAATATCGCCCAAGAAAGATTGAAGATTGTATACTCACACCGGAGCTGAAGTCAACCTTCAGCTCTTTTGTTGAGAAGGGTGAGATACCTAATTTGCTTCTGACTGGATCTTCAGGTGTTGGTAAAACAACAGTTGCACGTGCTATGTTGGATGAAATCGATGCAGATTATATTATTGTTAACGGATCGATGAATGGTAACATTGATACGTTACGTACAGAAATTATGCAATTTGCTTCTACAATTTCTTTTAGAGGAAGTAGGAAATATGTCATACTCGACGAAGCTGATTATCTCAATGCCAATTCAACGCAACCCGCCTTACGTAATTTCATGGAAGAATTTTCCAGTAACTGCGGGTTCATCCTTACCTGTAACTTCGTCAATCGAATCATTGAACCGCTACACTCCCGTTGCTCTGTCATTAACTTCTCTGTCAACAAACAAGAACTTCCGCAACTAGCAGCTCGCTTCTTTAAGCGAGTAGTTAATATTCTTAATGCAGAGAATGTAGAGTTTGACAAGCAGGTAGTAGCTGAACTTATTAACAAGCATGTGCCTGATTGGCGAAGAGTATTAAACGAACTACAAAGGTATTCACATAATGGAAAGATTGACTCAGGTATCTTTGTTAACATCGGTGATGAATCGTTTAAGACACTTATCGGCTATCTCAAAGCTAAAAACTTTACAGAGATGCGTAAGTGGGTCGCGGAGAACTCGGATAGCGATAGTACTGCTTTATTTCGTAAGCTGTATGATAGCGCTTATTTACATGTTAAGCCTAACAGCATTCCACAACTAGTTCTCATTCTCGCAGACTACCAATATAAAGATGCGTTTGTAGCTGATAAAGAAATAAATATTGTAGCTGCAATGACGCAGATTATGGTAGATGTTGAGTTTGTTTAATGGCTGGGATATCAGAATATACCACTGCAAAAGATACTAAAGTATGTGATGGATGTTCTAAACTGATATATCCAGATGAGACCTACGTTCATTCTAGATTCACACTTAATGACCCGGGCAGCAATGTTGTCCGGTTTATTTCTGTTTTTATATGTAATGAATGCTTATTTGACTTTGATGACTTTGCTCACGGTGCTAATAACGAGATAACTACATGAACCCTTTTGATTATGTTAATGCGATTAATTCTAATAAAGATATTATCAGAAACTCTAATAACCCTGAACTAGCAGAAAAGTTATACCAGCCCTTTATTATTAATAGAGCGCTATCATATCATATAGATACAATTCTATATGCTAATGAGATGAATATATATTCAGAAATACCCGCTATTATGCAAAATGACTATTACCTAAATAGTATACGTCCAAAAAAGAGATATGCTAAGTGGCATAAAAAATTGCAGGATGAAGCTATTGAGGTAATACAAGAGTTTTATGGCGTTAGTATGGCAAAAGCATTAGATATATATAAAGTGCTAACAGAAGATCAGATAGACGCCATAAAACAGAAAATATTTAAAGGCGGGAATAATGTTCAATATCAGTCAATTAGTAGAAGTAAGACTTAAAAATACAGAAGACTTCTTGAAAATAAGAGAAACCCTTTCTCGTATAGGTCTTGCATCTAAAAAAGATAATACTCTATATCAATCATGCCACATCCTGCATAAACAGGGTAAGTATTATATTGTGCACTTTAAAGAGCTGTTTATGCTCGATGGTAAAGAATCTAATTTCTCAGAAGGCGATATCGCTAGACGTAATAGAATTGCTAACCTTCTTGAAGAGTGGGAACTACTAGAAGTAGTTGATCCACAGAAGATACAAGAACCACAATCACCACTTAATCAGATTAAGATTATACCATTTAGAGACAAGAACAAGTGGAATCTAGTTACAAAGTATACTATAGGTAACAAATATTAAAAACTATAGTATTCTCAATAGTTTCAATACTTTAAGTCCTTGGAAAACAAGGACTTTTTTTTGTGAAGAAAACTGTTGCTTTAATTATAAAAACACCGTATTCTGTTATTATGAAAACAAAGGACATGATGATGAAATCGAAGATTGTGCCGTGCAATGTACCTGGTAAACACCGTACAGGTACTCTCGATGATATGAATGTTAAAGCGATTAGTGAAGTGCTCGGTTTCGCTCCTAACGTAAAAGATGATGAAGATAAGGTGAAATACTCCTGGGGCTTCACATACGAAGGTATTCCGTGCGGCATCTGGGACTATAAAGGTTCGAGCGAGTTCGGAGCATTCTCTACTTTCGGGCCTGATATTGTGTTCGAAAAGCTTTTTCCTCACAACTACGTCTGAGTTGCTTTAATTAAAAAAGCAGCGTATAATCTTATTATTGAAACAGTGAAAGGAACGTAACATGGCTCATATGATAGAAACGATGGCCTACGCCGGTGAAACTCCCTGGCACGGCCTTGGTAAGCGAGTGATTAGCGATCTGACTCCTGCTCAGATGCTTGTAGAAGCTCAACTTGATTGGACTGTTGAAAAGCGTCCGTTGAGCTTTATTAAGAATGACGGTACAATGGAAATGTCTGAGAGTTCAGCACTTGTGCGCTCTTCTGACGAATCAGTACTCTCGGTGGTGAGCAATGACTGGAATCCTGTCCAAAATGAAACTGCCTTTGAGTTCTTCCATGACTTCGTTATGGCAGGCGATATGGAAATGCACACCGCAGGATCAATCCGAGATGGTAAAAACGTCTGGGCTCTCGCAAAAGTTAAAGACAGTTTTGAAATTCTCGGTGGTGATCGTGTTGATTCCTATCTTCTTTTTAGTAATCCTCATGAGTACGGCAAATGCATTGATATTCGGTTTACTCCGATTCGCGTTGTATGTAATAACACTCTTACTCTTGCTCTTGGTAATCGCTCTGATCTTATGGTACGGCTTAATCATCGTCGGGAGTTTGATAGTGCTATGGTGAAGCAGACTCTCGGTATTGCTCAGACTAAGATGGGTAATTACAAAGAGATGGCTGAGTTTCTTTCATCTCGTCAGTATACTGATCAGACTGTTGTTGAATATCTCAAGGAAGTGTTTCCTTCTGCTTCTAAGAAAGATGCAAAGCTTTCACGTCCTGCAGAAACTGCATTCAGCGTTCTCGAGACGCAACCAGGTAACGAGTTCGGTAAGAACAGCTGGTGGCAAGCTTTCAATGCAGTAACCTACTCGACCGATCATTTGCTCGGTCGTTCTCAAGAGACTCGTTTGCAGAGCTCCTGGTACGGTGTTAACCGCCAGAAGAAACTTGCAGCTCTTGAGAAGGCAGTCGAATACGCTGAGGCTGCTTAATAGAGGGGGCTACGGCCCCTTCTCACTTGCTTTTATATTCTCTCCAGCTATAATAGGTGAATCATGCATTGGAACCATCGTGTAATGAAGGGTACTACAGAATCGGGTGAAACCTACTACTCTATTCATGAGGTTTATTACGATTTAGAAGAGCCTGGTAATAAAGGATGGACCAATAATCCAGTTGAAGCAGTTGGTGAATCGCTAGAAGAGCTCCGTGAAAGTCTTAAACGTATGCTCGAAGCTACCTATACGCCAATTTTAGATTATGAAACTGGTAAAGAAATATGAAGCACCCTTCCTCGTCTAAATATGATTATGAAACACCCGGTGATGGAGAGATGCAATGGACTGTGATACTCGTGTTTACTATGGTTTTGTTGTTGGTATGGGCGCTGCTATAACAGTCTTTTGGCCTATCCTAGCACTTCTAGTGCTCGGGTTTACACGTAAACGGCCTTTTGAAGCTGAGCGTGAAACTATTATTCGTAATATGAATGAGGCTATGGGTATTAAAAATGGCAAGCGTTGATCATCTCCCTATCGGAGAACCTATGACACAATTTTCTCGTCTTGATGTTAAGTATAAGCAGCTTCTTCAAGAATATTATGATGCAGAGTTTGAGGACAATAAAGAAAAAATCCATACGCTTCGCCAACAGCTAGATACACTAGAACTAAGAATGCAGCTTGGCGAAGAGTATGAGGTTCCTTTCTAATGGCTAATGAAGAATTGTTTCAGAGGGCGAGTAGCTTAAAGGTGAAGCCGGCCGCTCATAACGGTCTGAGTGTAGGTTCGAGTCCTACCTCGCCCACCAGCTTTCCTAATTCAGTTAACGATCAGATTACAGATGCTGTGACACAATCACAGATTACTGATTCAGTTACACTTGAAAGAGAAAAGCCAAAACTTAAAGACATAATTACTTTACTAATTATTAACCCTATCGCAGTTATTGCAATTATAGGAATAGTGCTCTATCATTTTTTTGGTTGATTTTCATTTAATAAGTTCGTATAATATGAACACTAGATGAGGAGACTGAAAATGTCGTACTACCCTGGTTCTTATAAGTATGTCGTCGAGTTTGAAAAGGTACTCAAAAAAGGAGTACTGAACGGTCTTACTGTTAAAGATCGTTTACACTTTGTAAATGAAAAAGATGCTCGACGTTGGGTAAGAGATGTGCAAGCGTTCGATAGGAACTCACAGTATACTAACTTTGAAGTTAAGGCTGTGGCTTAGTCCCGGCCTTTTTCATTTGCTACAAAGTTAGTAGGAGCAGGTTTGTTATATCTTGGCTTAATAGTCTCTTCTTCATACAATCTATACTTCTCGAGGTTTTCCTTACCTCTAGACCAAGAAGTAACACCTAGAATAGCTCCCATAGCCATATGAAATACACCACCGCCTCCTAAAGTAAGAGGCTGCCATTCACCAAATTTAGCCACATCTTTTGTATAGTAAGCATACCATGCATAGAAGAGTGGTCCTAGTATAAAATCAAATACACAGATACCCATATACATCCATGCCATAGTAGGACGCCATATTCTACTAAACCAAGGTTCTTCGCTAGGCAACATAACTTTTTTGGGGTCTGACATATTGATTTCTCATAGCTAACGACACATATATATTTATGTCAGTGCCTAATGGGCTGACTAATCAAACCTTGCTTAATAGGAGGACTATATGAACTGGAAAGTTTCTGATACTGCATTTAATCCTTTTGGCGACCTAGCCAAGCTCGACAAGTACTTTGTTGGTTTCGAAGATCTACATAACCGTCTAACAAAGTCAGTCACAGAATATACAAAAAATGTAACAAACTATCCTCCATACAATATCGTCAAGACAGACGAGAATAAGTATGTGATTGAGATGGCTGTTGCAGGTTTTGGTAAACACAATCTTGAACTAGAACTCAATGATGGTGTACTTACCATTGTAGGCAATACAACAGTAAGCGATCTAGTCAAAGAAGGACTAGAGAATGCTTATATCTATAAAGGTATTGCTGACCGCTCTTTCACCCGCAAGTTTACACTTGCAGATACCGTTGAAATTAAGAACGCTGAATTGATCAACGGCATGCTTCGCGTATGGCTAGAGAATATTATTCCGGATTCGAAAAAGCCAAAGAAGATCAATATTAACGATTCTACGGACGATTCGAATCCTCCGTATTCAAATCCGCAATTCCTAGCAGAAAAAAAAAGTAAGTAATAAAATGACAAAAATTCTAAAGAAAGTGCAGAGAACAATCTCTGCACGCAAAAACTATTTGGCTACTATCCATGAACTAAATCGTCTAAGTGATAGAGAACTTAACGATATTGGTATTCATAGATGTGATATTGAATTCGTTGCTCGTAAGTTCGCAAAGAAGAATGCAGCATGATAGCATTCTTTAAAAAGATTTACGAAGCATTAATCGAAGCACAGGAACTCAGAGTCAAAATGTTTATGCAAAATAGACATTGGCCAACAGGAGAATAAAATGTGGCCTTACAACGAAGAAGAGCTTGAGATAATTAACAAAGGTTGTTAATATAAGGGGGTAGAGATGCCCCCTTTCTCTTTAGGTGAACAATGAGTGATGACTTTAAAGATATTCCTATTCTAGATGTTGACTATCATCTCCGTGAATATGATCGAGAAGATATAGTTGTGCGGCTAGGTAATGTAGGTGGCTTTGATGAGTTAGCTGAGCTGTGTAGTGAAGCACGAAGTGAAATTATCAGGTTACGTGAGCAGATTAAACAATTGGTACAGCAATGAAGTTTTATACTAACGTCACACTTAAAGGAAATAATATTCTGCTACGCGGCTATGAGAATGGCCAGCGAGTGCAGCATACCATTCCTTACAGACCTTATCTCTTTATTCATTCTAAGAGCGGCGATTCAGTTTACCGTAACCTTAAAGGTAAAGGTGTTGATCGTATGGATTTTGACTCACCATCTGATGCTCGTGATTTTGTAAAACGTCATGGTGGAGTAGAAGGTCTTACTATTTACGGTTTGACTAACTGGGTATATACTTTTATCAACGATTACTATCCTGGTGAAATTGATTATGATCCTTCTCTTATCTCAAAAGTAAATATCGATATCGAAGTCGCGGCTGATGAAGGCTTTCCTAACATTCAGACCGCCGATAAAGAAATTACTGCTATCACGATGAAGAAGAATGACATGTATGTAGTTCTTGGTTGTGGTGAGTTTACAACAGACGATCCTAAAGTAAAGTATGTTCGTTGTGCTGATGAAGCAGAACTGCTTATGAAGTTTCTAGATGTATGGAGAAGTAAATGGCTATCTCCTGATCTAGTAACAGGATGGAACGTAGAGTTCTTCGATATTCCTTACATCGTGAACCGCATTACTCGTGTGCTTGGTGGTCGGATGGCTAAGAAACTCTCTCCGTGGGAAATCCTGGAAGAAAGAAAGATCGTCATTGCCGGTCGCGAGAACCAAGTTTATATTCCTGCAGGCATTTCTATTCTAGACTATATGCAGATGTATAAGAAGTTTACCTTTACTATGCAGGAGTCTTATCGTCTTGACCATATTGCCAACATCGAGCTCGGTGAACGTAAACTCGATTACTCAGAATACGATAACCTGTTTGACCTCTATAAGAAAAACTATCAGCTATTCATCGAGTATAACATCAAGGACGTTGACCTCGTAGACCGTCTAGACGAAAAGCTAAAACTAATCGAACAAGTATTTGCTATCGCATATGATGGTAAAGTCAACTATCAAGATACCTTTACATCGGTGCGTATGTGGGATGTTATTATTCATAACTATCTTCTTAACCAACGTATTGTTGTTCCTCAATTTAACGGCAATATTAAAGATAGACAGATCATTGGTGCATATGTTAAGGATCCTCAGGTCGGTATACATAAGTGGGTCGTATCTTTTGACTTGAATTCTCTCTATCCTCATCTCATTATGCAGTATAATATCTCACCAGAGACTTATACCGGTCACGTATCTGCAATTAATGGTGATGATGGTGTAGAGAAGATCTTGAATGGTTATCTAAACGAACCATCTATTCGTAATCAGCTTGTATCACAGAACGTAACTGTAGCTGCTAGCGGATGTATGTTTGATAAAGACTATCAAGGCTTCCTTCCTAAGCTTATGCAGCGTATGTATGATGACCGTGTTGTCTATAAACAACGCATGCTTGAAGCAAAGCAGGCTCAAGAAGATAATCCTTCTGAGGAAAATATTAAAGCAATTGCACGTAACCATAACATGCAGCTTGCTAAGAAGATTCAGCTTAACTCAGCATATGGTGCATTGTCTAACCAATACTTTCGCTGGTTTGATAATAAACTTGCCGAGTCGATTACTCTTTCCGGTCAGCTTTCCATTAAGTGGATGGAGCGTGAGATGAATAAATATCTCAATAAGCTGCTTAAAACGGAAGGTGTAGATTATGTCCTGGCATGCGATACGGATTCTATGTACATTACGCTTGACGCTCTGGTCAATCAACTCCCTAACAAGAGCCTTGAAACTTCAGAGATCGTCAAAATCGTTGACAAATTCTGCGTTAATAAGCTTGAACCGTATATTGATGCGTGTTACGGACAGCTTAGCGAATATGTTAACGCCTACGACCAAAAAATGAAGATGAAGCGAGAAGCAATCGCTGATAAAGGTATTTGGACTGCCAAGAAAAGATATATACTCAACGTATGGAACAATGAAGGAGTTTCATACAACGAACCTAAGCTAAAGATGATGGGCATCGAAGCTGTTCGTTCCTCCACTCCAGCATCCTGTCGCGATAACATTAAAAAGTGTATTAATGTGATCATGAATAAAGACGAAGATGCAACAATAGAGTTTATTGAAAACTTTAGAAAAGAATTCTCTAAACTTCCTTTCGAGGAGGTAGCGTTTCCTCGTGGCTGTAAGAGCTTAATGGAATATGCTGATCGTGATAACATTTATAGAAAAGCTACTCCTATTCATGTAAGAGGTGCTCTTCTCTATAACAAACTGCTCAAGGATAAGCAACTAGATAAACGTTTCCCGCTTATTCAAGACGGTGATAAAATTAAGTTCTGTTATCTTCGTCTACCTAACCCTATTAGGGAAAATGTTATCGCGTGTCCTAACACGCTACCAAGGCAATTAGGTATTGATCAGTATATTGATTATGAGCTACAATACGATAAAGCTTTCGTTGAGCCGATCAGAACCATTCTAGATGCTATTGGTTGGCAAGTTGAAAAAACGGCTACATTGGATCAATGGTTCGCATAAGGAAAAAAATAGTCATGAGAGAGCAAGTTAAACCAGAAGTAACTTTTGATTTCGGCTTCTCTGCTGTATCAGAAGATGAACTAAAAGAGTATGAGCGTCAACAGATTGATGAGCTTGCCAAGCGTTCATCATCAGTAACTCAAGAAGCTCTTGTTTATAAAAATCGTCTAGAGACAATGTATAAGATGATTCTGCCTCTTCTTGTATCTTTGCAAAAAGATCCTCAGAAAGAATATATTTTGTGGCCAAACCGTGAAGCTAAAATTAGAGAGTTTAAACAGAAGTTAGATCAATTAGTAAATGATTAACCTATTAGCTTTACTTACCGCGCTCGGTATATCAGCCGTTGCCGCTTACTATTCTATTATTGGACTAACAACCATCTTTGCAGGTGCATTTTATCCTATCCTTATTATGGGTAGTGCACTTGAGATTGGTAAGCTTGTAACTATTTCCTGGCTGTATAGAAACTGGCATAAGATTTCTTTTGGTGTTAAATCTTATCTCAGTGTATGTGTATTCATTCTGATGTTCATTACCTCTATGGGCATCTTTGGGTTTCTATCAAAGTCCCATATTGAACAGACAATGAACATTGCTAATTCACAATCAGGTCAGATAGAAGTTATCAATCAGCAAATTGAACTTAACTCTACTAAAGTTGTTGATCTCGATAAGCAGATAGTAAACATTGACGGTGCTATTAGTAAACTGCTCGAGAAAGGTCAGGCACAGACTTCTCTTCGTGCAGCTGATCAACAAAGAAAGAATAGAGATGCTCTCGTTAAACAAAGAGACCAACTTAATAATACTCTTGCTGATTTAAAAACTCAGAAGATCAAACAAGAAATAGAAATTAAAAAACTAGAAGCTGAAGTTGGTCCTCTTAAGTATATCGCAGAACTAATATATGGGAAAGATGATGCGAAATCTCATTTTGATAGTGCTGTACGCCTTGTCATTATCATTCTTATTCTGGTATTCGATCCTCTGGCCGTAGTGCTCCTACTTGGTATTAACCAAGTTACAACCAGAAAAGAAGAGCAAGTTGAAACATTATATGTAGAGCAACCAGTTATAAAAAGAGGTCGACCTCCTAAAGAAAAAGAAGATGTGCAGTTGCAAAGTGCAAAGAGAAAGTCTACAATAGAGATTGATAGGGATAGTATCTTCGAAATTAAGTAAAGGGTTATATTATGTCATTGGTGAATCGACTTCTTAAGAATTCTACAATCAAAGAAGCAGCAGTGCTGTCTGAGTCTAAGATCTACAGCACTAAAGATATGGTTACTACTAACGTTCCAATGGTGAACGTTGCACTCTCAGGTCGTGTTGATGGTGGACTGACTCCTGGACTTACAGTCTTGGCTGGTCCATCTAAACACTTTAAGTCGGCCTTTTCTCTCCTTATGGCATCGGCTTATCTGAAACAGTACCCTGAGAGTGTTCTTCTATTCTACGATTCAGAGTTTGGTACTCCTCAAGGTTACTTTGAGTCGTTCGGTATTGATATGGACCGAGTTGTTCATACTCCTATTACCGATATCGAACAGCTTAAGTTTGATATTATGAAACAGCTTGGTGAACTTGAACGTTCAGATAAAGTTGTTATCGTAATCGACTCTGTTGGTAACTTGGCTTCTAAGAAAGAAGTCGAGGATGCCGAAAACCAGAAGTCAGTTGCTGACATGAGCCGTGCAAAGAGTCTTAAGTCACTCTTCCGTATGGTTACACCTCATCTCACTCTCAAAGATATTCCGCTCATTGTTGTTAATCACACTTATATGGAAATCGGGATGTTCCCGAAGGCTATTGTAGGTGGTGGTACGGGCATTTATTATTCTGCAGATACGATCTGGATTCTAGGACGTCAGCAGGATAAGGATGGTGGTGAGATCGCTGGTTACCACTTTATTATTAACGTGGAGAAGAGTCGTTTTGTCAAAGAGAAAGCAAAGATTCCTATTACAGTTTCTTACGAAGGTGGAATTAATCGATGGAGTGGTTTGCTTGATATTGCTCTCGACGGCGGTTATATTGCTAAGCCTTCCAACGGATGGTATCAAGTCGTCGACAAAGCAACAGGTGAACTTGTTGGAAGCAAGATGCGGGCTGCTGACGTCGAAAATAACGGGCCCTTCTGGAAAAAGCTTTTGACAGAAACTGATCTTGCAGACTTTATCAAGAACAAGTATTCTCTAGTAAGTGGTGGTTCTTTGGTAAGTGAAGATGAGGATGATTGATGACTAAACGTGTCTTAATTACTGGCGGTGCAGGATTTATTGGACATCACATCATAGATTTGTTGTTACAAAAAACTGATTGGGAAATTGTTTCTTTAGATCGTTTAGATTATTCTGGTAATTTAAATAGACTTGATGATGTTGTAAGAAAATATCCAGCTGATCAGCGTAAACGATTAAAAATTGTATGGCATGATCTAAAAGCTGAAATTCAAAATCTTACAGCAAACATGATCGGCGATATTAATATAATTCTTCATGTTGCAGCTGCATCACATGTTGATCGTTCGATATCTTATCCTATGGAATTTTTAATGGATAACACAGTCGGGACAGTCAATACTCTTAATTTTGCACGCAGATTTAAAAATCTTGAGCGTTTTGTTTACTTCTCAACAGATGAAGTTTTTGGTATTGCTCCTAATGATGTTGCTTATCGCGAACGTGACCGATATAATTCAACAAATCCATATTCAGCTTCGAAAGCTGCTGCTGAGGAGTTTTGTGTTGCATATGAAAATACATACAAATTACCAATATTTATTACACATACAATGAATGTTTTTGGTGAACGTCAACACTCAGAAAAATTTATTCCTATGTCTATTCGTAAGATCAGGAATGGTGAAACAATACAAATTCATTCAGACCCAACAAAAACAATTCCTGGATCACGTTTTTATATTCACGCAAAAGATGTTGCTGATGCTTTGTATTTTATACTACATCTAAACGAAGAACAGCTTAAAAAGGTTTACGTGCCTGATTATGGTGGTGCAAAATGTCCAAAGTTTAATATTGTTGGTAAAGAAGAAATTAATAATTTACAAATGGTTCAGTTGATCGCAAGCGCACAAAACAAAACAGCAAAATATGAAATGGTTGACTTTCACAGTTCTCGTCCAGGACATGATCTTCGATATGCATTATCTGGCGATTTTATGCGTGAACTTGGCTGGGAACCAAGACACAGTTTAAATGATCGTATAAAAGAAGTTGTAGAATGGTCCTTGGCAAATCCTGAGTGGATTGAAATTGCATAACAAGTATAACCAGAGGTGAAGTGATGAAAATATGGCACGTTCTTGAGAACGCAGAAGAAGTAAAAACAATGCTTGATGGCAAGAAGTATGAAATGGGTGGAGTCACTACACACCCTGTTACATTTGCCCCTCATGTTTATATCAAAGTAGAAAAATGGCGTGACGAGGAAGGTGGTGAAGTCGTGTTCATTGTTCCATTAGAGCTGGTGCAGCGAGATGTTAGTAACTGAAGTAACTCGCAATCGACTGTCTACTCGTCGCTTTCATCGCAACTTGAAGAAGCAGGGCTATCGACCAGTCGACGAGTTTGGCTGCGCTGTCATCTGGGAAATGTCCAGAGGCTCTATCACGAACCACAAGATCAAAGATGTTGTGATTGACATTGAAGGCAAGAGTCTGTGGGTTAAGACTGGAGTAGAGTGATGGGTGATACTTGGCATATAATAATGGAACGTGATGCTTTATCTTCTATGTTAAAAGATGTTCAAAAAGAGTGTATAGAGTTGCGTCAAGAAAATGAGCTGCTGCGTAATTGGCTTATCAACATTAAAGGTGATGTTTTACATATCGCTGATAATTGCGATAGGCTTGCTGACGAAATTGAAAAGTTACTTATTGGAAAATTGGAGAATGAACAATGAATAAGCGTATTAGAGAATTGCTAATTGAGGAAACTTTAAATAACAATCCAATTGAACTTTCAACTTCGTTTTTTCTTATTGAAATTACTGATGATAAAGGAACAAAGACTGTTGCACGCATTCCAACAGAGTTCTGTGAGAAGTTCGCTGAGGTAGTTATTCGAGAATGCACCAATAGAATTAGCAAATGGGGAACGGCTCACATCGATGATAATGGAAAAGTTCATCATGGTGAGATCGGTAAAGATATCGTTGAAGACATTAACAAACACTTTGGGATTGAGTGATGCTGAATGATTGAGAAGACAATACTATCTCATCTTATCTTTAATGAACCCTATGCACGTAAGGTTCTACCTTTTTTAAGAGAAGAGTACTTTCAGAATTTATCAGACAAGACTGTCTATAAGCTTATTAACGATTATGTTAGTAAGTATAATGGTACTCCTACTCGCGAAGTTCTTCAGCTTGAGTTGAAGAACAAAGAAGGTATTTCTGAGACAACATATAAAGAATCAAAAGACATTATTGATAACCTCTCTTCAGAGGAAAGTGACATTAACTGGTTGCTTGACTCTACAGAGAAGTTCTGTCAAGATAGGGCTATTTACAATGCAATTATGGCTTCGATTAAAATCCTGGATGATAAAAAAGGATCGGAGAGCACAGGAGCTATTCCCGGTCTGCTATCAGACGCTCTCGGGGTTAGTTTTGATATTACTATCGGTCATGATTACTTTGATAATGCTGATAGCCGATATGATTTTTATCATCGGAGGGAGGAACATATTCCCTTTGACTTGGATTATTTCAATAAGATCACAAAAGGCGGTCTTGTTCGGAAAACTCTCAACGTTGCCTTGGCAGGTACGGGCGTTGGTAAATCTCTCTTTATGTGTCATTGTGCTTCTTACAATCTTACCCAAGGTAAAAATGTACTTTATATAACTATGGAAATGGCAGAAGAGAAGATTGCAGAACGTATTGACGCAAACCTTCTTAACGTAACAGTAGATGAGTTAGCTGTTCTACCTAAGGACGTCTATGATAAGAAAATTAACCGTGTGAAAGAGAAGACTGTTGGTAAGCTTATTGTAAAAGAATATCCAACTGCTTCTGCTGGATCAGCTCACTTTAGGCATTTGATCAATGAATTACGAATTAAACGAAACTTTACTCCAGACATTATATACATTGACTATCTTAACATTTGCTGCAGTAGTCGTATTCGGGCTGGTTCTAACGTCAATAGCTATACGTACGTTAAAGCAATCGCGGAGGAACTACGCGGCCTTGCAGTTGAGTTTAATGTACCCGTTGTTACTGCAACCCAGACAACAAGAAGCGGATACGGAAACTCAGACGTTGAACTCACAGACACATCAGAGTCGTTCGGATTACCCGCAACAGCCGATTTAATGTTTGCTCTTATCAATAGCGAAGAGTTAGAACAGCTTGGACAGATTATGGTCAAGCAGTTAAAGAACCGCTATGCCGATCCTACTCTACATAAACGTTTTGTTGTGGGTGTAGACAGAGCAAAGATGCGTCTGTATAATACAGAACAGGAAGCTCAAGATGACATTATCAACGATGTTCCAGTCTTCAGTAAAAGTCAATTTGGCAACTCAGATGAAGAACGAAATGAACGTAAAGGCAAAATTAGGGCTCTCTTGGTGTGATAAGCCAGTAAAGAAAAAAGAGAAATAAAAAAAGGGGGCTTAAGCCCCCTTAAACTTTTCCATTTCTTCTTTGTAAATATATTCTTTTTGAATTTTGATATAATATTTTGGATATTTTTTATTGAGTATGTTTTGTTCTGTTAGAAGATTTATTAATTTTTGATAGATAGGTTCCTGGTTAGGATCTTCTTTATACATAGTGTGGTTTATTTGATCTGATAGAGAATTCCATTTTTGGAAATATTGTGAGTAAGTGATGTTGTATTTAGACATTTTGTGCTCCTTTGTCATAGCCTTATAACGTTAGCATATCGAAGTAATTAAATCAACAGCTTTGTGCACATATAGAGATAAAGATATCTTTATATTAGATACTGCTAATATACGTGTGTTTTAAGCATATGCTATCAATGTAGTGGTATCGCTATTCTGCTAAAGCACTTCTCCGCTAACTCATTGATATCATTGAAGATGTGTGAATCGCGAAGAGAAACACATATATCCTAACCTATTGAAATCATTGATGTTTTTTCCATGTAGAATCCTATGATATCTATGAGAATCCATGGAAATACTAACATATTGAAATCATTGATGTTTTTATAAACCATTGAAATCATTGAAGAAACTTTTTTCAAAAAAACAGTTGCACAAATAACCGATATAGACGAGTATTAGGTATAAGGTCTTAACAAGGAGCACTGCAATGTCTAATATCTCTAAAGTTATCAGCTTTATCCAAGCTGACCCTAACTTCGATAAAGCGGCTATGACGACCAAAATCGTCAACGAACTCGGAGTTACTAAGTCTAACGCTCAGGTTTATATCTATAACGCACTTAAGAAGATGAACGGTGCGACTCCTGTTCGCGTTAAGAAAGAGAAAGTTGCTAAGGAGCCTGTAGAAAGTAAGCGTGCTGCAAAGCGTCGTTTGACTGCAGAGCAGAAGGCTGCTGCTAAGCGCTTCTCTGACTACCATAATCAAAAGCTTACCGAGCAAATGGACGCAGAACGTCCTATTATGGAAGCTGAGATCGAAGAATATGTGAATGAGGCTGAGCAGTATCTTCGGGAAAACCTCCCGATCTATGCTCGTAAAGAACTCGGTCTCGTCTAAGCGACACTCTTCCCTCTGCATCTCAAAAGGGTGCAGAGTATAGAATGCCGTTCAACCTAGAGGTAAACTATGTCTGAACTCAACGCATACGAACTCGACATGTTCGAGAGTCTATCTGAAGCTATGTTTAAGCTCGCAGAAGATAAGGAATGGTCTGTAGGGAATCTTGCTGACATCGTAGTCAAGCGCCATTGCGGTGATGGATACTTTTCCTATGATGGTATCTTGAACGACTTGCAAGAGCTCCTCAAGAATGATGAGCTCGCATCTGAAATCGTAAGCTTTATCTAAGGAGAACGTAAAATGGCTACAGTGCAACAATTAGTAGAGCTTCTCAAAGAATGGGATGCTCATCAAGATACAATAGACCAAATGGTCTCGTTTATTGACGAAAATGGCCCTAACATCTACGCTATCTCTACAGAGTATAATTTGTACGAGATTGATGTAGCGTTAGAAGAGTCGCTAGAGGCTATTCGTGCAGATGCTCTTTCTGAAGAGAATATGGAATACTATGAGTATGACATCTTCGAAGATTTTGAAAACTCCGAAGAAGAAATGAAGCGTGGTTTTTTATACGGCGAAGGTTATTTCTTCGTTCGTATAGATTAACAGTTGCCTATTTTAGCAAACTAGCTATAATAGTACTGCAACGTTCAGATAGGATATACGTATGATAGATGACAGCAAGATACTGCATCATGTTAGAGAGCGTTTGTATGACAGACGTCAAGCACTACTCTCTGACATTGATGTGATGGAGCATGAGTGTAAAGAGTGGCTTAACCCTCATGACTTTCAGTCAGGTTGGTATACCGGTAATATTAATACTATGAAATCAGAAGTAGAATTTCTCGAGAAGCTTATTAACGATCTAGAGAACGCATACTTCGCATAACTAATGGACCCTTAGCTCAATGGTAGAGCAAGCGGCTTTTAACCGAGAGGTTGCAGGTTCGAGTCCTGCAGGGTTCACCAGTTGCCTTTATCTGCGTTTAATGTTAGTATGAGAGTATGATGAAAGCAGATCTTGAACTAGCCGTTAAACGTTTGCATGCAGCATATACATTGTATTATCTCAAGGCTACTCCTAATGCCAAGATGAACGACGCTGTTGTGTATGCTAACGCATGTACTTCTGACTACGTAGACTATGCTGAAGAAGCTTGTAAAGATTATAAGTGGAAAAGTATGGCTAAGGTACTAGAGAACCAAGTTCGTATTCTTCTCGGTTTTGTAGAAGTGTACGATAAGATTATCGAACGAGATAGAGTAACTCAAAAAACGAGGTGGTCGCTATGATTAGTCGCTATGATGTTGTTCTTCGTCGCTGGGAATATGGTTTTTGGCGCGGTAGTCAGTTTGTGATTGTAGGTGTAATGTGAAAAGCTATACAATTAATATTGATTATAATATCGCAGATAAAATCTTCGTCGATGTTCTTAAAGACGATTATTTAATGCTGTGTAAAGAGATAGCTCACATTAACCAGACACAAGAAGGTAAAAAGCCAGAAGAATTTCCTCCTCATATTAAGGAAGATTTTGAAGCTTGCCATAACAATACAGTTGCAATGGAACAGCTTTTCTTCTACTATATGATGCCTGAAGATGCATTGAACCTTATTAATGAAGGTAATGCAATCCGTTTCTAAAGTTAGCCTATATAAAATGTATTTCCCGATAGCTCAGTTGGTAGAGCATTCGACTGTTAATCGAATTGTCCCAGGTTCGAGCCCTGGTCGGGGAGCCAGTTAGGTTCGTCGCTTAATAGACGCGCGAGAGGTCACGGTTAGCCTCTCACCAATTTCGCCGGTGTAGCACAGCGGTAGTGCAGCGGTTTTGTAAACCGAAGGTCGGGAGTTCAATCCTCTCCACCGGCACCATTAATGCGGGTATAACTCAGGGGTAGAGTGTCAGCCTTCCAAGCTGTTCGTCGCAGGTTCGAATCCTGTTACCCGCTCCAACTATCTAAAGGTGTGTCATGTTTTGGTATGTAATTCTAGTAGTGATCAATGCTAATGGTACAGTTAATGCTACCACACACTATCCAAAACTACCTCAGTATAACCATGAATCAAACTGTAAAGAAGCTGGTAAAGCTCTAGCAGACAAAGCACAACTTGAAGCAGGTACTAATAATGCTAAAGTGTTCTGGAGGTGTGAAGCACTTTCATATGAAACCGTAGCTAAAACACTTCCGAGGACATAATGGTTGAAGAAGATAAACTACTCAAAGTACACCACGATTGGATGCTAGATATTCTTAAACGAATGAAACAAACAATCGAATCTAAAGATGTTAACGAAACTCAAAAGCTTGCAGTGCTTGAATACTGGGTTAAGCAAGCACTTAAAGTAGAACGAGAAGACTGATAAATACTTTTATGGGTACAGCGTCTGTAGAAGCTCGACAAGAATTAGTTGATAAAATTAAGCACCGTAGTGATATTAAAATTGTAGATATCACACACTTTGGTGAAGGTTTTTATCTAGTCAAAGTTGAGTCAGATGAACTCCCAGCAGGCTATCATGGAATGCAAAGTATTTACTTTGAAGATGATAGAGTAAAGTTTAGACGAGACTTAGACGTCTAAGCGGAGGTAGCTCAGTGGTAGAGCTTCTGCTTGCCAAGCAGACGGTCGTGGGTTCGATCCCCATTCTCCGCTCCATTATTACAGGTGAACTATGCGTAAATTTGACATTAACGAAGTCATCGACTTTATCAAGTCGCAATCTCCAGAAACAAAAATCTATCTAGGTGCAGATTCAGTTCGCCTTAATGTCAAAGACGTATGGTATGCAGATTATACATTAGCAGTCGTTGTTCATTATGATGGCAACAAGGGCTGTAAAATATTTGGTGATGTAATACGTGAGCGTGATTTTGATCAACGTCAAGATCGTCCTCGTATGCGTCTCATGAATGAAGTATATAAGATTGCCGAGCTCTATTTACAGCTTGCAGAAGTATTAGAAGACCGCTATATTGAAGTACATCTTGACATTAACCCTGATGAAATGCATGGTTCGTCTTGCGTAATTAATGAAGCAGTCGGCTATATAAGAGGTATGTGTAATGTTGTTCCGTTTGTTAAACCAAACGCGTTTGCAGCTTCTTATGCAGCAGATAGACTGAAAGAAGTTCTTTCAGCTTAACAGTCACGCGCTAGTGGCGGAATTGGTAGACGCACTGGTTTTAGGTACCAGCGGGCAACCGTGGGGGTTCGAGTCCCTCCTGGCGCACCATAGTTCGGGGATTAGCACAGCCTGGTAGTGCGCTCGCTTTGGGAGCGAGAGGTCGCGAGTTCGAGTCCCGCATCCCCGACCATATAAATAAGCTATTGGAGGATAGCGTGCAAGGTGCACAAACGGTCTTGAAAACCGTGCCACCGAAAGGTTGATGGTTCGATTCCTTTATCCTCCGCCAATATCAGTGTGATGTAACGGTAGCATAACGGTCTCCAAAACCGTTCGTCAGAGTTCGAATCCCTGCACTGATGCCAATATACAGGTAGCATATGAAATTAAAAAAGCTTAAACTTACACATGAAGAGATTTTTGCTGAAGTTGAACGTCACGAATTAGTAATATGCCACCTAAGAAAAGAAGATGGATCACTTGAACCATTTTTAGTTTCTTACGATAATAAAAAATACGCCATGCCAGAAGGCTATATGGAATACGATAAGAAACACTTTAGACGTTTCTTTAATATCTAACGGAGCGTGGGCAGGACGGTAATGCAGCGGTTTGCTAAACCGTAGAACCGAAAGGTTCAATTGGTTCGACTCCAATACGCTCCGCCAAGTTCTTCTTGGGAAGAAGTAAAAAGCACCCTGGTCGGAGTGGTGCAGAGGCGAGTGCGACGCCTCTGCCTTTTATTTTTGAGGTATATGATGAGTTATACTGTTGTTATTCCTACAATGTGGATGTTTGCACCATTCACTGCTTTCTTAAAAGATCTTGTAGAAGAATCTAGCGTGTCTATGATTAACATCATTAATAATGATGTGGATAGGACACCAGATGATCCAATCTTAAAACATAAAAAAATTCTTATGTATAACATGCCGGATAACATTGGGGTTAATCCGGCATGGAACTTTGGCGTTCAGTATTCAGGTGGTAACGAAAACATCTGTATAATGAATGATGATATTACGTTTGATCTTAAAGTTTTCAAGAAACTATATGGCCGTCTTCGTAAAGGTTCTGGTGTATATGGACTGTGTCCAGGTGATCCAATTCACTACCAGCCTCCTGTAACGACCGGTATTATAGAATTCCAACATACACCTTTCCCATATCATTACAGTAAACATTTTGGTTTCGGACAGCTTATGTTTTTAAATAAACATGACTGGACGCCAATTCCTAATGGTCTAAAGATATATTGGGGTGATAATTTTATTTACGATACCTACTATCATAAATTTAATAACAATCACGTTATTACTAATATGTTCTTTCATACTCCTTGTGCTACTACAACAAGCACTATTGAAAATCCAGGTGGCATTGTTCAACAAGAGGGTATAATATTTAATCAGGTTATGCCTCAGATAGTCAACGACATTTTAGCGAGCAAGCAATGAAAGATCTTATTCTAGCTAGCATAAGCAATTACACTTATGATAAAGTAAAACACTGGCTTAATTCTATCAAAAAGTCTGGTTTTTCTGGCGATGTTATTATGATATGTGCTAGTGTTGATGTTGATACAATTAATAAGCTTGATCAAGAAGGTGTAATTGTATATCATTGTGATCTAGAACCTAACCAGCATATTGTTGTAGAGCGATTTCTTTATTACTGGAATATTCTAGATAATCTAGAAGAAGAATATCGATATGTTATTTGTACAGATGTATCAGATGTAGTATTTCAACGCAACCCTTCTGACTGGCTCAGCAAAAATATTACAGAAGAAAAACTTATTGCTGCATCTGAGTCAATTACATATAAAAACGAAGCGTGGGGCTATCACAATATCAGAGCATCTTTTGGTATTCAAATTGGTCAAGAGATGGATGATTGGGTTATTTACAATGCCGGTGTTATAGCCGGTGAACCTTTTTTTCTAAAGAAATTATTTAAAATTTTATATTTTATGTGTGATGCTCGACCATCTCAAGTAGCTGGTGGAGGAGGACCCGATCAAGCAGCTTATAATATTATTCTTACTACTCAACGTTATGAAGATATATTTTTTGCACCGTCTGAATCAGCATGGGCAGCTCAATTAGGTACTACTGGTGATCCTCATAAACTTCTTTACTATAATTCTCTTTTAGTAGAACCTAAGCCTATTTTTAGAGACGGTTATGTTTGTACAAGCAAAGGTGAACCTTTCTTTATAGTTCATCAATATAATAGGGTACCTGAAATTAAAAAAGCGTTTGAGGAAATATATGAAAGCGTCACGCAATAATCTTATTATAGTTCCTGTAGGTCTAGATATTGATCATTTTGTTAAATTACATGAGCTAGAATTTGACATGAATGATCATTGGCGTAATATTGCTAATGATCGTAACTATGATATCTTAGCAGTACAATATGGTGATTATGTTCCTCAAGAAGGTACATATGATTATTTGCTTAAGGCAACAGGTAATAAATGGAAAATTCTTAAGTCAATTAAAAATGAAATTGACTTTGCTCAATGGGATTATATTGGTCTTTATGATGACGATATTGTCACTACAACAGATTGTATCACAGCAGCTTTTAATTACGCTAAAATAAATAATATAGCAGCATATCAGCAAGCTCTTTCTCCAGGATCAGAATCTAATTGGCCGGTTACTAGACAGCAAGAAGGATGGGCAGTATCGTTTACCAACTTTATGGAAATAATGTGCCCGGTCTTAAGACAGGACTGCTTATTTAAAGTGATTGATCTCATCGATAAATATGATGTAAATCATGGATGGGGACTTGATTTTATTTTTAGTGATTTGTTTGATAGCGATATTGGTATTATACATTTTGCTCCTATGTTTCATCCTTCCCGCCCAAGCACAGGTAGCTCTTACAAAAAAGATGACGCATTTAAAGAGATGGATTCTCTTCTCAATACCGTATATCCTTCTATTAAAGAAGGATGGGTATCGTCACCTGGCCATGTAAGATCGTTTTTAAAATACGATGAGGTTTGATATGAAGTGTTTAGTAACAGGCGGAGCTGGATTTATTGGTTCCCATATTGTAGATGCTCTAGTAGCTAAAGGTTATCAGGTATTAGTTATCGATAACGAGAGTTCTATTGTTCATAATAACTTTTACTACAACGATAAAGCATCATATTTTAAAGAAGATATTGCTGACTATGATGCAACAAGACCTCTCTATGAAGGTGTTGATTATGTTTTTCATTGTGCAGCAGAGTCTCGTATTCAACCTGCTATCGAAAATCCTCTTCTAGCTATTCGTACAAATACTTTTGGTACTGGTGTTGTTTTGCAGTGTGCAAGAGAAGCTGGTGTTAAAAAGATTATGTACTCATCTACATCATCAGGTTATGGTCTCGTCAACACACCCCCTCTAGATGAGACTATGCCAGATGATTGTCTCAACCCATATTCAGTGTCAAAAGTATCTGGAGAAAAACTCTGCGGTATGTATGATAAACTGTTTGGAGTAAAAACAGTTATATTCAGATACTTTAACGTATATGGGCCTCGTGAACCTCTTAAAGGTCCATATGCTCCAGTTGTAGGTTTATTTCTAAGACAATTTAAGGCTCAAGAACCTATTACTATTGTTCCCGACGGACATCAGCGTAGAGACTTCACTCACGTTAATGACGTTGTGCGCGCTAATCTATTAGCAATGGAAAGCGATGTTCACGGTGAACTATTTAATGTAGGTACTGGTGTAAATTACTCTGTATTAGAACTAGCTGATATGATATCAGACAACCAAGTTATGATTGCTCCTCGCCTAGGTGAAGCTAGAGTTACATTAGCTAATAATTCTAAAATTAGAGATATGCTAGGTTGGGTCCCTACATATAAAATTACTGATTATATTAAGGAACAACTAAATGGCTAATGTATTTTTAGACCTTGGTACTCACTTTGGCCAAGGTCTTTCTAACTTTATAAACAGATATAACATGGATGAGAGCTGGGTTGTTCATACATTTGAAGCCAACCCAACAACTTATGATATCTTTATGGAACAACATAATAGTAGATCATGGGTTACTGCTCATAATAAAGCAGTATGTGCTGAAGATGGAACTATTACACTTCATCAAGAAACTCCTCCTAATGAAGGAGCAACAGGTCAAGGCTCATCTATTATTAATTTAGAATACTGGAATCCTTGGAATGGTACTATAAGAGAAAATTTTCAATCTGATATCGATGTAGAATCTATTTCACTCTCTAACTTTATTAAGAGCAACTTTAATATAGAAGATAATATTATTATTAAAATGGATATTGAAGGTGCTGAGTTTGAAACTTTGCAAGACCTTATAGAGACTAAAGCTATAGAATATGTAAATGAAATATACGTTGAATGGCACCCTCATTTCTTTACCAATAAAGAAGAGATGGGTGTGTTAAAGAACAATATTTTAAATAAACTAAAAGATTATAAAGTTGTTATGCATGAGTGGCATTGATGCAAGGTTATTTTTTTATTGCTCTGGGTGAACAATATATTGATGAATGTGTTATATTAACACAAACGATTCGAAAACAGAACGATGAAAGGCCTGTAAGCCTTCTAATTCATCAAAGAGATATTGAATACGCTCAGCAGTATAATATGTTTGATAAGTTAGTAGTTTTTAATCCTAAAGATAAGCTTTGGGAAAACTGCACCACTAACTTTGAAAAATACTGTCTTTATCCTAGACTATATCTAAACTCATATACACCTTACGAAGAAAGCATTACAGTTGATTCTGACGTACTTTGTCAGTATAATGCAGATAAAGTATGGAAGTTTTGCTCACAATATACCAAGCCAGTTGTTATGACTGGACGACATGATGATCCTTCTTGGCATTGGGGACATATCAACGAAGTATCAGAAGCATATGGTAAAAAAGTACCTCATGTTCATGGCGGGTTCTTCTATCTAAGAAAAGATCCATTTCTAGATACTTTTTTTGATTATTGTAAAGAAGTATTTTACAAGTATGATGACTACAACTGTAAGAGGATGTTTAGAGGTGGTAAAGTAGATGAGATTATATTTGCAATTGCTCATGCACACTTTGATATGCTACCTGTAGATTTTAGTCAGTTTCCAATTATGACATTCAACTACACTCCTGACATGGAAATACCTTCTAAGATACAAACTGAAGGTGGAAGAATAGAAGAGATGAAAGATTACATCCCATTTGTTCATATGTTTGATAAAATGGGTGGGCAAAATTACGAAACACTTCTTAGTAAAATTATATGATTAAAAAATTTGATTATCTTATTGTAGGAGCCGGTATGTTCGGTTCCACATTTGCTCGTCTTGCTACAGATGAAGGTAAACGCTGTCTTATTATAGACAAGCGCAATCATATTGCTGGTAACTGTTATACAGAGAACAAAGACGGTATTAATATACACAAATACGGTCCTCATATCTTTCATACAAGTAATGATAAGATATGGAACTTTGTTAATCGCTTTGCTAAATTTAATAATTTTATTTTAAATCCTAAAGCGTATTATGATGGTAAGCTATATTCACTACCATTTAATATGAATACATTTTATGAGATGTGGGGTACTATTAAACCTCAAGATGCTAAGTTTATAATAGAAAATCAAACTAAAAAAATAGGCTCAGTTGACAATCTAGAAGATCATGCACTTAGCATGGTTGGTGAAGATATTTATAATAAGCTTATTAGAGGTTACACTAAGAAGCAGTGGATGAAAGATCCTAAAGAACTGCCTGCTTCTATTATTAAAAGACTACCTATACGTCTTACATACAACAATAACTACTTCAATGACACCTATCAGGGTATTCCAATAGGTGGTTATACTAAGATGTTTGAAAATATGCTTGAAGGTATTGAAGTAGTTTTAAATGAAGATTATTTTAATAAAAAATCAGAATGGGATTCTATTGCTCATAAGGTAGTTTATACAGGATGTATAGATGAATTTTTTGATTACAAGTATGGTAAGCTGGAGTATAGAACGCTAGATTTTCAAACTCAATTTTTAGAAGATACTGGTAACTTTCAAGGTTGTGCTATGGTCAACTATACAGAAGAAAGTGTACCTTACACACGTATTATTGAACATAAGCACTTTGAATTTGGTACACAACATTACACATACATTACACATGAATATCCAGTAAAGATGGAAGAAGGAAAGACGCCTTACTATCCCATTAATACTGATGCAAATCAAAAGATTTTTCATCAATATGACTTGCTATCTAAACAATCTAATGTTATATTTGGTGGAAGACTAGCCAATTATCAATACTATGATATGCATCAAGTGATAGGACAGGCTATGTCTATATACGAGTCCGCTAAATAAACAACCTGTTTTCTGAAACAGGGAAGCAGCCTGGATAGTATCCTTGCTGTCAACATTAAGGAGAAGTAATGAAACAATTACTACATCTCCTAGTATTCTTTATGCTAGGAATGTGTGTGTTGTCTTCGAAGACTGTAGCAAATGATAAAATCCATTCACTTGTCACACAGAAGGCAATAGAGCACAATGTGCCTCCTTCTTTTGCACACGGTGTTATAATTACGGAATCAAATTATAATCCTAATGCAAAAAATGGAAGCTCCATTGGCCTAGGGCAAATTCAATGTCGTACGGCTAAGGGAATCGGACTACAAGGGGATTGTAAAAGGTTATTTGACCCAGATACTAATCTCATGTATTCTATGAAATACCTTAGAATGGCTCTTGATAGAGCGAAGGGAAATCAATGCTTTGCAGCTACCCTATACAATAGAGGATTAGGAGCTAAACCTGCTAATTCTAAGTATTGTAAAAAGGTATTCTCTAAAATAAAAACTTAGTGATTATGAGTTGGGAGATCGTCTAATGGTAGGACAACGGACTTTGACTCCGTCAATCTAGGTTCGAGCCCTAGTCTCCCAGCCATAGTGATAACAAGGTAATAAATAATGTTTTACATCTATCCGGAAAGGTCTCAACCAATTATGAACAACACATGGGGTTACCATCTTCTTCTTGACTGCACAGCAGGTCATAAGGACGCTATCTCCTCAAAAGAAAATGTCTATAATTTTATTAAAGAACTAGTTCCAGCTATTGATATGGTCGCATTTGGTGAGCCTTGGATTGAGCATTTTGCTACTCATGATCCAGACAAGGCTGGTATTTCTCTCTGCCAAATGATCGAAACATCTAACATTACTGGTCACTTTGTAGACAAGAATGGTAACTTCTATATTGATGTTTTTAGTTGCAAGCCTTTCGATAATGATGTAGTATTAGAAGTGGTCAGTAAGTACTTCAATCCAGAAAAGATTCGTGTACACTTTATTTCACGTGACGCATAAGTATATCGCGGGGTAGCGCAGAGGTAGAGCACCTGGCTCATAATCAGGAGGTCGCCGGTTCAAATCCGGCCCCCGCAACCAACTTTAGGATATATTATGATTGAGCATGCATACATTCTTTATATTGATACTCCTGAAGCAACAAAATATATGGAAGAGTGTAAAGCTTCTTGTGAGCAATATGGCATTCCTGTTACACCCTTTATGGGTAAAAAACTTCCATGCACAGTAGAAGAAGTTAAGAATGATTGGGGATTTAAAGTAGACCCTGACGTTGAAATTAACAGTCGTGGTTTACCATGGATGGATAGCTGGTTTAAAGAGCAGCTCTGTTTAACTGGCCATATGAGTATATGGAAAAAGATTGCTACCGAGCACAAAGCAGCAGTAGCAGTATTTGAACATGATGCTATTGTGAAGCGAAACTTTAGTGATGTTCAAGTTCATGATATGGAATTTGTATATCTAGGATATAGAGTAGATCATAGAGATGATTATGAATGTATCTCTGATCCGTTTATCAAAGTACCAGTTGATAAGTTTGAAGGTACACATGCCTATGCTCTCACACCTCGTACAGCTGCAGCATGTTTGAATGCGCTAACTCAACTACCTGTATTACCATTAGGTACTTCTATCGATCATATGATGGGTGTTCGTAATATGTTTAATCTACCTATGTGGGTAGTAGATCCAGCTCCAGTAGTAGCAGCTATTGAAGATAAGCAGTCTTTTACACAACCAGATCAAAAGACTGCTCGATATAATATGGCACCTCCAGATGGGTTTCTGAAAGGGCTAAAAAATACAGATAAGTACATGTATGATCCTGAAAACAACTGGTTGGTATTCTGATATGGATGATAATTACTCTGTAAACATGCTCAAAAAAGCAGCTTTTGTAGACGAAGTAAGAAATTATCTTGATATTATTATACAGAGTGCTCAGGATTATGATAAGGAAGTAGCTGATAAAGCTAAGATAGTCAAGCAATATCTCGAAGGTAGAATTGAGCACTTGACTAAAATATCAAAATAGCCTATATTATCTTATAGAGAGGTGTTTTGTTATGAACATTGTGTTATGGACTAGATGTGATGTGCCTCCTCTATATCATACCGGTGATTGTTTTTATTCAATAGAACAAATGATCATCGAAAACGAAATGCACTATCGTGCATATTCTCTGCGGGAAGATGTGATTGTATGGATTCCCGCACAACACATACTATTATTAACAACATTAGGAGAACAAAATGATTCGCAATACACTAGTCGCATTCCTCGCTATCGCCGGGGTTTCCTCAGCCGTGGCAGGAGATCTACCAAATCGGAAGCAGGCTCCAGCCGCTCCAGTAGTATCCAGCGATAGTGGCTTCTATGCCGGCGTCCGTGGTGGCGTTGTCTTTACTGACAATATTACAATCGGTGCTGGTGCGGGTTATCAGTTTAACCGTTTTATTCGTGCAGAAGCTAACTACGACTACCTTAATAACGACAATAATAAGACAAATGGTCTTTCGTCGTCATTAGCAACTGGTAATATTATTGGTCAATATCCTATTGCAGTTTGGGGATTGACTCCTTATACGCTCGCTGGTATCGGCTATCGTTGGAGCGATGCCAAAAACGAGCCAGTCTGGAACGTCGGTGCGGGTGTCCGCTACGATGTAACGAAGAACGTAGAGCTTGATGCTCGTTACCGCTACGTTTCTTCTTTCCAGAACGAACGTCAGGGTAATGCATTTACCCTCGGACTTAACTATAAGTTCTAATATTACTGAGGCGGCTTCGGCCGCCTCTTTTAACGGTCGCTTAGCTCAGCTGGACAGAGCAACAGCCTTCTAAGCTGTGGGTCAATGGTTCGAATCCATTAGCGATCACCAATTTTGTCCGCGTGGTGGAATTGGTAGACACAAGGGACTTAAAATCCCTCGCCATAGTGCATGCCGGTTCGAGTCCGGCCGCGGATACCATTAAGGATGTAAAAATGGCTTTTATCAAACTTACAAACAATCATGGAATTCAGAAAGGCAATCCTCTGTTGATTAATACAGAATGGATTTCTTCTGTATATGAAGAGCACACACCTGACGGTGTCAAGACTCTTATTTTTGGTGGCCCATCTGGTGTAGTATGGGACGTTGAAGAATCGTTTAAAGAAGTTCACAATCTTTTGGAGAATGTTAGTGGCAAGTGTTCGTGTAATTAGTTATACCACTCCTGTAAATGAAACAATGGATCTTTCTGATCTCATTGCTTACATTGCACGGGTATCTAATCCTTCTAATCAGATGAACACTGCTACATCTGATAAACTTCTTAAGTATCTTGCTAAACATAAGCATTGGTCTCCTTTCGAGATGGTCAATGTTGTTATGGAAATTGAGACTACACGAGATATTGCTCGTCAAATTCTTCGTCATCGTTCATTCGCTTTTCAGGAGTTCAGTCAACGCTATGCAGATCCGACCTCCGATCTGGGATTTGAGACGCGTGAATCCCGTCTCCAAGATCATAAGAACAGACAAAATTCCATCGAAACAGAAGATGCCAAACTTCTCGAAGAATGGAAAAACCGACAAGCCAAAGTCATCAACGAAGCCCGAGGAGCCTACAAGTGGGCAATAGAAAAGGGTATTGCTAAAGAGCAGGCTCGTGCAGTTCTTCCAGAAGGAAACACTGTTTCTCGTATGTACATGAACGGTACACTTCGCTCATGGATTCATTACTGTCTTCTTCGTATGGGTCCGGAGACTCAGAAGGAGCACCGAGAGATAGCACTTGCATGTTGGCGAGAAATCATTAAAATATATCCATCACTCGAAAATGTAGTGGAAAGCTAAATATTGTGCACAATGGAGCACTATAATGATTCGTTTCCGTAATACTAAACTAGTGCAAAAAGAACACCTAGAACTTGCTAAAGATCTAGGTGATTATATAGAAGACTACTTCTTCACTCCTAAGCTCAAAAAGAAGCTTGAAACTACAGTCTTTTTTAAAGAGAACTACTTCAAAGAGACTGGTAACTATGCTGATTGTGTATGGGAAGATACACATGTCAGACCTCTAGAGTTCACCATTAACTTTGAACCTAAGCAGAAGCTCCCTGTATTTCTAAATACATTTGCTCATGAAATGGTGCACGTCAAGCAATGGGCTAAAGGTGAAATGTATGTGCACCAACGTGATATTAGTATTACATGTTTTCGTAAGCAACTTGTAGATACTAACAAGGTAAACTACTGGGATCAGCCTTGGGAAATTGAAGCATACGGTCGCTCAATCGGTCTTGTTGTGCAATGGGCACAAGATCGTAAACTTACTAACTGGAAAAAGCTGTTGCCTGATATGTGATCATATGCTATAATATGGTTATATGTGATAGGAGATATCTATGCAACGTCCTGGTAAAAAGCACAAAGCTGCTCTGTCTGACTACGATAACGTCAATCTGACTTCGCTTATTCGTTTTTGTAAGGCTGCTCAAGCCGATCTCGAGAAGGCTGGCGATACTGATGCCGCACTTCGTTTCGAGATCTTTGGTGAGTATCTTCTTAACGACTTCAAAGGCGGCTTTCTCAAGTATAACTCTAAGGCTCTAGGTCTATAAATAATAGATCAATCTGATAGGAGAAAATTATGAACGACAAAATCAATCCAGTAGATATCTATGCAAAAGCAATCTCAGAACAAGTTCGTAGAGAGCGCGGTTATGTAATAGAAGAATCACATTCTGAAGCTCAAAAGACAGTTGAGAAAAAAGAAAAAATAGGTGTAGGTCATGTAGCTTCACATGGTACCCATCACGTATTTTCTCCAGAAGATAGCAGCACAAACGATGATCATATAGCTTATATTCATCATGATACTGCTACAGGTAAGAACCATCACATTCTTCTAGATACTAAAAAGCATTCAGTTGCTAGTGTTCATAAGCAAATGAACAAAGCAGTCCCAGGTGGTGTGCATAAAGATCTAGCTAAAAAAGTAGCTGATGCTCACAACGAAGACTTTGAACACGACGATTGATTTATAGTTAAACGTTAACCTAAATATAGGGGCTACGGCCCCTATTTCTTTAGAGGGTGATTATGAGTGATATTGTAAAGCTTTTGCTTAAGAAAAATAAATTTGAAGTTAAAAAGTTTACTTCTAAATCTACAGAAATTTTAGTTCGTCATGAGATGCGTCATAAGCTTAGAGATGATGTTCAAAAAGAACTAACATCTATGAAGATAGATTGGAAGCAAGAGCGAAAGTCTACGCTTTCTTCTTTTGATGTAACAACATTTACATATCAAAATAGAAACTATACTATAATTTACAAGCCTCCTCTAGAGGGTAAATTTGCTGGTGCTATCAAAACATCTAAACTAGAATCTGCTCAAGCTTATTATTGTGCAGCTGCTTGGAATGGTAGTACAGAGTTTACTGAAGAAGATCTTAAGAGTGCAGCTAGTAAAGTATTTGCTACAGAGACAGTAGATTATATACTTAAAAATCTCTCAGAAGATTGGATTGACGTTTCTATTAACGTAGCAAAGAAACTTCATAAAGAATTTGGTAATAAGCAATACTTCTTTCATAGAGGTAGTGATTGGGTATCGTCTCTAGAAGCAAACTTTAAAGCTTTAAATAGAGTTGAGAAAAGATTTAGTAATGTTAATAAGTGGAATCCAGCTGATATTTACTTAGTTTCATCAACAGAACAAAATAGAAATTTTAACTTTAAATCTATTTTAGAAATGAATTCCTATCTTAATAGTTGTATTAGCTCAGGTAATGTTATACCTGTATCACTTAAAAAAGCTCCTTCAGGGGAACCTAAAGTGTCTTATGTTAATTATAACACTACTAGACCTTCCTTTAAATATACTGGATATGAGGTAGGTGGTTTCTTTAACTCTAAATCTGTATACTTAAAGTATGATGGTGGTATGATTCAATTTAGAACATTTCCTAACTATGCTGGTGAGGTTAGCGGTAAGTATGCAGTTCACGGAAAGATAGGATTGAATAATATTAATCAATATCTTCAAAAACACCTTAAATTAAATATTGAAAGTCAAAGATCTCTGAAGATTAAGTATCAGAAGGACCCTATTGATATTGCAGCTAATATGTATGAATATCATAAATACCTTAGTAACAACGTAGAACCTTTCGATAAGTTTATGGAAAAATTTAAAGCAGCAAAATATGATTGGGTAGAAAGTAAATACCTAGGATTACAAATTATATTTGCTATTGAATCTGGCAGAGAAAAAGCTGATAGAATTATATCTGATTTTCTTGCTTATGCATCATCTCAAACAGAATATAGCGCACCCTATGTTAAGGTAGAATAATGAAACAGTTCTCACATTTTTTAGCAGAACAGGCTGGTAAAAAACTAAAGCATTTAGATCATCCAGAAGATAATGCTATGTTCTCTCATGAAGGGTTTACTCATGCCTTTCATGCTCTTCATGATGTTCATAATGCGCTAAAAGGTAAAAAGCACACATCTACTATCTCAGCCAAGCTTGATGGCGCGCCTTCTATGGTTGCAGGACATCATCCGGAAACTGGTAAGTATTTTGTTGCTTCTAAGTCTGCATTTAATAAGAATCCAAAGATTAATTACACTCACGAAGACATAGATAAGAACCATAAAGACTCTCCTGGTTTAGCTCATAAGCTTCATCAAGCATTAGATCATATGCATAAGGTATTACCTAAGAAAGGTGTATACCAAATGGAGTTTATGCATTCACATGATGACAGGCAGCATACTGATTCTCATGTAAAATTTAAACCAAACACAATTACATATTCGCTTCCTAAGCATTCAGAAGAAGGGAAGAAAGCAGATAAGTCAAAAATCGGAGTAGCTGTCCATACAAAATACGAAGGCAACTCAATCGAAAATATGCATGCAACACCTGATGTAGATCATCATAAGTTTAAACAACACAAAGACGTGCATTTGATTTCGCCTGAGGTAAAGCTATGAACAAAGATCAATCAGCTCAGTTTGAGCATCACATGGAACAAGCAAAGAAGTTGCATGACTCTCAACCGCACAATTTTCATGAGATTGTGGGCAAGCATAAAGAACATTTATCTACTTACATCAATAAAACTGTACGTGATGATACTAAACCTACAACTAAAGGTTTAAGAGCTCACATATCAGAAAGAATGGCTAAAGAGGTAGATAAAGTATCTACCGAGAAAGCAAAGGCAGGCAAGAGAGCAAACCACATGGCAGCTCTCTTGCATCATGATGAAAATGAACATCATTTTGCAAACGCATTAAAGATTCATCACCATATTCAAGCTGCAAAAGACATATTAGTACACGGTCTTAATCAGAAGAAGCATGGTGGAATGGAACATCATATTGACGGTAAAGAGACTAATCCAGAAGGCTATGTTGCTCGTCATAATGGTGAATCAATTAAACTAGTCAACAGAGCAGAGTTTTCGAAAGCTAACTTTGCCGCTCCTAAAGAGTGGAAAAAGTAATTAATGGATGAGAAGAAGCTTTTAGAACAATTTGCACAAGTTCTAGGGCCTGCAGCACAAGAAGCACTGTATGCATTAGAGAATAAAAAGCTCAAGCAGTTAAAGATGCTTGAAGCTTTTACTGCATCTTTGTCTAAAGTAGCTCAAATAGAAGTATCTCTTTCTGAAGAAGAAAAAGATAGAATCATTAATCCAGAACACTATAATAAAGCTAAAGCTGAGCCTCTTCAGGAATCTGGAAAACCTGACGAGGCTCAACTACCAGTCAAGGACTTTGTCTCTCCTGCAGCCTATGAGCTATCTAAGCTTCCGCAGAAAGATATACAACAATATGCAGATGCTATTCCTAATTCTATTAGAAAAGAGATAGATCTTATAAAGAAGGCTGTTGCAGATTTTCATAGATTTGCACAGCGTCATTCACAGCTCGGTGGTGGTGGTGAAGTAAGATTAGAACGTTTAGATGATGTTGACTATCAATCTATCAAGAATGCCACTGATGGGCAGGCTCTAGTTTGGGATGCAGCTCTTAAGAGATGGAAAGCTGGTAGCATCATTCCAGGCCCTGGTCCAGGTCCAGGTCCTTCTGGGACATCAGACTATTTTAATGAGAGAGAATTGTTTCAAGATCATGGGCTGGTTTCTGACCCGCTATATGATGCATTTGGAGTATTGCTATTAAGTTACGCAGATTTAAATCAAGGCAGCAGGCTGAATACCTATGATTGTGGTGTTATGCCATAGGTTTCTAGCACTTATAAATACCTATACAAATTATAAGGTTTTTAGCTAATGCCTACAGTAATCCAGTTTAGACGTGGCAACACCGCTCAAAATGATGCTTTTCTAGGCGCAAACGGTGAGATCACAATTGACACGCAATTGCATATGGTGCGATTGCATGATGGTGTCACTGTGGGCGGTCACATCATATCTGGATATGCTGGTTCTCAAGGCATTCAAGGTTATACAGGATCTCAGGGCGCTACAGGCTTTGTAGGGTCCCAGGGTGTAAATAGGATAGATTTGTTAGAAGATGTGGTGGAAGGAACTCCGGCAAACGGTGCGATTTTGACTTACAACACATCAGATGATAAATATTATGTCTTACCAATTTCAGTTTCAGACACTACAATTTCAAACACTGTTCTTGACGGAGGGCTATTTTAATGGCTAGTAATAAGATTCAAATTAAACGTTCGTTGACGACAGCCATTCCGGCTTCGTTAGCTAACGGTGAGCTTGCGTATACCGCTGCTGGTGACGTGCTCTATATAGGTTCTAATAGCGATATTGTCGCTATTGGCGGTAAAAGAAATCCTGGTTTACTAACTGCTAACCAGGCACTAGTAACTAATAGCACTGCATGGGTAGATGAAATCCGCGTTGCTAATCTTGTTGCTACTAACATCTGGGCAAATGGTCAGAATGGCCCTGCCGGCACAATTCTTGCATCTGACGGCGACAGTGTATATTGGTTGGACGTTGCTACAGTTTCTGTAGGACCTCAGTATGTAACCAATACAGATTCTCGTGTTCTATCTGGTAACCTACACTTTACAGGTGCCAATACTGTTATTGATAATCTAACTATCAATACAACAACCATTAAAGGTATTTCACCTACTATTGATCTTGCTGGTGATCTATCTGGTTCTGTTACATTAACCGACCTTGCTAATGGTACTCTAACAGCAACTATCACTAAGACAATTGCTCTTGGTACAGATACATCAGGCGACTACGTAGAAGATCTAACAGCTGGTGATGGTATTAGCGTAACATCTGGTACAGGTGTTGGCTCAAATCCAACCGTAGCAGTTGTTGCTGGTACAGGTATTACATCTAACTCAACTGGCGTACATATCGGTCAGCCAGTTGCAACTACAGACAATGTTACATTTAATGACATTGTAGCTAACGGTAATACTACACTTGGTAGCTCAATCCAGGATAAGATTACAGTTAATGGTTCTATTACTGGAAGCCTACTTCCAACCGCAGACGTTACCTATGACCTAGGTGGCAGCGGCGCACGTTGGAAAGACTTGTGGTTGTCAGGTACATCAATTTACATTGGTGGAGCAACAATCACATCTACATCAGGTAATACTATCACAGTTGGTGGCGTTACAATTGGTGATAATAATATTTCTGCTAACTCTGCAACTATCTTTAACAACTTGCAGGTTGGTGGTGATTTAATCGTCTCTGGTAACCTTGCATTCGTTAACGTAGAGACAGTCCAAGTTAAAGATCCTCTCATTCTTCTTGGCTCAAACAACACCGTAGGCGATACAGTTGACCTTGGCTTCTATGGCACATATAACTCAGGTACACAAGACTATGCTGGTTTATTCCGTGATGCTTCTGATAATGGCACATTCAAGCTATTTAAAGGTCTAACAGCACAGCCTGGTTCAACAGTTGATACAACTGATCCTTCTTATCAGGTAGCAACTCTTGATGCATTCTTTAAAGCTGGTGCAGGTTTTACAGCTAATGCAACACATGCTGCACTAACTGCTAGCCCAACATATAACGTACAAATCACTGCAAACACTCTAACTCTTGCAACTGCTCTTGCTACATCTTCAGGTGGTACAGGTCAGTCAACATATAGTGAAGGTGACTTGCTAGTAGGTACAGGTGCTGGTTCTCTAGCCAAGCTTGCTCTAGGAACAGCCGGTTATGTACTACAATCAAATGGTACTGCTCTAGTTTATGATACACTAGACGGCGGCACATTCTAATACAACAAAATGGTGGCAGTCTTTACCGGCTGCCACCATAATATTTTTTTATTATGGAGTATATTATGGGACCAGAGTTTTATAACCTTTACGTCGATAAGTGTTTGAATGAAGCTCTTGAGTTAACTAAACTCAAGATCATGCTTAATACACAAGTTTCTTTTTATGAAAAGCAGATTGCAGCTCAAAAAGAGGAAATTGAACGGCTACAAAAAGATTTAGATAAAGCCTTAAATAAGGCTTCGTCAAAGAAGAAAACAGAAACTGAAACTGAAAATTTTTAATTGATAAGGCAGTACATACTGCGTTTGTAAGAGGGCCATATGGCTAGTAACTTGATCCAGATCAAGCGCACCTCAGTGTCGGGTCGCGCTGCTAATACTACGACACTCCCAAATCCTGGCGAACTCGCACTCAATATGGCCGACGGAATTCTCTATTCCGGTAACGGCTCTTTTACTTTTGAGATAGGCGCCAACAATACAAATGCTCAAGTTACTAATCAGCTCTCTGTTAACAACGCAGTAGCTAACGTTATCACTTTTGCTAATTCAGGCTTTGTTGTCGGAGAAGGACAACTAGCCTGGAATAGTGTAGATGGTACTCTTGATCTCGGTATGGGTGGTGGAAATGTCACCCAGCAGATCGGTCAAGAAATCTATTATAGAGTAAAGAATCAGACAGGTCTTGCTATACCAGAAGGCACTGTCGTTATGGCCAACGGCACTATAGGTGCTTCTGGTATCATTAAAGTAACACCTGCTGTAGCAAATGGTGCTTTCCCATCTCAGTATATTATGGGTGTTACTACAGAAGAAATAGCTAATGATGGTGACGGTCTAGTTACAGCATTCGGTAAAGTAAGAAAAATAGACACCTCGATGTATACAGCAGGTGCTATTCTTTATGCTGATCCTGCAAACCCGGGCGGCCTTACCGCTACTAAACCAGCTGCTCCTAACTCTAAAACTATTGTAGCGTTAGTTGTTTCATCACATAATAATAACGGCGAGTTGTTTATTCGTCCTACTTTTGGTTCATCCATTGCAGATGACGAAAAGGTTGAACTTAATAATATATCTAACGGTCAGATCCTAGTTTATAGCAGTCAAAATGGCCGTTTTGAGAATAGTAACAATCTAGTCTATCTACACGCAACTGAAATGCTATCAGTTGGTAATGCTGTAGTTAACACGCAGATTACAGCTGGTATTATTAGACTAAACGGTTCTGAAATCTTCGTCGGTAATAACACAACAATTTCTGGCAGTAGCGTTCAGGTCGGTAATGTAGAACTCCAGACTGATGCTGTAGTTATTAATGGCTTATATGCTCTTACATCAGAAACAGCTGGTGTTGCAAACGATGCATTTTACCTAGGCGGTTTTGCTGCTAATACCTATGTTAGATTTGATAACTTAACACCTACATTTTCAGACGTATTTACAGCGTCAGGCTCTCAAAACAATTTCGTAATCAGTACTTCTATTCCAGATGCTAATTCTGTTATGGTGACATTGAACGGTATGGTTCAAGCACCAGGCATTCACTACACTGCAACAGGCACTTCACTTAATCTTGCCTTTACTCCTCCAAATGGCACAGTAGTAGAAGTAAGAAGTTTGGGTGGCACACTTATAGCTGGTGGTAGCTACCCAACTTCTGACGCCCGTCTTAAGACTATGTTTGCACCTATTGATGAAAAGCAAGCTGTAGCATTTGTTAATAATATTGAAACAAGCTGGTACATGTTATCAGATGATCCAGAAAAAAGAGTTAAGCCAGGCTTTACTGCGCAGGATCTTATTAAAAACGATTTATCTTCTTTGGTATACTCTGAACGTAAAAAGGGTATGAAAGAAGTTATAGATGATAATGGTGTAGTTTCTCCATCAGGAACAAAGTATACGGTTGATTATGATTCTACTATTCCGCTTCTTACTGCTGCTTTGAGAAGCGCATTAAAGCGTATAGATAAGCTCGAAAAAGAGCTCAAGACAATAAAGAAAAAACCTAAATAGGTGTAAGTAACACCTAACAACTAAAGAGAGAGCTTAAATGGCTGGTTATCAACAAATAGGTCTATTTCAGATCAATACCGATGGTAGTGCCAACGGCCAGGTATTAGTATCTAATGGTACATCAGTACAATGGAGTACAGTCTACGGCTTTGCAGGTTCGCAAGGTGATATAGGCTACGTTGGTTCACAAGGTATTCAAGGTACTACAGGTTTCGTAGGCTCACAAGGTACTACAGGATTTGTTGGTAGCCAAGGCGCTACAGGTTTTGCCGGCTCTGCTGGTACAATAGGTGTTGATGGATATACTGGCTCTCAAGGTATTCAAGGTTATACAGGTAGCCAGGGTATCCAAGGTGATACTGGTTACACAGGCTCACAAGGTGATCAAGGTCTAACCGGTTATACTGGTTCTTTTGGTGATACAGGTTATACTGGATCTCAAGGTGACCAAGGTATAACAGGTTATACTGGTTCAGCTGGATATACAGGTTCTTTTGGTGATACTGGTTTTACCGGATCTAGAGGTGATATTGGATTTACCGGTTCTAAGGGTGATTCTGGGTTTGTAGGATCACAAGGTGATATCGGCTATGCAGGCTCAAAAGGTGATATTGGTTATGCTGGTAGCTTAGGTACAGTAGGTTACACAGGATCTAAAGGTGAAAAAGGCGACTTTGGTGGTGCTGCTTTCCTCTATGATTTTGATACTTCAGGAACAGAAATATTAGCGACAGGTCAGCTAGCATTTAACAATGCAAATTTTGCAAATGCTACCTTTATGTTCATTAAAGAGACGGACCTGTCTAATACTAACATAGGTAATTTCTTAACTACTATTGATGACTCTACATCACCTATTAAGGGTCATTTCTCTGTAAGATCAAACTCTAATACTAACTTGTACGCTATGTTTGCTATAACTGCAAACTCAACGTATAGCAGTTTTACTCAAACATATACTATACCAGTATCATATCTAAGTGGTGCTACTTCAATAGCAGATGATACAGATATAGTTATTACTTTTGCAAGAACTGGTGATATTGGCGCTACTGGTTTTACTGGATCTAGAGGTGATGTAGGGTTTACCGGCTCGGTAGGCGCTACTGGGTTTGTAGGCTCTAGGGGTGATGTAGGCTTTACAGGTTCAGTAGGCTTTGCTGGATCTAAAGGCGATACTGGTTTCACAGGATCGATAGGTACAACCGGTTTTGTAGGTTCTAAAGGTGATATCGGTTATACTGGATCTCAAGGTAACCTAGGATACGCTGGTTCTAAAGGTGATGCGGGTTATACCGGATCTACAGGCTATGATGGTTCACAAGGTACTACAGGATATACAGGTTCAATAGGTGCACAGGGCTACTCAGGTTCTATTGGTGCCTCTGGTTATACAGGTTCTTATGGATATACCGGTTCTGAAGGCGGAATAGGTTATACTGGATCAAAAGGTGATACAGCTACAGCTAATGCTCTATCACAGTCATTTACTGCAAATGGTTCTCAAACACAGTTTACATTAGGTACAAGTGTAGTTAATCAAAACAACATAATCGTTACAATTAATGGTCTAGTTCAAACCCCAGTAACGCATTATACTATTACAGGTACTATACTAACAATTAATGCACCCCCTTATGCAAATAGTATAGTAGAAGCACGCAACTTTGAAGTTGGTGCAGGAACTAATACTCCAGACTTCACAAACTCAATTGTCGCTAACTTCTTAATGGGATTATAAGAGGATAAAATGCCAAACACATTCAAAGTACTAGGTCAACAAGCTCCATCTGCTACAACACAGACGCAACTATATGCAGTTCCATCAGGTAAATCTGCAGTAGTTTCTTCTGTAAATGTCTGCAATAGAGGTGCTGCAAATGCTACATTTAGAGTAGCAGTACAACCTGCTAATGCTGCTATTTCTAACACACATTATATTGCTTATGATACAATAGTACCTTCTAACGATACTATATCACTAGCTCTAGGTTTATCTTTAAGTGCAACAGATGTAGTTTCTGTTTATGCTAATAGTGCAACAGTAACATTCAGTGCATTTGGTTCGGAGATTAGCTAATGCCATTTAAAAAAGCCACCAGTTCTAGCATATCCTCTAGTGTAGTTAATCCTGTTGTAGCTTCTACAGGTGGAGGAGCCGTATCTTCTAATCCAGTTGTTGAGTATCTAGTCGTAGGAGGTGGTGGTGGAGGCGGTGCATTTGTTGGAAGTGGTGGAGGAGCAGGAGGTGTACAAACTGGTTATGCTTCTGTTAACACAGGTGTTACATACACAGTTGCTGTTGGATCTGGAGGTGCAAATCAAGCTGGTAGTTACGGTCTAAAAGGTGGATTTTCTATTTTTGGTAAAATTTATGGGTATGGAGGTGGTGGTGGTAAATCAACATATGGAAGCAATCCTAATGATACTCGAGAGTATGACGGAGCAAGCGGTGGAGGTGTTACCGGAGCCTCTAATCCCGGTTTAGGTCTATTAGGACAAGGTGCAAACGGAGGTGTTGTGGTCTCTGGTGATAATGTCCCAGCTGGAGGTGGCGGAGCATCAGAAGTAGGCAAATCTTCGAATACTACACAGGCAGGTTATGGTGGAAACGGTATTTCCAGCTCTATTACAGGAACATCGCTATACTATGCTGGAGGTGGCGGGGGAGCTGCACACGGATCTTCAAGTAGAAAAGCAGGTAACGGAGGCGCAGGGGGTGGAGGCGCTGGTGGTGTATCATCAGGCGCTACAGGAGGTACAGGTGTAATTAATGCTGCATCTGGATCAGTTAACTCTGGTGGAGGTGGAGGAGGAGGTGGATATACAGGGGCTATAGGCTCAGGTGGTTCTGGTGGCTCAGGTGTAGTGATTCTCTCTTATTCAACTTCTTTTGCTAACGCAACCACGACAGGTACACCCGAATATTCTGAATCAGGTGGAAATAGGATCTTTAAATTTACTGGTACTGGCTCAATAACATTCTAATAGAGGATAACAATGGCACATTTTGCAGAACTTGATGGTAATAATATAGTAACGAGAGTTATCGTTGTAGGCAACCAAGACATTCTCGATGCAAACGGTAATGAGAGTGAAGCAGTAGGCATTGCTTTCTGTCAAAATCTCCTAGGTGGCATCTGGAAGCAAACCAGCTACAATGGTAATTTTAGAAAGAACTATGCTGGTATCGGTTATACATATCGTGAAGATATCGATGCATTTGTTCCACCACAGCCTTATCCTAGCTGGATTCTAAATACAGATACAGCACGATGGGAAGCACCAGTTCCTTATCCTACAGATGGTAAGTATTATTACTGGGATGAAGCTACTACATCTTGGGTAGAGATTCCAACTCAGCCAGAATAATACCATCATTTTAATATGACATCGCGCTCATAAATACTAATAAACATATAGGCTTTTAGATGTCAGATATTAAGCAGCAGATTTATTCCGATCAAATTACAGTAGAGGGCGTACCTTCAGGTTACGTTCTCTCTTCTAATGGCTCGGCTGCTGTTTGGTCTGCAACTACTGGTTATGCAGGATCTCAAGGTTCTCTAGGTTATACTGGCTCTAAAGGTGATGCTGGTGCATTTGGCTTTACAGGCTCACAAGGTGAAATAGGTTATACTGGTTCTGTAGGCGATACAGGCTATACTGGATCGGTAGGCTTTGTAGGCTCTGCTGGTTATACTGGCTCTCAAGGCGATCAAGGACAGTTTGGTTATACAGGTTCTCTAGGTCCTCTTGGTTATACCGGCTCAGTTGGTAATCAAGGTACAACAGGTTATACAGGTAGCACCGGCTTTGTAGGTTCGTTTGGCTATACAGGATCTAAAGGCGATCTCGGTTATACCGGTTCTATTGGTTTCACAGGATCGGCTGGTGCAGGTTATACTGGATCATCAGGTACAGCAACTGCTAACCTCTCTTCACAAGCATTTACTGCAAACGGCACTCAAACAACATTTGCATTACAAGCAAGTATAGCAGTTCAAAACAACACTATTGTATCTGTTAACGGATTAGTTCTTACCCCATCTATTGATTATACTATATCCGGTTCTACTTTAACTCTCACATTTACTCCGCAAAACGGAGATGATGTAGAAGTAAGAAACATATCAGATGTAATTACCAGTGGGGTAGGATATACTGGTTCTGCAGGCACTGGAGGCGGCGGTGGTACTAACACAGCTGTAGTATATACGTACAGTATCATTTTAGGTAGAGGATAAAATGGCAAATCCTAATCTCTTAAGCATAACAACAGTAAGTGGTAAAACAGCTGTTGCAAACGTAAGCAATCTTGCATCTTCTAACGTAGTTGTTAATGCATCAGGAAGCAATACACTAGTCAAGATTAATAGTCTTGTTATTACTAATACAGATACAGCAAATAACATTGCAATCAATGCTGGTGTTCTCAGATCATCTGTTGTTTATAAAGTAACGTCAAACATTACTGTTCCTGCTAACTCATCACTTATCGCTATTTCTAAAGATGCAAACATCTATCTAGAAGAAGGTGATGCATTAAACGTTATTGCAAGTGCAAATAATCTACAAGCCGTGTGTTCATACGAAATAATTGGATAATAAATGCCTGTATTTTATCCTGGTAATATTTTAAGCTCATCTGAACCTAATCCAGGCTCTGGTATGTGGAGTATGACTACTCACATGCAGAAACGTAGATCAGGTACATGGCCTGCTACAACTCCTGCAGTAGTACGTGATAGTGAGTTTGAGTATACTACATTACTATTAAAAGCAATAGGTGCAAATACAGCTCAAAATGCTACATTTTTAGATAGTTCATCATATAATCTATCAGTAACAAGAAACGGTGACGTTACTCAAGGTGCATTTTCACCTTATGGTATTGATGATGGAGAATGGTCAGCTTATTTTGATGGTACAGGTGATTATCTGCTAACAAATACATCAGATTTATTAGCATTTGGTACTGGAGATTATACTGTTGAATTTTGGGTTTATGGATTATCTTTTGCTTCAGCTCCATACATATACTCGTCTACTAAAGGTGTGTCAACTTGGTGGCCCAGGTATGCAATTCAAATTGCTGCAAACGGTACACTTAATCTCTATAGTCGCGATTCTACAGGTGAAAGCACTCAAAGTACTTCAGGTACCTTATTAGTAAATAGGTGGTATCATGTAGCAGTTTCAAGATCAGGTGGAACTACAAAAGCTTTTCTAGATGGTACTCAAGTATATAGTGGATTTAAAGCAAATGATAATATAAACGTTAATCAACGTTTAGAAATAGGAGCTGCATTCGCTTTTAATAGTAATTATTTTAACGGTTATATATCTAACATAAGAGTTATAAAAGGTACAGCGTTATATACCACAGGTTTTACACCTACAACTTCACCTTTAACTGCAATATCGGATACCTCAATTCTTATATGTCAAAGTAATCGTTTTATAGACAAATCTACTAATAACCTTACTGTTACTAAAAACGGTGATGCTAAAATATCAGCATTTACTGCGTTCAATCAAAGCAGTTCTTACTCTGCTGCTACTTATGGTGGCTCAGCTTACTTTGATGGAACTGGTGATTATTTAACAGCAACTTATAGTACTACCAATCATGATTGGTGGACTTCTGATTATACTATAGAAGCATGGATATATTTAACCACATTAACAGGATGGTCGTTCAATGATGCTACGAGAGATATTCCTACCTTAGTGGGAAATATGAACGTAGGAAACAATACTGATTACTGGTCGTTTGGTCCAATAGCTGGTGGTACTGTAAGATTTTATTACTTTAATGGTGCTGGTAATATAGTAACATCTACTGAAACCGTTAAGTTAGGTCAATGGAATCATATTGCCATGACTAAAACTAGCTCAGGAGTAACCATATTTGTAAACGGTATTGCTTCAACCGTCACTGCTATATCCGGAACACCTCAATCTTCTGCAGCAACAGCATTAACTGTAGGAGGTTATAGCAGTACGGTTATTAATGGTTATGTCTCTAATTTAAGAATAGTAAAGGGTACTGCAGTATATTCAGGTAACTTTACTCCTCCTACTGCTCCGTTAACTGCAATTACTAACACTTCTCTCTTACTTAATGCATCAAACGCTGGTATTGTTGATGCAAGTAGAAAGTTTCCATTATATGTTGTAGGAGATGCAAAGGTCTCTACAAACGTATTTAAATATGATAAGTCAGTAGCTTTTGATGGTACTGGAGATTATGTATTAGTTCCAGCTGCTTCATATACCGATGAGTTTTTATTTGGTTCAGGAAACTTTACTGTAGAAACCTGGGTTAGATTTACTGCACTTGGCCAAAATAGATGTTTAGTAGATGCTTGGGTATCCGGTCAATCAGCATCGTGGCAACTATACTACAGCAATTCTAGTCAAAAAATATTATGGTATGTTGGAAGTTCTGCACTATTAACCAGTACCACTACTCCGTTAGTTGATACATGGTATCATGTAGCAGTCACTAGAAGTGGTACCACTTCTAGAATGTTTATCAACGGGGTGCTAGAATCAACAGAACCTTCTATTTCGCCTAACTATAACTACAAAGCACCTCTTGCTTTAGGAGTTCAGTATTCTACCTTAACTAACTACTTAAACGGTTATATGGAAGATACAAGAATAACCAGAGGTGTTGCACGCTATACAGGTGCATTTACCCCACCTACAACTTCACTACCTACTGCATAAATATTATTAAAATGTAAGAGAAACAATGCCAGTAAAACAAATTAAACCATATCAGATTAGCGCTAATGGTAGTTTAAACGGACAGATACTTTCGTCCAACGGAAGCGCTGTATACTGGGCTAATAATACTGGCGGAGGCGGTGGTCCTGGTGTTAATGCTGATTCATCATATACCTGGACTAATACCCATATCTTTACCAATCAGACTAACTCTCAGAACGATGTGTCAGGCGCCGTTATTATACAAGGTGGTTTAGCTGTTAATAATAACATTAGCACTGGTGGAAGAATTGCTTTCTCTAACTCAGTAAATATCACCGTAGCCTATCTGGTTTATAACGTAAGTACAAATAGTATTGATACAGTGTTTGGTTCATAATGCCTATTGTTTCAAAACAATATTCAAATGGCACATATTACGCTGCTGAATTTGATGAAACTCCCTTTATAGTAGACATATTAGGTGTGGGTGCCGGAGGTGGTGGCGGCTCTATTCACCCTGGATTATATCCAGGAGGCGGTGGTGGTGGAGGTGCTGGTGGCTTATTTTATAGAAAATTTAGCTTACAACAGGGTAGTTATACTGTAGTTGTAGGTGGTGGTGGTGTAGGTGGTGTGCAGGGTACTACTGCGTCTGGTAACGGCTCTAATACTTCTATATCAGGTATAATTAATGGTTCTTCTAATACTTGGATAGGTATTGGAGGTGGAGGCGGGGGCACTCAAGGGTTTAATAGAACACAAGGTGTTAATGGTGGATCTGGTGGAGGAGCTGCTGTTGATATAACTTTTTATGACAATACAGCAGGTTCAGGACTACAGCCAGAGTCAGTAGTAGGAGGTTTAGGTAACAGAGGTGGTTATCATAACAGTTCTGGTGGTGGTGGTGGAGGCGCAGGAGCAGTAGGTGGCAACGGCAGAGGCAGTGGCGCTGGCGGACTAGGCGGTAACGGAGTATTCTTTAATATTACTGGCAACAATACCCCATACGCAGGCGGCGGAGGTGCTGGAGGAGGCTATTCAGTAGCTACAGGTGGTGTAGGAGGCGGCGGAAATACAGACACATCTGGTGTAGTTAATACAGGAGGAGGTGGTGGTGGCGCAACAGGAGCAGGTACTGGTGGATCAGGCGGATCTGGTATTCTAATTATATCTTACCCTGGTGCTCAATTTGCTACTGGTGGTACTATAACTACTAATGGTTCTAATACCGTTCATACATTTACTTCTACAGGAACATTTACTATAGGACAAGTCAGTAAACTTTATAGTAATGGTTCTTTAAGAATAGCATCTCAGTTAGATGAAAGTAATACAAGTTTTACAGGCTCAGTCAAACTTAACGCTAACGGTACACTATCAGTCAAACAAATAGATGAAATAGGACCGGTATATGTTGCTAATATTTTAGTAGCCGGAGGCGGAGGGGGAGGAGGAGGATCCTCCTTGTCTAGCTTATCAGCTATCGGTGGAGGAGGCGGTGCTGGTGGTTTATATGTAAGTAACACTCTAATTATGATGTCCGGGTTAGAATATGCAGTAGTAATAGGAAGCGGGGGTGCAGGAGGCACTCAAACTGTTGCAGGATCACCAGGATCTAATACTACATTTACAGGTCAGGTATCTGCAAGTGCTTATAGATTGTTTTCTAATACCATTACTGCTATAGGTGGTGGAGGTGCACAATCATATACCGGATCTGGTAGAGTATCTATTCAAAATGATGGTGGAAGTGGTGCTGGCGGCACATATGCTTTTGGCAGTGTAGGTGGAAGAGGTTCTGGTTTACAACCTTCATCTTTATGGGGAGGTTTAGGTAATCAAGGTGGATTAGGAAGTAGCGGAGGTTCAGCTGGAGGAGGTGGTGGTGCTGGTGGTGTAGGGTTTAATGGAGAAGCAGGTGCTGGATATTCTTCTACTATTACCGGTACATCTGTGACTTACTGCAGAGGTGGTGATACTAATAACGGTGTTCCTACTACCTGGGGTGGAGGCGGAGGAGGTAGAAATGCTGGTAGCGGTGGTAATGGCATTAGCGGTAATAATGGTATTGTAATTATAGCATACAATGGACCTCAGCGCGGAACAGGTGGTACAGTATCAACTAATAGCACCTATACTGTTCATACGTTTACATCTAGTGGAACTTATATAGCATAAATATAACGATATTCTAATAGGGTTAAGATGGCTAAGTTACAAGACGGCACACGAATTTTTGGATCTGCTAATGTCGACAATCAAGTGGTTGCCGGCAATTCATTTAATGTTGGCACATCTACTCTTAACTCTACATCTCTTGCTGTAAGATCTATTGTTGCAAACGGATCGATAGGAACTGCTAGTCAAGTACTATCATCTAATGGTTCTGCTATCTACTGGAGCACAACAGTAGGTTATGCAGGTTCAGCTGGTACTACTGGATTTACTGGTAGTGTTGGATTTGTTGGATCCGCAGGCACTAACGGGTTTACTGGTTCAATAGGTTTTACGGGCTCTGTAGGCTTTGTTGGTTCTACTGGTGTAGGTTTTGCAGGTTCTGCAGGCACTAATGGTTTTACCGGCTCAATAGGCCCTATTGGTTATACCGGCTCTCCTGGTACTGGTGGCGGCGGTGGAGGTGGTACTATAATAGGTAATGCTGTTATTGATAACTATACAGGCAACGGTTCCAATACAGTTTATACGTTAACTACGGGCGTAACTAATCAAAATAACATTATTGTAAGCGTTAATGGTCTAGTCTTAACTCCTGCAGTTCACTTTACAGTTTCTAATACAACTCTTACATTTACCTTTACTCCTGCTAATAATGATTACATAACAGTTCGCAATCAAGAGCAAGGCACTGGTGTTACTGGTTTTACAGGATCTGCAGGTGCTGGTTTTACTGGCTCTTCTGGGTTTACAGGATCAGCAGGGGCTGTAACTCTTAGTACTAACAATAATATTTTTTATTGGAATTCTATTATAAACGGTAACGTAGTTACCGGTAATATTCAAACAGGTGCGGTTAGTGGTGGTTCTGCTACTACTTATAGTGGTTTAGCAAATGGTTTTATTTTAACTAATACAACCGGACAAAGAGGCGCAGTATATTGGGATGCTAATACATCTTCTTGGATTAATCAGGAATTTACAATAGAAGCAAGTTTTGCAGCAGCAAATGGAACTGCAGTACCAGCAGATTGGATGCAGGTTATAGTTGGTGCTAATACTATAAACTTACCTAACAGTAGCACACTATCTGTAACTGGCGGTTACGGTATATATGTAGATTATTATAATAAAAGGTTTGCAGTAGAATTTAATCAAAGCAATACAGTTTTTATACCTTTTATTCCATTAGGTAATTCTACTACCTCTGCTGCAGCTCCAGGCGGTATTAGTGTTTATAATACAACACAGCAATTTTATACTTTAAGTTTAAAATTTTTAAATGTAAATAATAGAAGAAGATTAGATATTTACTTAAATGAATCGTTCCAAGCATCTGCAAATTTAGAAAGCTATACTCCTCTTGGTAATCTTTTAGGAGTAGCAGCCGCTACAGGTGGTGCATCTGCAACTACTTATTTTAGACAACTAAAAGTAACTAGAGATGGTGGTGTAATAGGATTTACAGGATCGGCAGGAACAGGTGGTATAACTACAGGCAAAACTATTGCAATGGCAATAGTCTTCGGAGGATAAAATGGCTAACCCTAATATAGTGAATGTTACTACTATTTTCGGTAATGTTGTAGCACAGGCAGTAACAACTACAGCAGCTGCCATTGTAACTAATCCAGCAAGCTCAGGAGCTGTATATAAAATAAACAGCTTAAGTGTTGCTAACATTAATACAGCAGCTGCAGCTATTACTTTAGAAATTAATATTGGCGGTGTTAATACCTTTATTGCTAGAGCTGTTTCTGTTCCTGCTAACTCTGCATTAGCAGTCATAGGTAAAGATACTGGTATATACCTAACAGAAAATAGCTCACTTCAAGTAACAGCTTCGGCAAACTCTTATCTACAAGCAGTATGCAGTTTCGAACAGATAAGTTAATATGCGTTATAGACTTAATGGCGGAGTCATTGGACCAGTAAACGATCCTAATCTTTACACTGCCCCTGGCATGTGGAGTATGACTGATGTTTACAATGGTGGCCTATCTATGTTGTGGCCTGGCCGTTTTTCTATAGAAGCTAATACCAATCTTTATTCTATAATGTACCATAATGATGGTGCAAATACAGCTACAGTAGGCACCTTTACTGATAGCTCAACAAATAACCTTACAATTAATAGAGTAGGTAACGCTTCTCAAGGGTCAGCTAGCCCATGGTCTGTTAAAGAAGGTTATTGGGGTGCTGCTTTTGTTAATAGAAGTTATATTAATTCAGTAACTGGTTCAGGAATGTATGCATATGTTCCTAACGGTACTCAATTTGATATGGGTACTGGTGACTTTACATTAGAATGCTGGATTAATCCTTCATCTTTACCCGCTGCTGATACTTGGCCTACAAATTGGTTTAACCATTCGTCATTAATAGGAAGAGGTACACCTAACGCTGGTGATGGTTATAATCTTATTTTAGGCGCTACCAAGCTTATATTTCAGAATAACGATGTGCTGATAGCTTCAGGCAACCATAACATGTCTGTTGCTAGATGGTATCATGTTGCAGCATGTAGATCAAGCGGCACATTAAGATTGTTTGTTAACGGTGTTACTGTAGCTAACGTTGCTTTCTCTTCTTCTGTGGGTGCTGGATCTAACTTTTATATTGGATGTGAGACTGGACAAGGTGCTTTTTTTGATGGCTTAATGAGTAACATAAGAGTTACTAAGTCGGCTCTTTATACTGCTGATTTTACTCCATCTACTACACCATTAACTAAAGTAACCAATACTTCACTTCTTACTTTCCAAAGCAATAGATTTGTTGATAACAGCGATAATGGGGCAGCAGTAACATACGTAAATAACTGCGGTGCTACTCCTATGAGCCCGTTCTTACCAGACTGGAAATATACTCCATCTATACATGGAGGAGCGGCATATTTAGATGGTGATGGTGATAATTTTACTGTAGATGATAATGCAGTGTTTGAGTTTGGTAGCGGAGCGTTTAGCATAGAGTGTTGGATATATCCTACTTCTCTCAAAGGCTATCAGGGTATATTGGGTAAAACTGGTACAGTCGACCAGCAAGGATGGGTTCTTACATTTGAAACTAATAACAGAGTTTATTTTTATGCAGGTAACGGTTCTTGGACTGTTGCTATGGATTCTGGTTGGACACCTCCACCTTATCAATGGTCTCATATTGTAGTAACTAGAGATACAAGCAACGTCTGGCGCATATTCTCTAACGGAATATTAAGAGCATCTACTACCAATAGCGTAACCTTATCTGATTATGGTGGTGCATTCTATATTGGTAAATGGCCTTATTTTCCAAGCTACTCTACTAACAAAGATTTTGGACCTGGATTCTTTACCGGGGTAAGAGTAGTAAAAGGTGGAATGATATCTGCTTATAACACTGCTAGTACTACTGCAGGCACTAAAATTTACGACGTTCCTACAACTCCTCCATCTATTAATGATGGAGTAACAGCAGGTAGTATTGTCTTACTAGCAGGATTTACAGGTGCACAAGTATATGATGCTACAGGAAGATCAGCTGTATCCCCTATTAATGATGCTAAACTAATAGCTGGACAAGCTAAGTTTGGTACCGCATCTATGTATTTTGACGGTACTACCGACTACTATAATCTTCTAACATATCCAGGTGTACTTCCTAACGGTAATGATCTTTATACTATTGAAATGTGGATAAAACCATTAGGTTATGGTGCTTATACTATGTTTGGTTTTAACGGAGGTGGTACTAATAACTTAGCTAATACATTTAGAATGACTACTACCGGTCTAATGAACTATTGGTGGGGTAATGATTTGTCTGCTACTGTTGCAGGCTTAACTGATGGTAACTGGCATCATGTAGTAGCTCAATTTGATGGTACTACAAGAGCTATTTACGTTGATGGTACTAGAGTAGCATCTGATACTCCTGGAACTTCTCATAACGTACCATTTGCTACCACTTATACTATAGGTAGAGGCTATAGTACAGAAGACTTCTTTGGTTATATTGACGAGTTGGTTATTCATAGATATGCCAAATATTCTGGAACATCTTATACTGTACCAACAAGGGCTTATGACATCTAATGCCAAGATCTAGAGGTAATGGAGGCATCACCGGGTCTATATCAAGCGCTAGTTCTACAGCAGCTAGTGGTATGTTTGGGTTATCAGATGCTGATAATAATATTAAAAAAAGCAAATGGCCAGAAACTGTTATTCCAGCTTTTGTAGCTAACTATCTTATAGTAGCCGGAGGTGGTGGTGGTGGCGGTCCTAATTTAGCTGCAAGCGGTGGTGGTGGTGGTGGAGGAGTTTTATCTGGTAACGTTAATCTAACAGGTCTCACTTCAGCAACTATAACAATAGGCGGCGGAGGTGCAGCAGATATAAACGGCTCTAACAGCTCTATAGCATTTGCAGGTTCAAATACTTCTACGCTTAATGCAATAGGTGGTGGTGCTGGTGGCAACTTTGTTGCTTGGAATAGTGGTGATAATGGTAGCGCTGGTGGTTCTGGTGGTGGAGGTTCTGGTAACTATTATGGTGGTTATGCAGGAGGAGCAGGAACTGCTGGACAAGGATTTGATGGTGGTTCTGGTGCTATTTTTAGTAATGGTGTTTATAAAGGTGGAGGAGGCGGTGGTGCAGGAGCTGTAGGAGGAAATGCTGGAGCAACTTCACAAGGCAATGGTGGTGATGGTCGCTATAGCTCTATATCTGGCACTAGTACAGCTTACGCCGGAGGCGGAGGTGGTGGTGCTATTAACGAAAGCGGTGGTACTTCCGGAGGTTCTGCGGGTGTAGGGGGCGGTGGTGTAGGAGGAAGAGGTAACGGCACTCAGTTAGGCACAAACGGTGGTACTAATACAGGCGGTGGAGGTGGTGGAGGTGGAAACCCAGCATGTTCTGGAGGCTCCGGGGTTATTATATTCTCTTATCCTACACTGTTTAATAATGTAGCTTCAACTACAGGTACAGTCACATATTCAGAGGCTGCAAGAAATAGAATCTTTACATTTACCGGTACTGGTAGTATAACATTCTAATGCATAAATACATAAAACATATGGATAACTAATGCCCGAATTATTTTTAAGACCATCACAGATTAGTGCAAACGGATCATCTAGTGGACAGATACTAACGTCCAACGGGTCTGTAGTTTATTGGGCAAATAATGCAGGTGGTTCTGGTGGTGGTACTATAGAAGCTATTGCTTATGATACGTTTACTGCTAACGGCACACAAAATACATTTACATTATCCACCAGTGTTTCTAATCAAAATAATACACTAGTAACTATTAATGGTCTTCTGATGACTCCATCGCAAGACTATACTGTATCTGGTACTACACTATCATTATTATTTACACCCCTTGCTAATGCTGAGATTGAAGTTAAAAAGTTTACAATAGGATCGGCAGGACCGTCAGGTTCTTCTAAACAATCATTTTTCTATAGTACAATAATAGGCGGATAAAATGGCAGCCCCTAATCTTTTAAATTTAACAACAGCAATTGGTGTAACAACATTTGCAAACGTTACACAGTCAGCGGCAAACGTAGTAACTAATCCTGCAGCAAGTAACAAAGCATTTAGGCTAAACAGTCTTATGTTTGTAAGCACTGGTGTTAACACATCTGTGACAGCTTATATTAACAGTCCTGGAAGAACACCTTCAAATACATTTGTGGTAGATGAGACTGTTCTAGTATCTAATGCTATATTTGTTGCATTAGATAAGAATACAGTAATATATTTACAAGAAGGTGAATCTCTATTTGCTGTCGCAGCTGCAAATAATGCTGCTCATGCTATATTGACTTATGAGGATCTTTCATAATGCCTAATATGGGTTTTAGAGGCATATATGCTGGTGCTAATAGTGCAATAGGCGGTAGAATTATATCTGGCGATTTAATTCCTGCAATACGAGGTAATTTTTATCCTACCTATGCTATAGGATTTACACCTTCTGATACTAATTTTAACTACACAACACTATTACTTAAAGCTGTAGGCTCTAATACTCAACAAAACTATACTTTCCTAGATTCTTCTACTAATAATTTTACAGTCACACGAAACGGTGATGTTACCCAAGGCTCATTTTCTCCTTACGGTTTAGATGACGGGTCATGGTCAGTTTACTTTGATGGTTCAGGAGATTATTTAAGCAACGCTTCTGCTGCAGCAGCTAATTTTGGTACCGGTGATTTTACATTTGAATGTTGGGTATATTTTACAGATATGGCTTCCGCATCTTATTATCAAATATTTGCAGCATCTAATTCTACCGGTGGTTTTCAAATTTATAAAAATACAGGATCTTCTAACTTAGTTTGGGATATTAATTCTACAAGTACAGATTTAATAGCAACTAATATTGTTGCAAATAGATGGTATCATATAGCAGTTACTAGAAGCGGCTCGACTGTAAGAACATTTTTAGATGGTGCATTGACTTATACGTATACAAACAGTTTTAATTTTACTATTACTGGTGCATATATAGGAGCATTTCCCACTGGAGCTAGCTATTTTCCAGGCTATATAAGCAATTTGAGAATAGTTAAAGGGACAGCAGTTTATACTTCTGCTTTTACACCTTCTACAACAGGTCTAACAGCTATTTCCGGTACGTCACTCTTAACATGTCAAAGCAATCGTTTCAGGGATAGTTCAACAAATAACTTTACTGTTACTCGAAACGGCGACACTAAAATATCTGCTATGACTCCATTTAATCAAAATGCTCCGTATACTACAACAACATATGGCGGATCAGCATTTTTTGATGGAACTGGAGATTATTTAAGCTGTGCTGCAAACACTGCATTTGCATTTGGCACTGGTGATTTTACAGTAGAAGCTTGGATTATGAGAACTGGAGGTTCGGGTAATCAACCTATCATGCAAAGTGATGCAATCGGATCTTCTACAAATGATAAATGGTGGTTTGCTGTTGCAAGTGGAGGTTTATTTTTTGGTACACATGCAAGTGGTGGATTTAACGTAGTAACTACTACTACATTTAACGTTAACGAATGGTATCATGTAGCGGTTACTCGTTCTTCTGGTACTATGAGAATGTTTGTTAACGGTGCAAATACAGCATTTACTACTACCGGTACACCTAGCGGATATAGCTTATCACAAAATGGTCTAGTAATTGGTGGTATGAGTACTCCTAGTTATTGGACGGGCTACATAAGTGATGCTCGTGTAATAAAAGGAACAGCGCTGTATACTAATAGTTTTACTATTCCTACTGCTCCTTTAACAGCAGTAGCTAATACCTCTTTATTATTTAATGCTTCAAATGCTGGTATAGTTGATGCAAGTAGAAAGTTTAATTTATACACAGATGGTGATGTTAAAGTAGCCACAAACATATTTAAATATGATAAATCTTTTGCATATGATGGTACTGGTGATATAGTTAAAGTTTTATCTCCTCCTGAAGAATTAAATCTAACTACTGCTACATTTACTTTAGAGGCATGGGTATACGTATCATCACTGGCAGCAATTAGAGGTATAGCCGGTTGTGCAACTACTGCTATTGTTAATAATGCTAGTATTGATTGGGGCTTTAGAATTAATACTAATGGTACTGTATCTTTTCTAACATGTTCTAGTACTGCTATTTTACAGGTAACCTCTACAGCTACAGTACCTTTAAATACATGGGTTCATGTTGCTGTAGTAAGAGAAGATGCTACAGCAAACGTTTACGTTAACGGTGTTGGAGTATCAGGTACTGTACATGCAACTACAAATTCAAATAGAGGTGTATTTACTGTAGGGTCAATATCAGATATTAATCCTATGTTAGGTTATATTGAAGATTTACGACTAACTAAAAATTTCAAGCGATATACTGCTAACTTTACTCCTCCTACAGCTTCTCTACCTACACGATAAATATTAATAAAAAGAGATATAGATGTCTGGTAAAAAAATTGGTTCAGATCAAATAGACGGTTCTAGAGGGTTTGTTCTCCCAACCTGGACTACGGCAGGTCGTCCTGCTAACCCTGTTAATGGTGCTATGGGATTTAATTCTAATACCGGTACTATTGAGTGGTATAGTAACGCTTACTCTAATTGGTATGGTATTAATAGCGTTCCATCATCAAATATAGAATATCTTGTTGTTGCTGGAGGAGGAGCTGGAGGATCTGGGTCTGCAGGCGGAGGGGGAGCTGGTGGATTTAGAACTGGTAGTCAATCAGTTTCATCAGCTACGTCATTCACTGTGGTTGTAGGTGCTGGAGGAGCTGGTTCTACCACTACTCCTTTTGCAACTAACGGGGCAAATTCTTCTTTTGATGTTTTTGTCTCTAATGGTGGAGGAAGAGGTGGAACTAGAGCAACACCTGATGTAGCACCAGCAACAGGTGGATCAGGAGGTGGAGGATTAGGTGATTTAGCAGCAACTTCTGCAGGTGCTGTTGGTAATACTCCAAGCACTACACCATCACAGGGAAATCAAGGCGGAAGCAATTTAAACGGCGGGGGTTATGGGTCCGGAGGGGGAGGAGGTGCCGGAAGTGCTGGTGGTACTGCAAGCGGCTCTCTTTCTGGCAATGGTGGTGATGGTGCATATAATTCATTCTCAGGAGCAAACACAGCTTATGCAGGAGGAGGTGGTGGTGGGTCATCTGACAATGGCGCCACAAGAGGTACAGGCGGTGTAGGTGGTGGAGGTAATGGAGGCACTAGCGGTTCTGGAAGCCCTGGTGCTACAAACAGTGGAGGAGGCGGCGGAGGAGCTGGAGGGGCTGTAGGTGGTGGAAAGACTGGAGGTAACGGTGGTTCTGGTATAGTTATAGTTAGATATCAAGGAAACCAAAAAGCAACTGGCGGTACAGTAACTAGTGCAGGTGGTTATACTGTACACACCTTTACAAGCTCAGGTACCTTTACTACGTATTAATAATAAATAGGTTATATTATGTCAGAACCATATATGAATAGACCATTAAGTCCAGGAAGAAAAATGGAAAGTCCAAATAAGACTAAAGATAAAAAGCTTAAGACCACTAAGGTCAAGGATGAGATTTCTGAAAAAGGTCGTACCATAGATGGTAACAGACCTGATCAGATAATTATTAATCCAGTACAAGAAGCTGTTGAAAAGCGTGCAGTATTTGCATATGGACGTTTTAACCCACCTACAACTGGACATGAAAAGCTTATTCATAAGGTAGAATCAGTAGCAAAAGAACAAGGCGCGCAAGCCCATATTGTAGCATCTCATTCTGAAGGTAAGTCTAAAGATCCACTCCCTAAAGAAAAGAAGGTTGAGTATCTTAAAAAAGTAGCCGCTAAAGGCACTCACGTATCTCATTCAACAAGCGAACATCCTACTCTTCTACATCAGTTATCAAAGTTACATAAAAGCGGTGTAGAACATGTTACTCTAGTTTCAGATAAAGAAAAAGAGTTCGGTGATCTAGTACACAAGTATAATGGTGTAGAAGGAAGACACGGACATTTTAATTTTAAAACTATCAAGTCAGTATCGTCTGGTATGAGAGATCCAGATGCAGAAGGCACTGAAGGCATCTCTGGTACTAAGATGAGAGCTCATGCTCGTTCTGGTAATATGGAAGAATTTAAAAAAGGTCTTCCTACAGCTCTCCATAAGCATGCAGAAGAAATAGCCAAACATATTAGATCAGTAAAAGAAGATATTGATGAAGAGTTTGAAGATTTCTTAGATGAGTCTATCTCAATGGCTTCTCGTCTCAAAAAAGCATCATCAATGAGAAGATATGAGGCTAAGTTACAAGCAGCCCGTAAACGTTCTATGATGAGAAGAGCTGGCACTAAGGTAATTACTCAACGTGCTACTAAACTCGCTATTGGTAAGATGAAGACTAGATTTGCTGGTGGAAGAGATCCTAGCACTTTATCTGCAATGGAAAAACAAAGAATAGAAGATATAGTTCATAAGCGTAAACAGGCTGTTCGCCGTTTAGCTATGAGATTGATTCCTACAGTTCGTAAGACAGAAGCTCAACGTCTTATGAAACATATTCATGTTCAAGAAGAAACATATACTGTTGATATGGATCTTATGAATGAATTATATGATGTTGCTCTAGAAGAAGTTAACTCGGTAGGAGCTGGTGGTTTTAGAGGTATGGGTAACGTAACTGGTAATGTTGGTATGGAAGGATCTCCAGTCAACAATTATACTTTATTTAACGCTGATAACGCAGATACCAGAAGTGATGAGCTTAAAAAAATAAAGAAGATGTTCCATGATAAGCATCATGCTTCTAAAGCTGTCAAAGAAGAGTTAGAAGAAAACTTTATGGATGGTAAGAATCCAGAAGATAAAGGTGATATGGCTCGCCATGGTCTAAAAGGTAAGTCAATATCTCAGCTTAAGAAGATTAGATCTTCTGATGATGCTTCTCCTAGAAAGAAGCAACTAGCTCACTGGTATATTAATATGCACAAGGAAGAAATAGATCGTGCAAATACACATGCACGAGATGAAGGCACTTCTTCTTTAGTTGACATTTATGCTAAGGATACACCAGGACAGGGTAAAAAGCAAGTTAAAGAAGATACTGATAGAACTGCTTTTGTTTATATGGCTCCTCAGCCTCCTAAAGAGATATTTGCCCAGTGTGGTTCTTGTGCGCACTTTATGCCTGAATCACAAAGATGTACTTTGTTTGGTAAAGACGATAAGGTAGTAGCAGAAGCATCTTGTACTCTTTATGCACATGGTGTTCCATCAGACGAACAAGAGATTTTAGAATCTACTACACCAAAAGAAGCTGGTTACGTAACTGGCAAGGTACGTTGTGAGAATTGCTCTTGGTTTGATGAAGAAAAAAGTACTTGTGGTTTATTCCAATCACTCAATAAGAAGATGAAAGATACATTTAAGCTTCAAGAAAAAGTAGACAAGTACGGATGCTGTAACGGTTTTTATCGTAAAGAAGAAGAGATGTCTGAAGATATTAACGTTCTATTCCAAGAAGCAGTCAAGGCTACTGACAAAGAAGCTATTCCACGCTCTGGTCAACCAAGAAAATCTATTGACTACGTAGTACGTTCACAGGTTAATAGATTTGTTTCTGATAAGCCTTATCGTCAACAAGCTCTGCAAAAACAAAAGATTGACGAAGAGGTAATCGAAGAAGAAAAGCCAGTATGGGAAAAAGAGCCTCCTAAAGATGGTGGTAGTAAATTATCCCCAGCAGCAAAAGCAAAAGCAAAGGCTCGTGCAAAGGCAGCAGGTCGTCCTTATCCAAACTTAGTAGACAATATGTGGGCTGCTAAGAATGAAGAGGTAGAAGATGAAGGCTGTCCTCTTCTAGATGAAGATTATGAAGAAGAACTTCATGAGTATATCGAAGAAGATTTTATTCCAACAGGTACCGAGCTCTATGAGAGCTGGGGAGAGCTTACAGAAGAAGCAGTAAAGAATGGTAAGAGAGTTCAGCTTAATAAACCATTCCTAACACCTGGTGGTCCAAAGAAGAGAGCTGTTTATGTTAGACATCCAGAAACTGGCAACATTGTTAAAGTTGGTTTTGGTGATCCTAACATGAGAATTAAGAAATCTAATCCTGAAAGACGTAAGTCATTTAGAGCTAGACATAATTGTGAAAATCCTGGACCTAAACATAAGGCCAGATATTGGTCATGTAAAGCATGGTAAAATAATAATAACAAAAAAGGTGTATCATGGAACAACTAATAGAAAAAATGAAAGTATTACTAGCAACTCAGTTTGCTTTTTATCTCAAAGTCCATTCTTTTCATTGGAATGTAACTGGACCTAACTTTCCGCAATATCATGATTTTTGGGGTGATCTTTATGGAGAGCTTCACGGAGCTATTGATGATATAGCCGAACATATAAGAGCAATCCAAGGTTTTGCTCCTGGTGCTTTAGCACGTATGCAGTCACTATCTAGAGTATCGGATCAGATAGAGGTTCCTAATGCTGCAGAAATGTTTAGAATAGCACTTATAGATAATAATACTATGATAGCTGTATTAACTGATGCGTTTAGAGAAGCAGAAGCAGCAGGTGAAGTGGGTCTTGCTAATTTCCTACAAGATCGTATTGATATCCACAAGAAACACGGCTGGATGTTGAGAGCTACAGCTTCATAAATACTATACGTGAATACGTATAATTATAAAGGGGAAAACATATGTCTCAATGGGGCAAAACAGATAACGCAGCTAACTCAGTACTTTGGGGCGTTTCAGGTTTTAATAAAACCGCTAACTCAGTAAACCAGACAGACTTCTATAATAATACCACGATTGGTGCTTTTGTAACCAATCTACAAGTAGGTCAGTTTGCTGTAGACACAACTGAAATGGGCTTAAATTCAGGTAACGTAGCCCAGATCTTTATTACATCTGCAGGTTCAGGATACACTGCTAACGGTAATCTAACATTTACCGGTGGTGGCGGTTCTGGTGCTTCTGCTAATGCTGTTGCTAATAACACAGGTAAGATTGAATCAATCAATATTGTTTCTGTTGGTTCTTCTTATGAAACCAATCCAACAGTAGCAATTTCTGCACCTGTTGCAACTACATTTAATGCTAACTCAGCGGTTACAGCTGGTGCTGGTGGTGGTGCTAATAGCGTTATTGCATTATCAACTGCTGGTGTATTTGTTGTAAATGATCCTATCATCTACGCAGTTGCTGCTGGTAATACAGCTCTAGCCGGTTTAACATCTGGCACAACATACTACGTACAGTTTGCTAACGTCACACACGTTGCACTATCTCAGACAGTAGGCGGTGCAAGAATTACACTAACTAAAGGTCTAACAGAAACTGGTCACTCACTACAGGGTGCTACAGCTACTGCTTATGCTGTTGTTGGTGGTGCTAACAACAAGGGTGTTCAACACGCCGGTTGGGTAGTTAGAAAAGTAGGTACTGGTGGCCGCGCTGGCCGTGTCCAGTATGAAACATTAGTCGCTATGGGTTCAATTGCATCTGATGGTTCAGATGATACAATTCTACCTGATGCTTAATTGATATAAAGAGGGCGCATCATATGCCTAAGATTTCAGAATTAACCGCAATCAGTAATGTCAGCACAGATGATCTAATGCTGGTTGTTAATGATCCAGGTGGTGCGCCCTCTTCTAATAAAATTACAGTACAAGGTTTTGCTACTGCTGTTACAGGAATGCTACGCTATGCTAATAGCACTGTAACAGGTACTGTAAGAACTGGAGAATATCTTACAGCCAACAGTACCGGCTATCTAACGTTATCTTTTAACAATCTTCCAGGCCCATATGCGAATGATGCTGTTGCAAACACAGCAGGAGTTTCTCAATTTGGAATATATTATGATAGCTCAGGTAATGTTAAAATTAGATTAACGTAATATGCATGATAGGCTAGACGAAGCTAATTTTCTTCTCTACGCAGCGAAACATTATGAGAACCCTCAGTGTCACGATACTGTTGAATTCTATGATGATTTGAAACGTATTAAATATATTAAGCGCCTCTTCAATAGATATCAAGAAGAAGGTGATCTTAAAGAACGGCTAATTCTCAATCATATTATAGTGCTTAATAACGTTTTTGGTCCTATACCAACAGCGCGTATGTTATTTTTAAAGTGTAAAGGTATGGAAGAGCTTCTTAAACCATTCCTACTATTCCTTAATATATTACCTGAAAAAATAGAAGGTATAGGAATAGAAAATAAAATTATAAATACTAAAGACATACAAACTAATCAAGAAATATTAGCACGTCTAAGGAATATCTAATGCTTATCGATGCATATCTTACATACCAGTTTATAAAGAAGCTCGTTACACCTTTTGAAGATATGCCTGCTTATAAGCTTGGTCTTATCGATAAGGATGGCAATTTCCTAAGACCCCGTAAATATTATAGCCCAGAAGATAAAAAAGCTCTAGGCTATTTTGATGTGCTCATTATTAATCTTAAAAAGCTTATTTCTAAACTTCCAGGTGGTAGTGCAAGAATAGGTACTATTGCAGCTGCAATGTTATTACTGAAATCTGATCCTAAGAAGAGAGTAATGGAAAGTGCAGATGGTGAGTTAGATTGTTCATGGTTAGAAGAAGAATATATTAAGTATGTAAAAGCACTAGAAGAAGATGCTCCTCCTGTTAATGCTACTGCAGGTGTTGCAGGTTTGACTCCTGACAGTCTAAAGATTCCAGAAAAAGCTCGTAAGAAGTATAAAGCCGCTAATGCAGCAGGATCTCCTGACGGCGTTTTAAAAAGAAACGTACCAGATGTTGACTCTTCTAGGGCCCTATAAGTGGCCAGCCATTATAGGCGCTGTATTAGTAGGGTTGCTAGCTCTTTGGGGCTACCTTGCTATTCGCGACTATAATACTGAACAAAGAGCACTTGCTGAGTTTAATCGTAAACAGCTTGAACAAGTAGTTCAACAACAGCAGCAATATATCAAACAGCTTGAGCAAATAGGTGAAATGCAAAGAGAACTATCTAAGTCTCTACAAGCAAAAAACGATGAGCTCAATAGTAAGATTGATAATATACAGAAAGAACTAGAAGTTAAAGCTCCTGGTGCTCAAAATCAATCATCACCTTATTTAAAAGAAACTATCAATCAGCTTAATAAAACATTTGGTCCTAAATGAAAAAGCTACTATTATTATCAGTCTTAGTACTAGCTGGATGTCAGAGCTCACAGGTTGTGACTGCTCCTGAGGTAAAAACTATTTCTATTCCAGAAGAATATTTTGACTGTCCTGTGATTAAAAGCTTTCCTAAAGCTGATACACTTACAGATGCACAAGTATCTAATCTTCTTATTACAGCTATTCGTAATAATCGTAGGTGTAAGAACTCTCTTGACGCAATCAAAGAATATCAAGATAGTGTAAATCAGACACTAAAAACAGTTGATTAATTCTCTCATTCAGCTATAATAACTCTGTTCTAATCAAATAGGTTATATTGTTATGAATGCTGTGTGGATCGATCAGAAGTATGCGTCATTGCTTAGCTCACAACTAGAGCAATTTAAAGTAATAAAACACTCTCCTTATAATGCCCGCTTTAGATGTCCCATATGTGGTGACTCTGCTACTAACAAGTTTAAGACGCGTGGCTATTTCTATCAGATAAAAGATCATATTAACGTTAAGTGCCATAACTGTGGTTATAGCTCTACACTTAAGACGTTTCTTAAGACGCTTAATCCTGGCCTTTACACGGAATATAGACTAGAATGTTTGAAAGAGTCTGGTGAAGAAGAGAAGCCAGAGAAGTTTGTATCAGATATTACTAAGTTTGCTACTAAGCGTGTAGATCACTTTGAACCCTTTAAAGAGCTGAAAAAAATATCTCAGCTACCATGGGATCATCCTGCAAAAACATATGTTACCCAAAGAAAAATACCATCTAACACGCACTATCGAATATACTATGCAGCTACATATTGTCACTGGGTGAATCAAATCCTACCTGGTAAGTTTAGCGAAAAATCTCTCGCTCTAGACGAGCCACGAATCGTGTTACCTTTCATTGACACGAACGGATATGTATTTGGTTTTACCGGTCGCGCTATTCGTAAGTCAACAAGCTTACGATACTCCACAATTATGTTAGATAATAATAAGGAAAAGGTTTTCGGTCTCGATACAATTGACAGTAATAAAACTGTTTACTTAGTAGAGGGACCGATCGATAGCCTTTTCCTTTCTAATTGTGTTGCGATGGCTGGTTCTGATGTTAAGTTTGAGAATATTGCAACGCAAGATAAACTGGTAGTAGTATACGATAATGAACCACGTAACAGCGAAATTGTTAAAAAGATTGAAAAGGCAATTGATCAAGGTTACAAAGTCTGTATATGGCCAGATGATATTCAACACAAAGATATTAACGACATGGTTGCTTCAGAACTTAGCGGTGCTGAAGTGCAGCATATTATTGATCAAAATACCTACCAGGGGTTAGCTGCTAAGCTAAGATTACAATCATGGAAAAAGATTTAAGTTATGTGACTGAAGTGCAATATGATGGTATAACTGGTGAATATTATATTGAATTGAAGCGCGAGATGTTACAAGCACTTGAATGGCGCGTTGGTGATGATTTAGAGTGGTTGACCGTTGGTGATACGTATATGTTAGTAAACAAAAGTAAAGAAGAACGAGATAGAGGCAATAATGACGACAGCTTATAAAGATACAAAAAAACTATTATCCGACGCAAAGTTCTATGAGGGGTATGCTAGATTTGTAGACGAAGAAAAACGATTTGAGACTTGGTCAGAAGCTGTCGATCGTGTTATGAAAATGCATATCGGTTTTTATGCCGATAAAATGTCTACCAAGTTGATGGATGCAATCAACGATGCTACCAAAGCATATAAGCAAAAGCTAGTACTCGGCGCCCAGCGTGCATTGCAGTTCGGTGGTGACCAATTACTCAAGCATCAAATGAAGATGTATAATTGCACTTCTTCTTATGCAGACCGCCCTGCATTTTTTGGTGAGATTTTTTATATTCTTCTCTGCGGTGCTGGTGCTGGTTTTTCAGTTCAAAAGCATCACATTGAAAAGTTACCAAAGATTGCACCACGTACAAAAGCTCCTAAGACCCACCTCGTAGAAGATTCTATTGAGGGTTGGGCTACGGCTCTGGATGTTCTTATGTCATCTTTCTTTGAAGATGGTGGTAAGTATCCAGATTATAAAGGCCGTAAAGTTTATTTTGATCTTAGCCAAATTCGTCCGAAGGGTGCTAAGATCTCCGGAGGGTTTAAAGCACCAGGCTCAGAACCTCTTCGTCGTTCACTGGACCGTATTGAGTATATTTTGACCGGTCTTACTATCCATGAAAAAACTGTAGCTTTGAGGCCTATTCATGTTTATGATATTGTTATGCATGCTGCTGATGCTGTACTTTCTGGTGGTGTTCGTCGCAGTGCTACTATTTGTCTGTTCTCAGCAGACGACGACGAAATGGCTATGGCTAAAACTGGCGATTGGTGGACAACTAACCCTCAGCGTGGCCGCTCTAACAACAGTGCTGTTATTGTACGTAATGAAATTACAAGGGATCAGTTTGCCTCCCTTATGAACAGCATTAAGCAGTTTGGTGAACCAGGCTTCTTCTTTGTTGATCATAAAGACATTACAACTAATCCATGCGTTGAGATTGGTATGTGGCCTCAGATTGATGGACGATCTGGATGGCAGGGTTGTAACTTGACTGAAATTAATGGCGGGATGTGTGATGACGAAGAAACTTTCTATAGGGCTTGTCGCGCTGCTGCTGTTCTTGGAACACTACAGGCAGGCTATACAAATTTCACCTTTCTATCCGACACAACTAAAGCAATCTTTGATCGTGAAGCACTTCTAGGTGTATCGATCACTGGTTGGATGAACAATCCTAAGACTCTTTTTGATGCTGCTATTTTGGAAAAAGGTGCTGAGATTGTAAAGCAAACCAATAAAGAAATTGCTGAACTGATCGGTATTAATCCAGCAGCAAGAACAACATGTGTTAAACCATCAGGTAATGCATCTGTTCTTCTCATGACTGCTTCAGGTATTCATGCCGATCACTCACCGATGTATATTCGTAACATTCAGCTTAATAAAGAGACTGAAGTTGCTAAACTCATCAAGCGTATTAATCCTAATATGGTTGAAGAGTCTGCTTGGTCAGCTGGTAAGACAGACTATGTTGTCTCTTTCCCAGTTGTATCTAAGACTGGTTCTATCTTTAAAGATGAACTCATTGGTGTTAAGCATCTTGACCTTATTAAGAAGGCTCAAGAGCATTGGGTCAATGCTGGTACTAATGTTGATCGCTGTTCACATCCTGGTATTCGTCATAACGTATCTAATACGGTTATTGTTGATAATTGGGATGAGATTGAAGAGTATGTATTTGCAAATAAAGAATACTTTGCTGGCATCTCATTCCTTCCTATGACCGGTGATAAGGATTATTTCCAAGCGCCTAATACACAGGTCTTAAAAGCATCCGAGTTGACCGAGAAGTATGGTGCTGGTGCTATTATGGCAGCTGGTTTGGTTGTTGAAGCTCTTAAGTGCTTTGATAATCTCTGGATTGCTTGTATGACAGCTCACGGCTACGGTGAAGATCTATCTGCAGACAATCACACTAATACCATGAAGAAAGACTGGGTCAGACGCTTTAATAAGTTTGCCCAGAACTATTTTGATGGTGATGTCAAGAAGACTGAATACTGCTTCAAGGATGTTTACCTGCTACATAAATGGGAGAAGATCCAACAAAGCATTCAAGACATCAAATGGGATGAAGAGTTGAAGGAAGTTAGATTCGTAGATGTCGATACATTAGGCGCTGCAGCTTGTGTAGGTGGTGGATGCGAACTATTCTAACACCTTGTAGTGATAACTGTCTGCTAGACGTCTACACCCAGGTTTGTGAAGGGTGTGGACGTACAGCAGAAGACATCTATAAGTGGTCTTCTTATACTAATGAAAAACGTAAAGAGATTATGAAGGAGTTAAAGAAGAAGAGAAATCAGTCTTCTTTATGAGGTATCATATGGTGAAGAGTGTAAGAACTATGTTCGTGCTTAACCTCTTCACTGCCTACATGTTTCCACTTTTGGCCATGAGCTAGAATATATTCATGCTCTGGATCCATAGTTACCTGAGATCTATTTAAACCATCAGCATAGATGCCGTGTTTAGATCCTTTAGCTAAATGAAAATGAATAACATGACCACCGTGTGCTTTACCGCTAAATTCGGCTGCATGTTGTGGATTTAAAGATGTAGATGTATAATTTTTATTCATCCATACTTTATCGTGAGTATCTTTTCTAGGATCAACAGATACACCATGATAAACGTGAACTGAACTATTTAATGGTTTTGTTTTAGTAATAGCATGATCTAATCTTATTCTAGTTCTATCATTTTTAGTAGAAAGAACTTCACTAGGATGTTTACCTTCATTATAAGCTTTTCTTATCTGCTTATTAATATTCTTACTATCATCGGTATAGTGTTGTAATGCACCAATATGATTACCGGTAAAGTCTTTAGGGTCAACTGATTTAGATAACACCTGATGTGCTTTAGTTAGATATTTTTCTTTTGCTAATATATCTAAACGTCTTATATTAGCGTTTTCTAAAAACATTTTAAACGTAATCATTCTAATCTCCGTTTAAAAATATTTATATATATTTGTGATCCACTAATAAAAGAGGATGTAAATGGACTGGGAAGAAGTAGTACAAATAATTTCTGATTCTGTAAAAGAGCATGAAGTGCGTAGAGCAATCTATAAGAGAATGCTAGAAACACTTGCTGATGATGAACGTGATATTAAAGCAGCCTTAGAAATTGATACCGTATTCGATGAAGAGGCTGAAGAATATATCGATTTAGAAGCTTATGATCATGATCTATTTGAAGATGAAGCTTACGACTACGATCAAGAAGATGAATAAATATCTTCATGAGAGTAATAGGAATAGATTATAGTTTAACATCTCCGAGTATCTGTGTTTATGACTTAAGCGATGAGTTTAAGTTAGATAGTTGCAAGTTTTACTATCTAACATCAAATAAGAAGCTTGACATAGACACAGATAACATCCATGGTGATCTTCATACTGATTATAAGTCAAATGAAGAGAGATATTATAATATCACCAAATGGGTAATGGATAAGTTACAAGAAGACGATAAAGTCTTTATTGAAGGTTATTCATTAGGTTCTACAGGAATGGTATTTAACATTGCTGAGAACTGCGGACTGTTAAAACACTATTTGTGGAAAAATAACTATTCATATGAAATTATACCTCCTACCGTTATCAAGAAATTTGCTACTGGTAAGGGGAATGCTAACAAAGAAAAAATGCAAGATGCATTTATAAATGAAACAGGATATGATGTGAAGAAGAGATTGAATTTGACTGATAAGCAGTGGAATCCATCTTCTGATATTATTGACAGTTTCTTTATTTGCAAGTATGGAGTAAAATATGTTACAGAAACTTAAAGCAGTCTGGGACAAAATTGTACATTTCTTTGTCGGTGATTCTGGAACTCAGGTTGTTGTGACTGCTAAGGTCAAGAAACCAAGAGCAACAAAAGGCGCTAAAAAGCCTGCTGCTAAGCCAGAAAAGCCAGCTAAGGAAGTAAAGAGTGTCAGAACAACAAAGAAAACTTCTAAGTAATACTATAGCTGTACAAGAGATGGGCCTCCCTATATTACACGGGGAGTGCCCACATTGTAAAAGAGGAAACAGATCACTAGTAATAGTTGATTTCGTTCCTAATAAAAAGCATAATACTGAGAGTACAATGTATATACAATGCATTGCATGTTCTGGATTATTTCAATCTAAAGTGAAACACGTAGCTCAGGAATAGATCATGGCTAAGAAAAAAATCCGCTCAAAGTATACCTCTAAAGGTCAACGTGCTAATTCCAGTGAAGAGCTTTCGAAAGCTGTTCGTCGTGATATTGCATACCTTGATCGTCTTACTAATCAGCTCAAAGCCTGGTCAAGAGGTCGTAAGACTATGGTGACGATCGAAAATCCAAATCCAAATGAAACAAACAAGCGCTTTATTAAGGTCGAAGGAAACGTATTCTTTGGTCCGTGGAAGCGTACAGGCGACGTAATGGGTAAGAATTCTAATGATTGAAGTATACGGGAAACCTGATTGTGGCTACTGCATCAAAGCAAAAAACATCCTCAAAGAACACGAAATCCCGTTTAAGTATTACACCGTGGGTCAAGATATTGATGTCGGATCAGTCCTTGAAAGATTCCCTGGTGCTCGTACTGTTCCTATTATCGTTGTCAACGGTAATTGGATTGGTGGCTATGATGATTTAAAAGAACATTTAGAGGATACTAGTAATGGATTCGGTGATGATTTCTAAAGGTGAATTGGTTGAAATGCTGCACGAAGGTGTTATCAGTGTAGCGTTTGAAAAGACTGATGGTACAATGCGCACTATGCGTTGTACTCTACGTGAAGACTATATTACTTCTCATGAAAAGAAGACTGATCGTACTAAGAAGTCTAATGAAGAAGTTCTTCCAGTATGGGATTTAGACGCTAATAGTTGGCGTTCATTCAGAGTATCTTCAGTTAAAGACGTTTATAAATAATACAACGTAAACGTTTTCAATGGAAATTACAATGTCTGAACCAACATTCTCTGCACCAGTAATGGCAAAAATCATTGCTGGGCTCGGCGGATTAGTAGGTGGGACTTTGTTTATGGCATTCTATAGACCAAAGAACGTCTGGGATGCAGCTGTTAGATCCAGTGTTAGCACAACAATGGCTATCATTGGATCAGCCCCTCTTCTAAATTATCTTAATCTTTCTTTAAAAACAGATAATATCATAGCTGCAGCTGTATTCATTGGCTTTATATCATGGTCATGTATATCATTATTAGCTAAGCTTCTATTAAAAGCACATGATGATAAGGTAAAATGGAAAATACCTTTCATTGAAAAATAATTAACAACGTGAGATTTTGTTATGGAAAAGAATGAGTTGAATAAAAACGCCCGTGGCGGTACTGAGCTTATGCAAGAACGTCTGCATAAGTCACTTCCTTCTGAACTGTTAGAGCAGTTTCAGATTATTCCATCTCGCGTTAGAGAATTAGAACCTAACAAGAAGCATATTCTTTGGCTTCACGATCTTCCTCAAGATCCAGAATCAGCACACTTATCAGATATAGCATCTAGAGCACGTTTTAGTCGCATTGTGTGTGTATCTGATTGGCAAATGCAGATGTATAACTTGATTGCTGGTGTTCCTTATAACGAATGTGCTGTTATTAAGAACGCCATCTATCCAATCCCAGTAGAATCTAAACCGTATGATGGTACAGTTCGTCTCATCTATCACACTACTCCTCATCGTGGTCTAGAGATTCTAGTACCAGTCTTTGAAGAGCTGTGCAAGATGCATGATAATATTCATCTTGACGTTTATTCAAGCTTTAAAATTTACGGATGGGAAGAGCGTGATCAGCAGTATGCTGACTTAATTGAACGCTGCAAGAATCATCCTAACATTACCTATCATGGATCAGTATCGAATGAAGAAGTAAGAGAAGCTCTTACAAAGAGCCATATCTTTGCTTACCCTTGCATTTGGCCTGAGACGTCTTGCTTGGCTGTTATTGAAGCGATGTCTGCAATGAATTTGGTAGTGTGTCCTAATTTTGCTGCACTACCAGAAACGTGCGCAAACTTTGCAATGATGTATCCGTTTAGAGAAAATAAAAACGTGCATGCAGTTCAATTTGCACACACGTTGAATAATGCTATCGATACTGTTAAAAATTATTACGACACAGTTAAGCCGCTCCTTGTGTTCCAGAAGCAGTACTTTGACTACTTCTACAACTGGGAACGGCGTAAGTTAGAATGGCAGTATTTGTTAGAGTCGCTAGTACCAGCAGCTGAGAGTACTGATATGGGAGAGTTACCCGCCGTTGGCGAGTAAGTCTTTCTTGAGAGACTCAACAGCCCATTTGCCGAGCTCGGTAAACAAAATACCGCGCTCCCAAACCCAATGCTCAATATCCTGTCCATGTTGAAACTCCTCAATAGGAGTCATCCAGCGAAGAGCTGTCTCTCTATCACAGCCCTTGCCTACTTTCATAATTTCAGTGAGCTCACGCTCAAACTCTGCAACAGCTTCTGCTTCAATACGCTGATCTTCTTGCCAACGATATTCGAGTTCAACAGCAAGACCATCCCAGATCTTCTGCTTTCGAGCATCATCAGCCTTATTCCACATATACCAGAAGTCCTCACGAGGACGCCAGCCACGAGCATCTTTGTGAAGATCTGAAATAATGCTCTCATCGAATGTGTACATATCATCTCTCCTTATCATAACATATAATATGATATGCTCAAAATTAGTGCAACTGTTTTTATAAAAAAACTAACCCATTGAAATCATTGAGTTTTTTAGATTTAAACTGTTGAAAAACGTGTATTTTTACGTAGTTGCACTAATTTCATAGATATGCTATGATATATGTCTAGGTAGCTATGGAGAGTAAAATGTTTAACAACTACTTCACAAACTACTTCTCAAACTTCAAAAATGCACTAACAGACTACTACAACGATCCTTTCTTTCCTCTCTCAGAAGAAAAATGGTATAAAAAACCAGTAGTAGTAGTAGATGGTTTCTTTTACATACTCCTCAACAAAAAAGAAACCAGAGATATCTATAACGATTAATCATATAATAATAGAGAGGGATAATACCCTCTCTTCCTTCCTCTATAGGGTGTACTATGGCTAAAAAACCAGTTCTGCAAAAACGTGTAAAGAAAACAGCACGGAAGTCTCACAATGAAGTCTATCTGGTTAACCGTAAGTATCTGGGTGATGAGCCTTTGTTTGATGGCCCCGTTCTTCGCACTGAGCTTGCTCGTGCGTTGACATGGTACAATTATATGTGCGATTACGACGAGGCTCGTGAGTACATTATTGACTATCTAAAGTCAGTAAAGAAAGATCAGCTGATTAAAAAGATCAAGCGAGTTCCTAATAATCGTCTACCTACTACTGCTGCATGGGTGTTTCGTTTATCTATGCGTGGTGCTAAACTTGAAGGTGATTCTGTTGAGCAGGCTATGACTTTGCTTCAGAACTCTTTTAAGTATATGGAAGAGGAAAAGAAAGAAGAAGAGACTATTGTAATAGAAAAGCCTACGATTCAAGATCGTATTGCCGATAAAATGAGTGAATACATCGGAGATATCGAGAATATTATCGATAATCCTCCTGCTGACTTTTCTATGTACAAACATCTTGTATCGACTGAGTTTCCTGCCAAACTCACTACTAAGGTAGCTGAGTACTATAAACCTATGGTTGTAGAACTTGCAGAAGCTGTTCTTGGTAAGGATGAGCAGGTACGAGAAGGCTATAAGTCGTTTACTAAAGCACAGCTCAAAGAACGTCTTGCACTCTATACTATGATTGTAGATGATTGTGAACGGTATTCTGGTAATATCAAGAAGTCTCGTGCTCCTCGTAAGTCTAAACCTATTACAGCAGAGAAGAAACTGAAACACTTTAAGTACCTCAAGGAAGATAATGCACTTAAGCTTAAGTCAGTTAATCCGGAAACTATTCTGGGTGCGCAAGAGCTTTGGACTTATAACAACAAGTATAAGACTCTGACTGTGTTTCGTGCACGAGGTCCTGCTGGTCTAGATGTAAATCGTATGTCCATCATTGGCTTTGATGTTGAGTCATCTACATCTAAACGTATCGGTCGAAAGACAGAAGATGTATTGAACCGTGTACTTACAGGAGGTAAGATCGTGCTTCGTAAAATCTTTGATGAGATCACTTCTGAGGCTGCAGAGGTTAACGAACGCCTAAATAATAATGTAATCCTCCTCAAAACGGTGAGGTAATGACTGAAAATATAGTCAAGTTCCCAAAGCAGCCTTTTGAATCTTTTCCAGCAAATATTGAAGAATCTGTAACGCATATTGAAGCCGTAAGGCGTGACTACTGTGATCAAGTAAGCGCCGATGTATTCGAAGCTGCTTTATCAGTAGTGCACAATTATGGTTTTATGACTCGTACTGATGAAGATAATTACATAAAAGATTTAATCTTCTTAGAAGAAACTATTAAAGCTTTTGTGTATAGATATAAACATCTTAATCATCAGTTTCATGATATGATAGAGCATGCTATCAATATGCCTGGTGAATTAAAAACACCAGATACAGATGAAGAAAAGTCTACAGAGACAGTTGAAAGTTTAAAACAATAACTATATAATATATAGAATGATTAAAGTGGATTCGAAATGATCATCGTAGATTTTAATCAGGTTATGATCTCAAACCTGATGACGCAACTTGGTAATCATACAAACGTTCCTCTAGAAGAGGGACTGTTTCGACATATGGTTATTAACTCTATTCGTAGCTACAAACAAAAGTTTGGCCACGAATATGGAGAGATCGTTATCGCCTGTGATGATAAAAATTACTGGCGCAAAAAAGTATTTCCCTATTACAAAGCTAACCGTAAAAAGAACAGAGAAGCTTCTGAGCTTAACTGGACAACGGTGTTTAATATCTTTGATAAGATTAAACAAGAGCTTCGTGAATACTTCCCTTATAGAGTCATTCAAGTTGAATCTGCAGAAGCAGATGATATTATTGCGACATTAGTTCGCCATTCAGAAGATGAGAAAGTTCTCATTCTATCTGGTGATAAAGACTTTGTGCAACTTCAGACTGACTCTCGTGTTAAACAATACGATCCAGTCAGAAAGAAGTGGTTAGCACATGACGATCCTGGCCGATATCTTACCGAGCATATCCTCAAAGGCGATACTGGTGACGGTATACCTAACGTGTTGTCTGATGATGATACGTTCGTTGCTAACAAGCGGCAAAAGCCGCTTACGCAAAAGAAGATAGATTCGTTCTTAGATAGTGATAGTCTACCTTCCGAGATCATGCGTAACTTCCAGCGCAATAAACAGGTAGTAGATCTCTCACTTATACCTCTAGACATCTCAACACAAATACTTGATAAATATAACCAAGAAGCAGGTAAGGGTAGAGAAAAGATCTTCGTCTATTTTATGTTGTTTAAACTGAAACACCTTATGGAAAACTTGAGTGACTTTTAATGGCTAAACCTTCACTATCATCTATTCTAAAAGAAGCAGCTAAACAAGAAACGTTGACTGATAAAGTTAACTTCTTAAAAAGAAACGATTCCCCATCTTTAAGATCTCTTGTAGCACATATTTTTGATCCTCGTATCAAATTCTTGCTACCTGAAGGTGATCCTCCTTATCAACCATCTCAATTTGATACTCAGATGAGACTCTATACAGAGATTAGAAAACTTTATATCTGGGTTGAAGGTGTTGGTCCTCAAATGCCAACCGTTAAAAGAGAAAAACTGTTTATTGATCTTCTGGAAGCAGTTGATCCAGAAGATGCAAAAGTGCTTCTGTCCATGAAGGATAAGAAGAGTCCTTATGAAGGGCTTACGTCTGAAGTCGCGTATACTGCTTTTCCGGAGTTGTTTCCAACATGAGTAAGGCTACTAAATTTCACTTTACAAATGTGAAAAATAAAAAGAAGTCTTTTAACTACAACTACACAGATGAAGAACATGTTTCTCTAAAAGAAATTAGGCGTGACAGAGAACATAAACAGTATCGTAATTATGAAAATGCTCTTAGGTCGAAAAATCTAGATCGACTTATGGAGTATGAGGACGATTAATGGAATTATTTCAAAATTTGTGGTTTACTCTAGGAATAACTTCCATTATGGCAGTTGTTGCTTGCATCTATTATTTCAAAGGTAGAAGTGCAGGCATCATGGAAGTTCTAGAGAAATTTAATGAGCTTGAGCCAGAAGCTTATAAGCGTGTTATCAACAAACTGAGAGCAAGATTAGAAAATGACTAAGCAACCAGAATTTCTTATTGATGGTGTACACCCTTACGATAATCCTAACCTCAAAAAGACTTCTAAGCCTCTAGAAGAAACTGTTAAGGAAGAGATGCGTGCGCAAGGACTTGATCCGCTAAATAAACAAGACGTTCAGAAGTTCTGGTCGTCTAAAGGCATAGGTATTAATGGCTAATTATACGTTTTTCAATACCGAAACAAATAGAGAGGAAGACCTCTCTATGCCTATCTCTGAGCTTGATGAATTCAAAGCTCGTAACCCTCACATGCAACAAATAATCAAGACAGCTCCTGCTATTGCAGACCCAACTCGTCTCGGGCTAAAAAAGCCTGATGCGGGTTTTCGTGATGTCTTAAAGAAGGTGAAGAGAGCACATGTAAGGAGCACTGTCAATACCTGGTAAGAGGCAATCATGGAAAGACTCTCACGCGCTGAAAAGAGATTAATGAAGCAACAAAAGCGTCAAGAGGCCAATATTAATAAAAACAATCTATCGTTAAAACAAGTAACACCGAAGACTAAAAATCAGGAGATTGTATTCAGAGATTTTTCAAACGGTAAAAATCTACTAATCCATGGACTACCAGGTACAGGCAAATCGTTTGTATCACTCTACCTCGCTCTATCAGAGATAGACGATTTTAAAACCTACCATAACGTAACTATTATACGTTCAGTCGTCCCATCTAGAGACATGGGATTCCTTCCTGGCAATATCAAAGAAAAGTCAAAGATCTACGAACTACCATATCAAGCAATTTGTAATGAGCTTTATGGTAGAGGAGATGCTTACGAGATACTAAAGAGCAAAGGCATCATTGACTTTCAAACATCATCATTCCTAAGAGGTCTAACTCTAGATCATTCTATTATTATCGTAGATGAATGTCAGAATATGACCTTCCAAGAACTATCAACCATTATTACTAGAACCGGCCAGAATGCTCGCATAATTTTCTGTGGAGATTATAGACAAACGGATCTAAAATTTAATGATGAGAAGAGAGGCATTCTAGACTTTATGAACATTCTTCATAAGATGAATAAATACTTTACCAGTATCGAATTCAACGAAGAAGATATTGTTCGTTCAGGTCTAGTAAAAGACTTTATTATTAAGAAGGCTGCTTTCGAAAGTAAAGTTCCTTCGTTTATGTCATAAGGGTATTTTTTGTTATGAATATGAGTGAAGAAGAAACCCGAGCTCGTCTTTTAGAGCTCCACAACATGCGATTACTCCCGCAGACTACCGTAAACTATCTCTATAATATTAGAGACAATTATGGTGTGTATCCGGGAGTAATCTATGATATAGGTGCTTGTGTTCTTCATTGGACAAATGAAGCGGTAAACGTCTGGCCAGAATCAGAATATTATTGTTTCGAAGCAATGCCAGAAACAGCTTTTCTTTATAATAAACCTCACATCAAAGGTTTTCATAATGGAGTTCTTACCGGTGAAGATAATATTCCAGTTACCTTTTATCAAAACACATATCACCCGGGTGGTAATTCCTACTACAAAGAAAACGTAGAAATTAATCCAGAAGCAGAGCAATACTTTAATGAGTCTCATAGAAGAGACTATATTGGCTTTACTCTTGACACTATAGTAAAACAAAAGAATTTTAAACTCCCTGATCTTATTAAAATGGATGTACAAGGTGCTGAGATGGATATTATTAAAGGTGCAGAGTTGTGTTTAGCACATGCTAGCCATCTTATACTAGAACTCCAAATTGTAGAATATAACAAAGGTGCACCGCTTCGTAATGAAGTGGTTGAATATCTTAAATCTAAAAATTACTTTATGGTAGAAGGTAGCCCTTTCACTAATGCAGGACCTGATGGTGACTACCATTTTGTTAAAGAATGAAAATATTTAACCACTTATCTCCAAAAGAAATACCTCAACTAGAACAAGTCAATACTGATTCAGGTCGTTATTATAAATCACCAACAGGCGTATTATACCCTTCAGTAACTACTGTAACAGGTTTGATGAATGTCGACTCAATCAAAAAGTGGCGTAAAGCCGTCGGTGAGGAAGCTGCGAATGCGATCTCTTCGAAAGCAGCTCGACGCGGAACACGAATTCACTCTATTTGCGAAGACTACCTCAATAATAAACTTGATACTAGCAAGCATTCTATTATTGATCTTGATAATTTCAATTCTTTGAAAGAGTATATGGATGAGCATATTGACAACATTCACCTCCAAGAAACAAGACTCTACTCAGACTTCTTGCAGATGGCAGGAACTGTGGACTGTATTGCCGAGTATGCAGGACGCTTATCTATCATCGATTTTAAAACAGCAAGAAAAGCTAAAAATAGAGACTACATACAAAATTACTTTTGTCAGGCAACTGCATACGCAATAATGTATGAAGAACTAACTGGAATACCAGTACCTAATATAGTGATTATGATTTGTGTTGACGATGATTACCCGCAGATATTCACAGATAAAAGAGACTACCATGTTAAACCTCTCCTAGAGATTAGGAAAAAATATAAGGAAATCTACAATGTTTAGAGCAATGTTAAGTGCATTGTTCGTAATGATTTCAAGTGCTGCTTATGCACAGCAAAAACAACCTATATGTATGCCGCTTCCTGAGATGATGACATTAATGAATCAAACAGGATTTTCTCATCTACTATCTACACACTCAGTAGAAGATAAAAAAGGTACAATCGTGTTTGTTAATTCAGATGATAAAGTTACTGCTATTGTAGTATTTGATATGTCTAGCGACGACCCTAAAACAGCAGGTGCTTGTGTAGCTTCTATCCAAAAAAATCTAAGATTTAATCGTGATGGTTTAGATGTTATTTCTAAAAGGGAACTAGGTATTAGAGTATGAAAGTTATCATTGCTGGGTCGCGTAATATCAATAGCCCGGGTCCTGTTGGCAGGGCTATTGAATCTTCTAATTTTGAAATAACAGAGATCGTATCTGGTAATGCAAGAGGTGTAGATTCTCTTGCAGAAAACTATGCTGGAAGAAAAGGTATTCCTACTAAACTCTTTCCAGCTGACTGGGATAAATATGGTAAGCCGGCTGGTGCAATTCGTAACCAGCAAATGGCACAATATGCAGATGCTTTGATTGCAGTATGGGATGGGCAATCAAAAGGTACTAAGATGATGATTCAGATGATGAACAAGCAAAACAAGCCTGTTCATCTTTATTTGGTAGATAATAATGACTAAGAATGTTTTAATCTGGTGGCTATTCTTTTGCTTGCAAGCCTTTGGCGCAGCAATAGCATACTACTATGGCATCTTTGGAATTCTTCAGCTTGCTGATCCAACATACATTTCTTTTTGTATATTAATACTGCACGTATTTACAGTATTATGGATCGGTCTTCTTACCTATAATAAAAACAATAACAATAATGAGATACTATGGTTTATTTCTGAGACTCAGCTAGGTCTTGGAATGCTTGGCACTCTTATAGGGTTTATTATTATGTTCTCAGGTGTATTCGGTCACGAAATTACTCCTGAAAACCTTAAAGATGCTATAGCTTCTATTGCAGTCGGAGTCAGTACTGCAATATGGACCACTCTGGTTGGTCTTGCCTCTGGATTGATTTTGAAAACTCTAATCATCAATCTAGAAAGAACTAATGGTAGACAGAAGTAGATACGCAACAACTCTATCATTTATAGATTTTTTATTTAATCTTGTCATTGCTCTGACAGCTCTTTTCTTATTGGCCATTCTTCTTATTAATCCACCTAAGCAAGAAACGACGCAAAAAAGAGAAGCAGAATATTTTATAGCTATTAAATGGCAAGATAATAATAATAATGATGTTGATCTATGGGTCACTGATGGTGAAAACACTGTAAACTTTATTACAAGACAGCAATCAAATATGTCTTTAGATAGAGATGATGTTGGTCCAGATGATCCTATTACACACACACATTTTCTCCCTGCTAACGAAGAAATAGTAACTATCAGATCTAAAAGTAGAGCTGTATATACTGCTAATATTCACCTCTACAATTTGAGAGATAAAAATAATCTACCTATGGTAGCATGGGCACTGATAAATGCTCGTACAAACAAAATAGTTGCAACTGGTGCAAAAGTACTTCAATTTCCAGGTCAAGAAGTTACATTATTCAGAGTCTATATTAATGGTTCAGGAGAAGTAGATATGATTGATAAAGAAATAGATTATCCTTTTGTAAATGGTAAAAAATGACAACGTTTTATATTTTACTACTTCTTCTCTCTATTCCTATTATAACAATGCTTGTGATGCTATCACAGGATAAAAAATGGCGAAAATTTATCTTTATTCTTATACCATTAGTTCTTATACTGGTATTTAAATTATGGTATGCGATTGAATATATAAAGACAGCTCCTACCGAAAAAATGCCAGACAAATATACTTTTATTCATAGCGTTGAAAAGCAAAAGAAACACATCTACATATGGGCAGTAGAAGATGGTATGGAATATCCAATCACTATAGTTATTCCATGGACAGAGAAAGCATCAAAAGAAGTAGAGAAGGCTAAAAGAGGTGTAAGAGAAGGCCGTCGTATAGTCAGGGATAAAACTCAAGACAGAGAAAACGGCACTCCTACAGATGAATTTAAATTTTATGAGTTTCAATTAAGCAAACAATATGTGAAGTGAAGTGATATGATAGATAGTAAAGTTAATGAATACATGCGAGCATGGCTTAGAGAATATATTAATGAGAATTGCATAGTTAGAGTTAAGCCAGGTGAGCCTCTACTACCAGGAAGAAAATCAGGTGTAGAATATAGCTGGCAATTCTATTTACGTAGAGGTTTATTTAATAGTAAATTTTTAAACTACACAGGATGTTTATTCTGGAACATATTTGCAGATAAACATAGAGAAAATCCTTTTCAGATTGCTGGGTTAGAGACAGGTTCTACTCCTCTTATTGTAGGACTTACTATGACTGCTCCGTTATTTGATATTAATGTTAATAGTTTTAGTATTAGATCACAGCGCAAAACATATGGATTAAAAAACATATTTGAAGGTATTGTAGATCCTGATATGCCTGTGCTTATAGTAGATGATCTTTCTAATTCAAAAGAAACTATTCATAGAGCACGAGCAGAATGTAAACAAGAAAGTCTTACACTTTTAGACGATGTGTTTACAGTAGTGCACAAAGACTATTATAGTAACTATGTTGTTAAGGACGGAATTAACTATTATTCTTTGTTTGGATTAAATAACTTTGATCTTTCCTATACAAAATATGCACTAATTAATAATCCAATAACTGAGCAGTTGATTTCTGACTTATAATATACTATAAATAAGATGCTATCGTTGATACGATACAGAATAGGTCTACTGGACGCGGGGGCAGTACCCGCCGCCTCCACCAAGATGAGCACAGCATGGAAGAATATCTCATACAATATAAGTTAAATGTGCATTGTATAGAATATATTTGTATTAATAATTATTCATTTAATCATGCTGTGCTCATCTTGCTGGGGGCGAAATAGGATCGACGGGGACAATAAAGGTAGAATGGAGATAGCGGGTTGACAGGCTACTGTCGCGTTTATAAGTGCAAACGATAACTTCGCACCTCGTCTAGCTCTTGCAGCTTGATATGCGCCCGGGGAGAGCGTGGAAACAGAATCTCCCCACCTTTTTATAACATATAGGTGAAACATGACTCCAGAATCTTATATCGGATCTATTAGTACATTTGCTGGTTATAAACACTTTATTCCTTATGGATGGGCATCCTGTGATGGTCAAACTTTAGATGTTAAAAATAATCAAGCACTATACGCTATCATCGGTAATATTTACGGTGGTGACTTTGGTCACAACTTTAAACTTCCAAATTTAAATACAGGTAAAAAAGACGGTGAGCCGTTTTATGTAATTTGCTTACAAGGTGTATTTCCTTCTCCGCAATAATGGGTAACAGGGGTGTGGGGCAGATGGTAAGTTACGGGACTGCAAATCCTTGAGGACCCGGTTCGAATCCGGGACACCCCTCCATTTCCAGCAAAAGAGCACTTAATGAAAATTAGTTCAATTAAAACTCCATCGGAATTTTCTTTAGAAATAGAAAAGATTGTCAAGGATAAAGCACTTGATTATTTTGAAGCTGTCATCTATTATTGTGAGATGAATGAGTTAGAAGTTGAAACCGCTGCTTCTTTTGTAAAGCACAATCAAGTGCTCAAATCTAAGATTCAAGTAGAGGCAGAAAACCTTAACATGATGAAACGTAGTGGGCGTTTACCGATATGAGTTATACAACAAAAATTGTAGAAGTTGATATTGAGTTAGATGACTTTGAAACTGATGATATTATTGAAGAGCTTCAGGAACGAGGCTATATTGTTTCTAAAGAGACTGTTCTTACTAAAGAACAAGAACGTCTCTTTCACGAAGTATATTTAGATTATGTTGATAATAAGAATCTTAACAGCTCAGTTAAGAAGCTTTTAGATGAGATGTATATGTATGTCCCCATTCGAAGCGTATAAACTCTATCTAGCACTTAAGCAGCATTTCACATCACCCTCATACGACTTCTTCAAATATAATGGTAAAGTCCGTGCAACAGAACACTCTTTCGAGACTCGTAAAGACAAGTATATGTTTTACAAACTCTCAAAGAGAGATGATGTATTGCACTATCTTGTTTCGATCTTATCCGATGAACCAGGAGTATGGGTCGGTGAGATCTTTGATCCGAAACACGAAGCAAAGTATAAAGAGTTTCTTAAGAAGAAAGAGTCTCTTACATACACTTTTAAAAATGAACTAGACCAACTACTAGAAGATTTTGATAAGAATTTTGAGGTACCACAAGGAGATTATCCATTTCTCCTTAAGCTGTATACTCGTAAGAAGATTAGCAAAGAAACATTTATTATTATGAACGACTGTGTGCGTTTCTTTGCTAAGTGGAACGATCAGATTAGTGATCCTGTGCTTTGGCCGCAAATTGCACTAAACTGTCGTAAATTTTATCCGTTCATGTCATATGAGCGAGATAAATATTGTGCAATGATCAAGGATAAATTCTCTTGACATTATACATCGTATATACTAATATAACTTATACATCGTCATACAACGGAGACATAAAATGGCTACATCTTTCGATGCACTCAAGCAGACTCGTAAGTCCTCATTCGATAAGCTCACATCTGAGCTAAGCAAACTCAATCAAAACACAACTGAACGTAATAGCAACGAAGACGATCGCTTCTGGAAACCAGAGGTAGATAAGTCTGGTAACGGTATGGCTATTATTCGTTTCTTGCCTGCTCCTGCTGGTGAAGATGTTCCGTTTGTTCGTATTTGGGACCATGGCTTTCAAGGCCCAGGTGGTTGGTATATCGAAAAGTCATTGACTACTTTCGGTAAGCCTGATCCGGTTTCTGAGTATAATACTAAGCTTTGGAACTCTGGTATTGAGTCTAATAAAGAGATTGTACGTAAACAGAAGCGCCGTCTTTCATACTACTCAAACATCTATGTCGTATCTGATCCTTCTCGTCCAGAGAATGAAGGTAAGGTATTCTTGTTTAAGTATGGTAAGAAGATCTTTGACAAGCTTAACGAAGCAATGAACCCTGAGTTTGCTGATGAGACGTCTATTAACCCATTTGATCTATGGGAAGGCGCTAACTTCAAGCTTAAGATTCGTCAGGTAGAAGGTTATCGTAACTACGATAAGTCTGAGTTCGATAAGCCACGTCCTCTATCTAAGGATGAGGATGAGATGAAGAAGGTCTGGGAATCAGAATATTCTCTTCAGGAACTTCTTGATCCTAAGAACTTTAAGTCATATGATGAACTTAAGAAGCGCCTTGAGAAGGCTCTCGGTATTGCTGAAGAAGCCGAATCAGTTGGTTCTAAGCAAGTTCGTATCGAAGAAGAGGATGAAGCGTTCCCGCTTCCTACCAAGACTGCAAAGCCTAAGGAAGCACCGAAGGCAGCTGCACCTTGGGATGATAATGAAGATGATGAGGATCTCAGCTTCTTCAAGAACTTGGCAAAAGACGACTAAGGTACTCCGGCACCATAGTAGTTGCCATACAAAGCTCTATCCATATGAGAGTCACGAGGGGAGGTGCTAACTGCACCTCCCATTCTGTTATTTGTAGAACCACCAGTCATTGAAGGTGGTGCAGATGGTGTAGTAGTGTTGTTAATTATAACTGGTTGTGTAGGAGTAGTGCCTTGTTCAATAGCTTGTCTAGAAGATTGAGCGTTGAATACATCTTCTCTTTGACTTAAAACAGGCTGTACTGGAGGTGTAGTAGAAGTAGCTGCAGCTGGAACTTTGCTTACTTTAGCATAAATTCTTTCTGCTTCAGCCATTGCTTGGCCCACATCACCGCCAGTATATGGAAGTATTTCTTCTAGAATCTGTTCTTTAGACTTACCTGCATACTTTACTACTTCTATATCCTTAGAAGGCATAACAGGTGTAGTAGATCTTACTGCTGGAGTTTCAGGAGGAGCGGTAGGAGTAGTAGTTGTTGCATGTACAGGTGCAGCAGTATTAGCAGTAGGAGTTGCAGTTCTAGTAACAGGAGCTGCTTGAGTAGTAGGAGCTGTAGCTGCAGGAGTCTCTGAAGTACCGAATAGCTTTCTGAAAGGCTCTTTAATAAAATCAGGCACTAAGTTAGATGCAGCATCAACCATCTTACCTGGAAGACTCTTGAAGAACTCCCATACCTTACTAACTGCACCACCTAGTGTCTCACCAATTTGACTACCTAGATTGCTTGCACTTTCGAACCATTCAGCTATCTTATCTTTAACTGCTGTGAAAGTATTAATTACACCTTCTTTTACGTAATTAAAGGTATCAACGATAGGTTCAATAATACTAAAGCTAGACCACCACTCTGCTATTTTATTCTTTGCATCAGTAAAGAAGTTAACTACAGTATCTTTAATACTAATAAATGTATCTTTAACGTAGTTGAACATAGTAGTTAATATAGCTACTAGATCAAAGTTATCGATAACTTCATCCAAGGCTTTTGCAAAAGCTTCAAAGCCAAAGAACTCTGCAACTCTTGCAATTATTCTTCCTACACCTTTAACAAGTAATTCCGGTATAGCTACTACAACTTTAACAATACCTTCGATCCATCTACCTTCCATAAAGTCTTTAAACGCACTAGTAAAGCGCCCAAAGAATGCTTCCCAGTCCTGGGACTCTAATGCAAGCAGTACACCAATAACGGCGCCTACAGGGCCTGCAAACCTAATTAAGAATCTACCAATACCTAAAAGACCTCTAAGAAGAATACCACCAAACTTTACAATAGTATTAAAGGCATCTGTAATACCAGATAGTATACTCTTTACTAGATTAAACCCTGGTATAAGACTTAGTAATCCCATAATACCAGCACCAGCAGTAGTTTTAGCAGGTCCTTGTTTAGTATTATCGTTAGCAGGAACAGCTCGCTGGGCACGAGCTTCTCTAGCCTCTTCTTGTCTTCTAGCAGCATCTCCTCTCATAAACCCTAGAAGATCTTTCATATAACCAGTAAGTGATTCTAGATTTCTAGTATCTTTCTGAGCTATTTCTAAGATAGTGGTATCTACGTTTAATATCTTAGTTAAAATAGACGTCTGCTGAGTTTGATTATCATTAAACGGAGCTTGTTGAGGTGCTGGAGCTCCTGTACGAGGTACACTTGGTGTAGTACCACCGGTTGCTCTACCTACACTCTCACCACCTCTGAACGCACCTGCAAGAGAAGGAACGAAAGGGCCTAGACCAGACTTTTCAAGAATAGCAGCTGCAATGTTTGTAGGTCTTAACGCATTAATGCCTGTGCTTGAAACTACAGCACCTTTAACATTAGCGTATACGTTGCTAGCGGTTCCAGCAGCAAGTCTGCCTGTACCTACTGCTAATCTTTTAGTTAAACCTGTTAAACTAGCCATTTCGTTTATTATTCTCTTCTTCTAAATCCTTAAGATGCTTTATAAGCAATTCTACGAATAGATCTCGCTCATAAGGATACATCTCATATACCTCTGTTAAAGAGTATTTATGGTGTTGCACAAGAGAAAATAAAGTGTTATAATAGACCGCGATATTGTAATACCCGGTCATTATGTAAAAAAACTTGTGATTCCTTTTAATAGAATCTCTTTTTTCTTACCTTCTTTATTCTTTAATACAACTGTATGTTCTACAGATGGCATAGTATCAAAAAACTGCTTGATTTTTTCCATGCTATCCATAGGAAGGCTATTAATAAAGTTATTCAGTTCTTCATCAGAATAACTATCATATACATTATCAGCATCATAAATTTTATCAATGCAGCTTTTAATCATTCCGAACACAGCTTCTTGCTGATCAGGATTAGCTTCTACTAACTTTACTTCTTCTAATGTAGGATATCTCATAACAATACCTACATCCTCAAACACGTTTATTTTATTAGTATGTTCAGGGTCAAACTTTACTTTAACGTCTTCTAGGTTGACTCTAAATTTAAATACTTCTTCTGTGTTTTCATCTGTATATTCTAGATCAACCATTTCACCTACAGACTTAGATCTTAATTTAATAAAGATATACTCAATATCAAATGTTGCAAGCTTATCTACTTCTACCGGTTCTATAATACAATTTTGAATGACTTGTTTAACCGCAGCAATAATATCATCAGAATTATCTGCAGCTTTAGCCATCATAAGAACCTTTTCTTCTTGTACAGTGAAAGGTCTTATTGATATCTCTTTTTTAGTAGAAGGGATTACAACTTTATAAGTTGGATGCTTTATTTTAGGTAATGCCATAATATTTCCTCACTTTATAATAAACCTAATGCTCCTAAGTTTACTCTTTGTTGAAACTGAACAGGAGATGTTACACCGACAATATTTCTTATTGCAGCTATATCAGAGCTTACTCTTCCTTGCTGGTAAGATAGAGAGTTAGCTCTTGCAGTAGTATTGTAATCGACTTGGCCTTGATCTAATGTCTCTGCATTCCAATATGTGTATGCAAAAGTAATAGGCAATTTTAAAAGAGTATCTGATTGATCCCAAGCTACCTGAACATCGCCTACGGTAATAGGATATGCTTCTATGAGCTGGTAAGAAAGAAACTCATTGCTATTTTCATCATATACTAATAAATCTACAATACCGAAATAATCTTTAGGGTAGGCAAAAGAACCTACAGTTAATCCTGCAGATGTAGTACCATTAGGATTTACACTTTGATTGAAATTAAAGATCTTCTGTGACCAGTTATGAAAGTAATTAAACACGTTTCCACTAGTATCACAATAGAATGTAAGTTGCACATCCTGTAGGTTAGTAGCATATGGTCTCTTTTCAATGTTACCATAACCTGACATTCTTATTTCATCTGTCATGTAAGATATGCCAGGGAGAGAAGCACTATCACAGAAAAAGCGTAAATCTGAACCAAAATTTAAAGCAAATGGTCCAGTAATTCTTACCATAAACTTTGATGACTTAGCTAAACCACCATTAGCATTGATGGTAGAGAGCATCTCGTTGACACTAAACGCCATTTATTATTCCTCTTGAGTCTTTATAGACTTGGTTTCTATTAGCCTTAGTAAATCTCTCAAGTGGTAGGAACAATGCTATATCCCATTCGTTAGCTGGTACAAGCAAGAACCTAGTTTTAACATGGCTATAAAGATATCTCTTTACACAAGGTTTAAAATATTTATAGCGTGCAGAGGAACTTAGCAACTGATAGCTCATACGAATCTTAGTAGTCTCGTTAAAGCGATCATTGTTAGTTAGATCGTATAAGCTATCCATAAGACGTGCACGCATGATATGAGGTAGATAATGTAGGTTCATACCTAGAAAGCTATCTCCATCATCTTGGAATGGAAATACTAACGGGAACCTATCATAATACGGAAGAGTTTCTTTAAGCTTCGGATCATATCCGAAAAGATACATGAAACCAGGTCTAATAAAAGTTCTATTAAGCTGGCGATTAGAGCTAATAAGACTATTAACGTTGACACTGCGGACTTCTCTGGCTTTGTTTCTAAACCAGTCTCTCGAATCAAGTCCACCTGGTCGGTTATATGTCTGTCTACCCTGTTCAAGGATATTGGTGAAAATTGGCATTACTTAATACCCAGCTCTTTCTCAGTCATAATCTTAAATTGCCATTTACGATCAGCGCAGAACTGCTCTGCAGCCTTCCATTTTGCACTATTGATACCGTATGTCTTTACTTCTGCAAAATACTTACGAGTGACCTTCTCAGGCTTCTTAGGCTCTTTAACTTGAGCTAGAGGCTTGATCTCTATTAACATAGTATTTATTTTATTCTCAGCATCCTTCATCTTAACATAGAAGTCTGGAAAGTATCTATGTACTCTATTATCTATAGGACTCACATAAGGTATCACTATCTCTTCGGAAGCCCATTCCAGCACATTTGGATGTGAGTCCAAATAGCGCATAAACTTAAACTCCCAGAGACTTCTATAGATAATATTAGTAGGATTACCCTTATATTTTTCAGGGTTATTAGGCCTAAACCTGCCTTTATATGCCATGTTTTGAAATACCGTATAAATATACATGACTATTTATAGGGATTCCTTTAATGCAACTTTACAGCTTTCCTGCAGAAGTACCTACGTATTTCACACGTATTACATTTTTTGAGTACTCTAGACCTAAACCTGGCTCACAGGCATTTAGAAATGCTGTAGCTACAATACGTCTCCCTATACCTGCTGGTCTAACTGATTCTTATGGTATTATGGTTAATGATACTGAGTTGGAGTTTTTAGGTAATAAGCCTTCAGAAGTAGTAGCAGCTGGTAAAGCAAAGATGGATGAGTATACAAATGCTCTAAGAAACGGCTTTGTTCAGAATACAATTACAGATATTATCGTTAGAGGTGCTGCATTAACTCCAGGTATATCTGATACTGCATTAGGAAGAAGAGCTCAACAAGAAGTAGGTATGGTTCGTAACCCCCATTTAACTACTATATTTGATGGTGTGCATTTAAAGTCATATACTTTTACTTGGAAGCTAGCTCCTAAGTCTCAGCAAGAAGCTTATACTGTAGAAAATATTGTACAAAAGATAAAAGAGTTTATGCATCCAGATCTAGCAGCTGGTGGTTTTGCTCTTACATATCCATACATTGCAACAGTTGAGTTTGATGTAGGTGATGCTAAGATATTACCTAACGTAAAAGATTCATTTATTACCAGAATGGATATTAATAGTTCTGCATCTGGTGTTCCTGCATTTTTTAGAGATGGTAAACCAGTAACAATAGAACTATCAATTGGGTTTAAAGAAATAAACGTTCAAACTAGAAGAGACGTAATACCAGCAGGATTAACGGATCGCTAATGTCTATTTTTAACTATTATCCTTATATTAACTATAATAATATTAAAGGTACTCATATCCTCAACAAGATTGAGGTTATTAGAAGCTACCTTAGTAGCTATCAACGCTTTTACAACTACACTATTAAAGAGAATGAAAGAGCTGATATTATTGCTTACAAAGAGTATGGAGATGCTTCACTTGATTGGATCATCTATATGGTTAATGGTGTAACTGATCCATATGCTGACTGGGTTATGGATGATAAGAATTTTATTTCTTACCTAGAGAAAAAATATAACACCAGTGCAGAGAAGCTTACATCACCTTTAATTAATTCTTCTATAGTTTACTACTATTATAAAGGGCTTCCTTCTGATACACCAGAAGAGATTGCTTCATACAATTATACTATGAGTCCGGAAACTTATGATATGAAAATGGCTGCTGATCCTAATTCAGTTGCAGGCTGGTATCCAAGAACAGTATGGGATTACGAGAACGAATTGAACGAACAAAAGAGAGAAATTAAACTGCTTCGTTCAGAATTTATTAATGAGTTTAAGCAGCAGTTTAGAGATATTATGAACGCCGGCTTATATAATGGCTAATTTAAATCCTTTAGAGATTCAAGTAGTAGACGTTATAATTCAGAAATTTGATTTTTCTGATAAGCTGAGTATAATGCCTCAGTTCATGGAATTAGCAGTATATCAATCTATATTTGAACCAGTAATAAAAGCAGAAATGCTTATTAACGATAGCATAGGATTGTTTGCTAACTATCCATTCACTGGTGAAGAGATAGTAATCATAAGATATAAGCATCTAACTAATGCTGTTAATAATAGAGAACTAGAAAAAGAATTTAAGTTTATTATTAGAGGAGTTAGAGATATAGCTCCTGCTGATAGAACTCGTACTGTTATGTTTATTATTGACTTAACCAGTGTAGAGTTTTTACAAAATACTCGTAAGCTAGTATCTCATGCTTATAATGATAAAGTAGAGGATATGGCTGAAAAAGTATATGAAGAGTATATCTTAACAGATACTCTTACTAAGTTTGGAATGAGCAAACCATTTGTAAAAGAAGAGTCTATTAAAGTTAGAAATATGATTGTTCCTAACTTAAGACCGTTTCAGGCTATACAATGGTTAGCAAAGCATGCTGTAGCAAAAGATAACGATAATCATTTTACATATCTTTTTTATGAAGATATTAACGGGTTTAACTTTGTTACTCTACAGCAACTAATAGAAGATGCTAAGAAACAAAACGGTAGAGAAGAACTAAGACAAAAACCATACAAGTTTGTATCTGATGTTGAACTTAGTAGAAAAGTTAGTTCAGATCCTAACCAAGATCTAAGACTTATTACCAACATTATTTTTAATAAGCGCTTTTCTTCTATAGAAAAGATAGCTGGTGGTTACTATCAAAACGAACTATTTGAAATTAGTATGACCAGTAAAGGTTATAAAAATACTGTTACTGAGTTAGAGCCTTCTAAGATAGGCACTTTTACCCTTGAAAGCTTTCCTCTCAACAATAAGAACTATATTGAGTATGTAAAGAATAAACCAGAAGGTGTAGAGTATTCGAATAGAATTAGATACGTTATTAATAACTGGTTAGATTACGAAGAGCAAAATAAAGATCAACCTAACTATAGACTTAAGTTTGGTAATTCTACAAAATACATGTATGCATTAAATCAGATAGATATAACAGTAACCGTGCCTGCTAATATGGATCTTAAAGCAGGTCAAATCATCTATTGCGAAATACCTGAAACTCACGGCTTTAATGATGTGCAAATGGACAAATATTTGTCTGGATTGTTTATTATATCAGAAGTAAAGCAAGTACTAGCTGCTGGTAACTTAGCTGCTACAACACTCAGATTAAATAAAGACGGTTATCTTAACAGCTTGTTTGAACAGTCGCTGTATAATATTGGTGAATATAGAAAAGGTGATTATGTAATTGATCCTAAAACTGGAAGAGTTGCAGGTAGCGTATGACACAAGACGATTTTTACGGCGATAAGTTTAGATGGTTTGTCGGAGTTGTTAAAGATATAGCCGATGATCGCGACCGTGTGCGCGTTAGAATATTTGGTATACATCACACAGAGGATGTATCTAGAGTATCTGATGGCGATTTACCTTGGGCATTAGTTTTATATCCCACAACAGGTGGTCAAACATCAGGAGGCAATGTAAGTCATGGTTTGGTACCAGGAACTTGGGTATTTGGTTTTTTTGCTGACAGTTTGGATAGTCAGCAGCCTGTTATTGTGGGTGTTATTAATGGTGCACAAGGATCATTAAACAACTCACCTCCTTATCAGAGATCAATAGACCCTGCAACTGGTGCAGAAAATCCTCAGACAGGTCCTGTTCTATCTCCAACTACTACAGTAATTCCTGGTGGCACTAACGTTCAAAAAACATATAATTACTTTTTTAAACGTATTAAAGATGACGGTGCCTATACTGGTGATTTAAAAGCTATGTCTGCAGCTTTAGTAGGTAACTTTCAACAAGAAGCTGGCCGTAACATTGATCCTAACGCTTACAATCCTGCAGATAGTACCAAGTCAGGTAAAAACGTTGCACCTGCTTATGGTATTGCTCAGTGGAGATATGATAGAGCTGTAAATATGTTTAAGTTTGCAGGCTCTTCTTTTCAACCAATAACTAGCGGGCCCGGGCCTAGACAAGCTCCTCAAATGCCTCCTTTAGAAACACAATTAGATTTTGTGTGGCATGAACTTAAAGGTAATAAAAGATCTGCATACAATAAAATAATAACAGCATCTAATGTTAGTGATGCTGTTGAAGGTTGCTGCTTTTACGAAGTAGATAGTTCAGTAAAAGATAAAGGCAAAAGAGTTGATCGTAACGATAGCTCTTATAAGAATAAATTACGCAATGCTCAAAACGTATATGCATCTACAAGTTATACTGGAGGTGATGCATGAATGTAGTATCACCGAGCGCAATTTCTTATTCTAAGAACCTTTCTTTCGAGTTTACTAATACTCTTAGAAATGAACAAGTAGAATTATCTGATTACTCTTATGCTCAATTTGTTATAGATGTAGACGGTAAAGTATATCAGTTTGCTCCTGCTAACGAGCAAGACGCTACTGTAGTGTTGGTAGGAGGAGTAAATGCTTTTATTAATGAGAAGGCTATAAGATCTCAGTCACCATTTTATATTACACAACAACAAAAAAACACACTATATAAAATTATGAGAGAGCATTCAAATTACTACAGTGATGCAGATATTTCTTCTAATAATGATACACTAGAACAATGTGTATGTGCTCTTTATAACAACTTGGTCGGATAAAAATGGCTATTGATAACTTTACAGATAATCCGCAGCAAATGAGAAAGGTTGTAAACCGTGAAGGTGACAGCGTAGAAAGAAGCAGCGGACCAAATGCTATAGATGGTGGAATTAAATATCCATCATATGAGGTATCTGTAAAAGACAAACCGGGACAAGGAAGTGATCAAGTCATAACCCATGTCGGGCCTGGTTCAGGTACATCAGTAGGTTCAGGTAAATCTACCGATGTTCAAGGATTTGTATCTGCTACAGGCAACAAGGTAGTAATCGACAACACATTTGGTTCTGACACTATCGTATTACAGCATCATACAGGTGCTACTATTATGATTGACGCTGACGGCTCGGTACATATGGTATCAGCTGGTAAAAAAGGTGTTGGTCTTATATCACCAAAAGGTGATGGTACTGTTTATGCTAAAAACCATCTTATATTAAAAGCAGATGGTAAGCTTACTATTGAGACTGATGGCGACTTAGATCTTAACGTTGGCGGCAATTTTAGCTTACACGTTGAAGGTGATATGTCAACTTATGTTGAAGGCTCAGTAGAAGAGTCTGTAGACGGTAATAAAATTACAGAGATAGTTAAAGATAATCTAACTACTATTGCTGGTGATAATAGATTAACTGTTGCTGGTAATATGTGGACTCAAGTTACTAATGGCAAGACTATTGACGTAGGTAAAGACTTCACTATGCGAACAGATGGTAATGCTCTTATTACATCCATCAAGGCTATGTCTTTACAAGCTAAAGAAAACTTAGCTATAGATTCTAAAAAGACTATGGCAATTAGAGCAACAGAAGATATTGGATTTAGCACTAAAGAATCTTTCTTCGTTGCAGCAGACGGTCCTATTGGATTAAGTGCTAAACAATCTATAACTACTAAATCTATAGGTACATCTAGCTTTGAGTCAATGTCATCACTTAAAGTAATTTCAGGTGGAAGCACTAAGTTATCTGCTACTGGCGGATATACTATGCATGCTTTGGGTAATATTGATATTAGAGGATTTAGAACAGACGTACAAGCAGGCGGCCCGTTTCCAGACATTCCTACCCCTCCTGGTGATCCTTCTGATGCCTTAGAAGCACCTCAAGCACAATACGCAACAGCTGAGATGATTATTGATAGTGTTTCTACAGTTAGAGAAGCACCAGACTTTCCTCGTAATGCTAAGAGAATGTCTGCAGAAAGAATGTCTCTATATGAGAATGAAGGTCAAACTCCTAATCCAAAAGCTAAAGCTGCAGCTGCTGGTAATAGAGGTGCTGGTATTAGTGTAAACATCGAATCAGCTGGTGTAACACTACCTTCAATGAATACTAATGCATACGACAGACCAGCAGGATCTGTAACTGGTACTGGACGAGCAGAACAGAATCCTATGCCAGTTCCTCGTTCAGTTCTTAACTCTAACGAGAAAATATCTCGTCACGTTACTGTTGGTATGATTATAGGTATTAGACAGTGTCCAGGATCTAGCCAACAAGCAGTACTAAAAGAAGCTGCTAATATTGCTTGGAATATTATTGATCCTCTTATAGATAAGTTTGGTAACAGAATCTATATTACAAGCTGGTATAGAAATAATTCTTCTAATCACATCAAAGGTGGCGCAGTTGACTTAAGAGCTGCTAATAAGCAAGACGTTCAGTTAACTGCAGAGATTGCTGCATTTGTTAGAGACAATTTACCGTTTAGTAAGATTCTTCTAGAAAAAAATGATAGCCCTGGCATTCACGTTCATTTAGAATCAGCTCAACCTGGCCAGCAAGGTGGAGGAACAGTTCTTACTTGTGCTGATCCTAAGTGTAACAGTAGTGTGTCCGGCCTACAATTATCTTATGCGGTAGCTGCTTTGAAGGGTAATAGAACAGCATGAGTTATGTTTTAAATTCCAGCACCATGTCATTGGTGCAAAAGAGTGTACTACAACAACCTGGCTTCTTTGGTAGTGAGCAAGGATCAGATACCTTTAGTTCTTTTAATAATGCTATTAACATAGCTACTGCTGTAGCAGGTTTTGCGCAAAATTTACAATCACAAACAGCTCCTAAAAATTATGTAAGAACTGCTAGAAATTATCTACTAACTACAGCAGAAAAACAAGCTATTAATACTAAAGCATTAGAGCTAGCAACTGTAGGAGTTATACCTTACGATCAATTATCTAACTTCTTTTACATACTAGCTGCTTTAGAGAATCAATCTGACTTAGCTTACATAGGTAACGTTGTAGGTATTCCGGAGATGGATAATCCTATATTTGTTAGAAATATTAGAGGTATTCTAAAATTAAAAGATATCTACAAAATTGGATATCTTGCTAGTGCAGTTGCAACTGTAATACAGACCTTTGCTCCGCAATATCAAAGTGCACAGCAAGCTGGTGGTCCTAAGAACTCTTCTGATGTTCTATCTAATATTAATAATCTATTAGGTGGAGCAAATATGTTATTATCACTTACTGGTGGAAGTGCTGTAGGTAATTTTCTATCTGAACTAGTAACTGGTTCTAGATTATCTACACAGCAAATAGCACGCAATCCTAATCTATCTCCTCCTTCTTATCAAGGCAAGGCATTCTTTGGAGAATCTATGGTTAGTCTTCCAGCTGTAGATCAGTTATTTGCTCGTAAGGTAGGTGCATTCTCTCTTGAGAGTAGTGCAGTAGGTGCATTAAGTTTTGGATTACAAAATTTCGGATCTTTCTCTAGCGGTATTCCTATCAATCAAGTTATCAGTAAATTTACTACCGGTTCTTTTAGCATACCTGACCCTAGTTCATTTATTGGTGGTAATATGAATACTCTTATTAATAATACTACCAATATTCTAAACGTAAGTCCTACATCAGTTATTGAGATGTTTAGAGGTGATAATGCTATTCCGTTTATGACTGGATTCTCAGCTGCTATTAGTGAACAAGTACAATCTATCTTTAGTATAGATATCTTTTCAGAAGGATGGAATATGGCGTCTTCTGTTGCTAATCAAGTACAGAATATAAACCCAGGCTTCCTAGCAGCTTGCATAACCTCATTATAAATAATCATATGGCTACACAAATACTTTACAAAGATATACCTATAAACATGACAGTTCACCCTATCAAGGGTGATCTTACTTTAGCTACAAACGCTGATGCTATCAAGCGTTCAATACTTAATTTATTATTTACAGAGCCATATGAAAGGTTCTTTAATCCTAATCTAGGTGCAGGATTAAAGGCGTATTTGTTTGAGAATATATCAAAAGATACTGAATATGTTATTCGCGAAAAGATAGTAGAAACTATTAGTAATTATGAGCCTAGAGCAGAGCTTATAGAAGTAAATGTAAAAGCAATGCCAGATGATAATTTATACACCGCTACTGTTGTTTTTGCGATCGCTAATAGCAGAACACCAGTAACTCTAGATCTAATTCTTAGAAGAGTAAGATAATGGCTAATCAAGGATTTTTATCCGTCTCTGAAGTTGACTTTGACGGTATTAAACAGAACCTTAAAACATACTTAAAAGGTAGACCAGAGTTTACCGATTATGATTTTGACGGTTCAAACCTTAATGCTCTTCTAGACATACTAGCATATAACACTTATATGAATGCTTACTATCTAAACATGGTAGGAAGTGAAATGTTTTTAGATACTGCGCAGATTAAAGCATCAGTAGTATCTCATGCTAAAGAATTAAACTATGTGCCGCGTTCAAAAACATCTGCTAGAGCTTTAGTTCAGTTTAATATTAACACAGGCGGTGCTTTACCTGCTACTATAGTTATACCTGAAAACTATACACTAAGAACAGTAGTAGATGGTGTTAATCTAGATTTTACAACAGAAGAAGATATTGTAGTTAGCACAACAACCGGAACCTATTTAAGTGATCAGGTATATGTTTACGAAGGTAAAGTAGTAGAAGAACTCTTTACTGTATCAGCTAACACCAGATACATTCTTCAGTCTACCAACGTAGATACAAATAGTATTAAAGTAATAGTCATTAATTCTGCAAACGATTCTACTAATACTGAATTTAAATATGCAGAAAGTCTTTTTGGTCTAAACTCTAACTCTCAAGTATTTTATGTACAGGGTTATAGTTCAGATCAATATGAAATAGTGTTTGGTGATGGTGTATTTGGTCAACCACTTTCACCAGGTAATATAGTAAAAGTTAAATATCGTTCAACCAATGGTGAACTAGGTAATAAAGTAACTAATCTACAACCTACTGCTTTCGTAGATGGTTACCCAGTGAGTGTAAACGTTTTAGTAGCAGCTGCTGATGGATCAGAAAGAGAAGATACTGATTCGGTTAAGTTTTATGCTCCAAGACATTTCAGTACACAAAACAGAGCAGTAACTAAGGAAGACTTTATTAACCTTATTCGTCAAAAGTTTCCACAAATCAAAACAGTAAACGTATATGGCGGTGAGGAAGCTGATCCTCCTCTATATGGTAAGGCTATTGTAACTCTAATCCCGTATGGTAATGTACCAATTGTATCACAAGAGTTAAAACAATCAATAGTAAACTATTTAAAGAGTAAAACAGTAACAACAGAAGCAGTTATTGTAGATCCAGAATACATGTATATAGAAGTGGTATCTACAGTAACATATCAAGCTTCTTTAACTAACAAGACAATTACACAGATTAAATCAGATGTTATTAACCAAATTAAAGCTTATGATGCAGCGTATCTGGCTAATTTTGGTGATGATCTTCGTAAGTCTAAGCTTGATGCTATGATTGATGCTTCAGATGCATCTATAGTAAGCAACCAGACAGCTGTGAGAGCTGTATATAAAATTTCTCCTAGAAAAACTGTTAGAGAGATTTTAAAGTTTTCTTTCTCTAATCCTATTGACCATCCTATTAATGCAGCTTATGCTCCTGGACAACCAGAAGCAATTAAGAGTAATACATTCACATATTTTAAGAATAACACGTTGTACAACAATGCAGTGTTATCTGATGATGGTTTAGGAAATTTAAGAATTTATTATTCAGTACCAGGCATACCTGTTATTGTTTTAGAACCTAACGTCGGTACAATAGACTACACTACAGGTAACGTTGAGTTAGATGTTAACATATATGACTATAACAACACTATTGACATTGCTGCTAAGATTGCTACATCTGACATCAGTGTCAAAGAAAGCAAATTCTTAAGAATTGACTACTCAAAAATTAACGTCAGTGTTAATGCAATCTAATGCTAGATCTTAAAAATATTGCCCCTTTAGTAGAACAACAATTTCCTTCTTTTTATAAAGAAGATGGTCCTAATTTTGTTCAGTTCGTTAAAGCATATTACGAATGGCTTGATGAGCAAGGACCAATCTATAAAACTAGAAGATTGTTTGAAACTACAGACATTGATGATACTGCTGAGCAGTATGTAGATTATTTTATGAAGAAGTATATGCATGGTATACCTAATCGTATACTTGCAAATAAAAGACTTCTTGAAAAACACATTCTTGATGTTTATAGATCTAAGGGATCTATTGAAGGTTTAAAACTACTATTCAGACTATTATATAATGAAGAAATCGACGTTTATGTGCCTGAAGTAGATATGTTAAGAGCTTCTCATAGCACATGGCTAAAGAGACGTTACTTAGAAGTATCTCCTACAAATAAGCACTTTGAGTATGACAATCAATACATTACAGGTACTACCTCAGGTGCATCTGCTTATGTTTCATCAGCAGAAAAAATATATCTAGGAAATCAGATCGTTTATGTTCTTTATCTTTCAGATTTAAACGACGGCCCTGCTGGCACTTCTTTCTTAAAAGGTGAGTATGTATTATACGATAATCTTAATATTAACGATGCTGCATTTATTAGAGGGTCAGCTGTAAGTGCTGAAATTATAGGATCATCAGAAGGCTTTGATACTGGTGATGTATTAGCTACTAACTCTTTTTTCACTACAACTGGTGAAGATGTAAAATATAATGTCAGTGCATTAATAGATCCTAATAAGAGCAAAGGCTTCTTATCATTTAAAATTTTAGATGGTGGTTACGGATATACTACTGGTGCTTTAGTAGATATCTACCCAGGTAGTAATACCAAAGGTTCTGGCGCAACCTTTAAAGTCGGCTCTATTACTAATACATCTCTATACACTGTTAACTTTAACTATATCGATGCAGAAGCTAATACCTTAATTAGTGCAGTAGATTATGGTGCTAATCTTAACTTTGCAGATGTTTTAACTATTATAGATACTGCATTTAATGATGCAGATATTACTATAGGTTCTATTGCATCTCTTACCGGTATATCTTCTGGTGATAAGCAATACAATGGTACTGTTGAGCCTGTAGTTACAGAGCCTCTAATACTTGGCTACGGTATTGCAGATGATAGAGGCGGTTTCTGGGGTAACAATGCTATAATAACCGGACGACCTGCAACAGGTAATGGTGTAATTTCTAACGTAGTTATCTTATCTTCAGGCTTTGGATTTAATACTCAAGGTCAGCAAATAAACTTCTTTAATGAAGCTAATAATAATCTTCAAGCATCTCTTTCAATTAACGTAGGTGGTGTAGGTGTAGAGGAAGGTCAATTTCTTGATGAGACTGGCTTCTTAAATGCTAACAAATATTTACAAGATAGCTACTACTATCAAGAATATTCTTATGAGATTAGATGTTCTAGATCTCTAGATAAATATTTTGATATACTCAAACAAATTATGCACCCAATAGGAAACAAAGTGTTTGGTAAACCAGTTATGTCAGATTCTATAGTAATAGGAATAACTGTAGCAAACGCTAGTGTAACGGTAAGTTAAAAATGGCTGGTAATATTACACAAGCATTTAAAAATAAATTTATTAATCAATTTATTAATGATGTAAAAAGTAATACATCTAATTACTACATTTCATTTGGTCGTAACTACTCATGGCCTGATGATATGAACCCTCCGCCAGCTAATACTAGTTTAACTGTAGGCTTTATTGACGTCTATAGAGATATGCTATTTGGTAAAAAGATATCTGCAACAGATATTGCTTATATGACCAAAAGAGTTGACTGGACTTCTGGTACTGTATATGATATATTTGATGATCTAGATCCTAATCTATATGATAAACAATTTTTTGTAATGAATAGCTCTTACAGAGTATATAAATGTTTAGATAATAATTATGGAGCGCCTTCCACTATAGAGCCCAACTCATTTGGAAACAACGGCGATTTTAATACTCCAGACGGTTATAAATGGAAATATATGTTTACGGTTAACAGCTACAACCGTAATAAATTCATGACGTCAGAGTTTATCCCAGTCATTCCAGATCAAAATGTAGTTAGAGCAGCCGAAAGAGGCGCTATTCACACTATATTAGTAAACACTTCTGGTAATAACTATATTGATGCAAGCGGTACTATTGAACAAGTTATTAGTTCTAGATTGTTTAAGCTCGCTAACAATGGTCCTTCTGTTATTAACGGTGCTTATAATCTTTCTACATTTTACGTAGTAGATGCAGCAGGCAACTACGATGATGGTCATTCTACAATTTTAAATTATGTTGCGAATGCATCTGGTAAGTTTGTAGCAACAGATACGGATATTAACGTACAAACAGTATCTACTTTGTATTATAAGATATGCCCACAAGTTCAGATACTAGGTGACGGGCAAGAAGCATTTGCAGTAGCACATGTTAATGCAGTTACTACTGCTATTGATTCTATTGAAGTAATTAATAGAGGGTATGACTATAGTTACGGTTCAGTTAACATAGTAGCTAATACAAACTTTGGTTCGGGAGCTACTGCTAGAGTTGTAATATCACCAGCTAACGGGCATGGTGCAGATGCTATTACTGAATTAGGATGCGATACAATAGGCATGTCTCTAGAGACAGATACATCAGATAATCTACCTGATTGGATTGCTTACAGACAAATAGGACTACTTCACAATCCAGTTGCTTCTGCAAACGGTGCTCTATTTAATAATACTACATTTAATCAGATGCTAGTATTTGATATCTTTAACGTATTTGATATTATGCCTGAAGGTGAAATCATCACAGGTTTAACTAGTGGTGCAACAGGAACAGTAGTTTATATGTCAACTACTCAACTTTATGTTGGATTTACTAGCGGAACATTCTTACCGTTTGAAACACTCATTGGTCAATATACCGGATTTACTTGTTCAATTAATGCAATAAATAGTAGAGATTTAGTACCACTGTCTGGTAAATTGTATTACTATAGAAACTTTGAACCAATTTCTAGAATTGGGTTGAATTCAGAACAAGTTAAGATATACTTTAAGATCTAAGGAAATAAAATGGCTGATTTGCAGACTAACTTTAATGTGGCGCCTTTTTATGATGACTACGATGAAGACAAGCAATATTATCGTATTCTGTTTCGCCCTGGCATAGCTATTCAGGCTAGAGAGCTTACACAAATCCAAACTATGATGCAAAAGCAAATATCGCGTTTTGGCGATAGCATCTATAAGGATGGCTCTATTATAGAAGGCTGCAACTTTACAACCGTACCTGATCTTTCTCAAGTTAGATTTAAAGATAGTAATTCAGCCACTATTGACTTCTCTTTATTAACTCTTAATTACACTGACTATGCTAATTCTTATTTACTAGTATCAAACACCACAGGTCTAAGAGCAGGTATATTCAGAGCATTTGAAGGATCTGAATCTGCAGTAGATCAAGGATCTCTAGACACTAATAGAGCTTATGTTGTTTACGTGAACTCTGGTAATAGTGGTGGTAATATTGTTACCACTTTTGACCCAGCCGGAGGAGAGCAAATTGACGTTTACTCTCCAGCACAAGATAGACAAGGACCTCTAAACCCTGCTAATTATGTTGGTGTCCATTATACAGTTACATCAAACAACACTGTAAATGCTCTTGGTATCGGTTATGGCATGAGAGTTGGTAGTGGTGTAATCTATCAAAAAGGCTTTTTTCAAAAAGCTCATCCAGTTAACTTTGTTATTAGAGAACACAGCTCTAACGCTGCAGGTATCAGAGTAGGTTTTGATACTACAGAATATATTGTTAAGCCTGCTTCTGATGCATCTCTATACGATAACTCACAAGGCTCAACTAACTTCTCTGCACCTGGTGCTTATAGATTAAAGTTAGTACCAGAACCTATTTTTTACGACGCTTCAAATACTAGCGTTACTGTTCCTAAAAACTTCTTATCTGTAATTGAGTTTGATCAAGGTACTGGTCAAATAGTAGAAGCATATCCAGATCCTCAATACAGCGCTATTATGGATACAATGGCTAAGCGCACTAAAGAAGAATCTGGTGATTACATTGTTAAGCAATTCCAAGTAGATGTGACTGCTCACGATTCAAATAACTTCTTATTCTACTATAACGCCTCTCCAGGTATAGGATACGTTGATGGTTATAGAGTAGAGTATCTTTCTCCTAGAAGAATTGCAGTAGAAAGAGCTATTAGCACTAACACAGCCTCTAACCAGGTTGTTACAGCTGGTTATGGTAACTACGTTTATTTTAAAGAGTTTGCAGGTATAGTAGATTATATTAATCTAACTGAAATTAACCTATATGACTCACCACAGCAAACTCTATCACTTTACCCATCAAGAACTAGCCCATCAGGCAACCTTGTTGGTAAAGCGAACGTAAGAGCAGTACAGTATGCTTCTGGTACTAAAGGTACTCCAGAATGTCAGCACATTCTTTACATTTTTAACATTCGTATGAATGCTGGTAAAACTTTTGCTGGTGATGCAAAGAGTTTCTATTTTAACGGCTCGTATGGCGCCATATTTGGAGACTTTATATTAGATCCTTCTAACAGAGTTATAATATATGATTCTGGTATTGCTAAGGCATTGTTTGATACAGGTATTACTGGTGTTAAAAGCCTCACAGGTACAGGTGGTGTAAACGATACTCAGTTTGTTTATAAGCCAATTATTGCTTCAGCATTCTCACCTACAGCTTCTGGATCACAAGCTTCGTTTATTATTCCAGGCCCAGACTACTTTAACTATGGTTTAGGATTCTTTACTGACTTTGCTGACCAAGAATTAGATTTTATTTTTGGAGCAGATGCATTTTCTAAGAATCTAACATCTACTGCAACCGTATCTACTTCTACTCCAACTACATCTACTATTACAGCTGGTGCTCCATTTACTGGTACATTATATGCTGGTAAAGATGTAGCTATCATTAACAGCGGCGGAAGTACAACATATCACTCAGTAGTAACAGTTAATAGTCCAACCTCGGTAACTGTTAAGCCTGCTTCAGCTGCAATCGGTTCTATTACAATGAGAGAGTTCTTTAAGAAAGGAACTCACTTAAACATGTTTGGTTCAGGCAATACTATCTTTGTTGATTCTCCTACACAAATCAACATCGATATTGATACTGAGTTGCTTGCTAACTATTCAGTATATGCTCAAATACCGGTTTCAAGAAACCCTGCTAACCCAATCAAGAAAGATGTACATAAAGGTACATACATAAAGATTGATTGTGCTACTAATGCAGGTGGGGTGACCGGCCCATGGTGCTTAGGTTTACCTGATGTTTATAAAGTAACTAATGTTTATTTTGGTTCCACTTATTCACAATCAAACCCAGATAAGAGCGAATGGTTTGATCTAGCTCCTGGTCAGACAGATACTCATTACGGATTATCATACCTAGTATTGAATCCAAAATATAAAGGAAGCTTGACTTCTTCTTCTAAACTATTAGTTGAAGTATGTCACTTCTCACCTAATATTACATCATCTCAAGCTGGATTTATGTCTATTGATTCTTATCCAATAGATGATGCAAATACTGCTAACACTAGTGCAATTCAAACTGCAGAAATTCCAGTGTATGTAGATCAGTCACAGAACCGTTATGATCTAAGAAATATGATTGACTTTAGATACTACATTGCACCTACTGCAGTAACAACTACCAACCCAGCTAGTGCTACAGTTAACCCTGCAACCAATATTAATACCTTCTACACACCTGCAGGTACACTTGGTGTAGCACCTGATTCTGAATTCACATATGATGTTGAATTTTATATGCCAAGAAGAGATGCTCTGTTAATTAGTAAAGACGGAACACTAAATGTTAAGATGGGTGAACCATCTCGAGCTCCTAAGAGACCTGCAATAAATAAAGCAGGACTAGAAATTGCAGAGATTTATGTTCCTCCATATCCTTCACTAACATTCAAAGAAGCTGAGTAATCATGACTTATAATAGAAAAGATCTAGCAGTTCAAGTTAACATTAAGTCTATCAAGGGCTACACCATGAAAGAGATTGGTGCCCTAGAAGATAGAATTCGCAGACTTGAATACTATACTGTTCTTAATGCGTTAGAGTTGGATACTAAAACTCTTTCAGTAAGAGATCCTAACACTAACTTAGAGCGTTTTAAAAACGGTATATTTGCTGATCCTTTCAATGATCATACTTTAGGTAAAACTGAAGATTCTGAATATAATATTGCAATGAGTCCATCTAAATCAATTGCAAGACCTACCTTCAGTCAGATATTTGGCGATTTTAGATTAAACACTGCATCTAGTACTAATATTAGAACTGCCGGTCAAATTGCAATGATTGACTGGACTGATGAAAAGTTTGCATCAAATCCTTACGCAACTATCTACAGAAACTGTACAGAATCTTTCTATAGTTGGAAAGGTTACTGTCAGCTATTTCCTAACATTGATAACTCAGTACAATCTACACAAGCAGCCCCTCAGAATGTAACTGTAGATATTGCAGGAGCATTTTCTGCTTTTGCTGCAGCAGGTGGTGCTCAAAACATTGATACAGTTGTCGGCGGTATTTCCCAAACTGGTTCGCAATCAACAACTGATGCTGCTGGCGCGCAAACAGTAACTAATTATTTTTCTCAATCTATAACTCAGACCATTACCGACATATCAGTAAACGTTCAACGTCTAAATCAGGATCTAGGTAATTTTATTACTGACGTCTCTATTCTTCCTTATATGAGAGGAAGAATGATTGCAGTAGTAGCTAGAGGAATGAGACCTGGTATTCAAGTATATCCATTTTTTGATAACCAGGCAGTTTCTATGCACGTTGCTCCTGCAAGAGTTAATCCTGCATATGCAGATGCAAACGGTAAGGTAGATCAAGTAAAGATCAGATCACTATCTGGTGGTAGAGAGAATGAAGTTCTTCAACCTAACGGAAGAAGAGGCGATCCTATTTACACTAATAGTGAAGGTGAAGCTTATGTTATTTTCTATCTTCCAGACGGAACATTCAGAGCTGGTGATAGAACGTTCCTTTTAACTAACGTAGATAACGTTTTTGCTACCGGTGCGATTCTTACAACTGCTGAAGGTGTATATTCATCGTCATCACTTGGTGTAACTCAAACTAACGTATCATTTAGCATACTACAACCACAGTTCACACCAGTAAGTATTTCTACGCAGAGCGTATCGACATTTAGCTCTACTACAGTATTCAATCCACCTCCTCAACAAATTATTAATATTACTAACGTAACTAACAATACAACAGTAGTAAATGAAACTCCATGGGCTCCCGCAAACGGCGGTGGTGATGGGGGCGGCGATGGTGGTGGTGGAGGAGGAAATGATCCTGTAGGTCAGTCATTCCTTATCCCTGTAGATCAAGCATCAGCAGTTCCTGGTGTATATCTAACACAAATCGGTGTATTCTTTAAAAAGAAAAGCACCAATTTAGGAATAACTTGCGTTATTGCACAAATGAATGCAGGTTTAATTGATAGTACTAGAATTCTAGGAAGAGCGCATCTTAACAGCTCTCAAGTTTCAGTAAGTAATGATTCTTCTTCTGAAACTATCTTTACATTTGATAGTCCTGTTCTACTTCAGTCAGATACTCAATTTGCATTTTATCTAGTTCCAGACGCAGATAACCCTGATTATGAGATTTGGATTTCTGAAGTTGGTGGTACTGATATACTTACAAACCAAGCAATAACAAGTCAACCATATTCTGGTACTATGTTTGTATCTTCTAACGGAAGAACTTGGAGTGCAGTACAATCATCGGATATTAAATTTAATCTTTATAGAGCTAGATTCCTCTATAATACTGCTACTGCAGTTTTCCAAAATGAGCGCGATGACTACCTAACTATTACAGGGCTGTTAAGAGCAAACACTGACAATCCTATTGCTCTAGGCGATGTTGTTTATTCTGCTAATGCTGCTAACATTAATCAGCCATTAACAAATACAGCAAGCAAACCATTTGGTGTAGTTCAGTATGTAGATGAACTTAACGGAATACTTTATCTAGACAGTTCAAACGGACTGTTTAACAATAGCAACTTTAGATATATTAGAATCTATAGAGTTCCAGACATAACAGATCCAGCACAAGTTGTAAATACAAACTTAATTGCAACTGGTACTATTAGTACAGTAGAAGATTTACCGTATCATGGTATTGTTCCTAAGTTTACATTCCTAGAACCAGCTGGCACTATAATGTCAACTTCTTTCTCAGGTACAAGCAATGCTACTAATAGTTTTGCAAAAGATGGTGACTATTTAAGTGTTAAGAATGAAACACTTTATGAGTTTACAGATTATGAAAGAGTATTGAGAAGCTATTCTAATGAAGTAGCTACTGGTGGGTATACAGATGGTACTACTACACTTTCGGTAAATATGGCTTCTGCTAATCCATATCTATCACCGGTTATTAATCTAAGTAGCAAGACCTTTAATTTTATTAGAAATAGAATTAACAATGACGCTTCTAACGAGAATACCAGATACGGTAACGCCCTTAATAAGTATATTTCTAAGAACGTTGTCCTTGACCAGGAAGCCGAAGATCTAATAGTTTACGTAACTGCTTATAGACCTGCAGGTACTAATGTGCTTGTTTATGGTAAGTTTTTAAACGAAACAGATCAAGAATTATTTGATATTAAAGAATGGACTCTACTAAGTGAGTCTACAAATTATATCTTCAGCTCTACCGGTGATACAGAAGATTATAAAGAGTTAATCTTTAACGTTCCTACTACTGGTACTGCAGGTCAAAAGACAGCATGGCTTGATGCTAATGCTCCTTCTCCATATCCTGCAGGCTGTATCACATACTACGATTCTACAGGTACTATTCCTTATCTAGGATATAAGACATTTAACTTGAAGATTGTTCTTCTATCTACAGATCCAGTAAGAATACCTACTTTACGTGACGTAAGAGCTCTAGCCCTACAGAAATAACATGGATAAAAGAGTACCAGTTAAAGAAGAGTTTTTAAGATCTACTAGAAACCCAGGCGCACTAGTAAATGTAGATGCGTTTGGGTTAGAGAACTATAGAAAAAATAGAATTAATCAACAAAATTTACTTAATAAAGTAAATGAAATAAATACTATTAAAGAAGAAGTAAGTGATTTAAAAAGCGAATTATCAGATATTAAATCACTTCTTATAGAGATACTGGAAAAAAGTAAATGACTGCATTAATTGCTAACGTTGTACAGGCTACTGATACATTCGGTCAATGGTTATCTAAAACTAACCAAGCAATAACTGTTATCAGAACAACAGCTGTTACTACTAATTCTAACACTGCAATAGGCAATGCTGCAGTATCTGGAGTTTTTTCTGCTAACGTTCTCACTGCAAATGCTAGAGCAGATTCACAGTTAAGAATAGGTATGGTTGGAGCGTTCTCTAACTTAACTGCTAACGCAACTACTATACTAATAAGAACGTCTAATTTTTCTAATACCAACTATTCTGCAAACGGTATGCAGATTAATGGTACTGTTCTTTATACCAGCGATATAATGAAGATAGGTAACTCTGCTGTAAGAGCAGGAAACGTTACTTCTACTGCTGGTTATTTTAACTTAGTACAAGTTGGTAATACTATACTAACAAATACTGCAGTTTCTTCTGACAGAGCTAATACAAGAATACTTCTCGTTTCTAATAATGCTACAATTGGTGATAACCAGGCCAATACTTATATGACCCGTTTTGGTCTAGAAGTATATGATAATCCTACTGGTGTTTTAGTTCAAAACTCAAAGATGACATCTACTACTTTATGGATTAGAGACATCTTTGCAAATAATATTACAACCAATACTTTAATTGTAAATCATATAGAAGCTAATACTGGTAACTATAAGGTTTGGTTAGCAACACCACAACTGTCTGTTAACACTATTACATCTGCAGCAGCTACAATTGCAGTAGCTAAAACTACTAATTTTGCAGACGATATAAATGTAGCAGATGCAGCTACTATAACAGGTGCATTAACTGTAGGCGGCCCGTCTGTATTTAACGGAACTACATTACATAATGGCGCAACTAATCACTTCGTGAACGGTTTAACATCAGCTGGAAGAGTGGGTATTGGTCCAAGTATGGGGCCAGGTGCTAACCAACCTCAGACTCCTCTGCATATTATGCACGGTCCTGTAGCAGGTGGTGTAGCAGGTATTAATCAGCACGCTAAGATGGTGCTTGACGGCCCTGGTCATAATATCTTCCAATTTAGAAACTCACCTGATCAGGGTACATTCGGAGGTATGATATTCTCCGATAATAATAATCATTCCGGATATATTGCGTACAGACATTGGGCACCAGGCACTCCTTATGCTGCATTTGCTCATATCGGTGGTGAAAATGGTATTGCTTTTGGTGTAGGTCCATCTACTGAGAACCCAGGTGATCCTCTTCCATTAAAACCAATTATAATGAACATCAACCCAACCGGTGCTACACTTGCCGGTACACTATTAATTACAAATGGTACAACATCTGTTGGATTGTCAGCTAATCCAGGAGGTAGCCCTTCATTCATGCTACCTCCTAATGTAGGAAGCCCAGGTCAGATTCTTAAAGCTAATGGATCTGGCGCTATGTACTGGGACAATCTTCCAGGTCCTCCTCCTATTCCAGGAGCCGGTGATTGCGTACAATACCGTTCACTAGGTGTAGGCGTAGGAAACCCAGGATGTCAGACAGGTCTTATCGTAGCGTCTGGTGATATTCTTGCTTTCTATTCTGATGAAAGACTTAAAGATAAAGTAAGCGATATCGATAATGCATTAAGTAAAGTAAAACAGCTATCAGGTTTTATCTATACTAGTAACGATAAAGCTGCAGAATATGGTTATGATGACAAAGAAGAGCGAGTTGGTCTTTCTGCTCAAGATGTTCAGAAAGTATTACCACAAGCTGTTAAACCAGCACCGTTCGATCAAATGTTAGATGAGAAGACTGGAGATGTTGTTTCTAAGTCTGGAGAAAATTATCTAACAGTACAGTATGAAAAACTAGTTCCATTATTAATTGAAGCTATAAAAGAACTTGATGATAAACTTGATAGTATCAAGAAATCATTAGGAGCCTAATATGCCTACACCAGGTTATACAATTGGTATGGGTAACGTAAATACTGAGCTAAGATACCCTTTTAATAGATCTATTAGCAGCAATGATAGGCCTGTAAACGTATTAGAAGATAATATAGGCCGCGATACTTATTGGAGCAGATTGAGAAACCGACAAACTTGGGTTATGATAAATGCTATCACTCCAGTAGGAAGCGGTTTTGGTCTTGGACCTTATAATCCAAGAAGCTGGTTTCCAGCTTTAAGTAATGGTGATGTAGTAAGTTTTGATTTACAATGTCAAGGGTGGGGTGGAATGCAGGCATTGATTAGAGTATGGGGCGCTATTGGCGGTGGAGTTGTAAGTAGTACAAGAGACTATGGCTCAGGTTCTAAAGCCATAAGACACTTTTTTATATGGGATGGAAATACTTTTTCTTCTAATTTTTACTATGTCGGTAAAAAATCTAACTTTACAGGCGGACAGCAGTACTTAAGAAAAATAAGCTGGTGGGCACCTGGAACTGGAAGTGGGCCTGGAACTATTGATTCTACTCCTCAGCCACAAGGAGGTTATACTTATGGTATGTACGATAGTCAATATGCTAACAATAATGCGTAGATAAAATGTCAGTAAAAACAAATTTAATCGTAGATCAAGGCTCAAATTTCGTTTACAAAGTATATCTTGTTGACGTGGATGGTTTGCCGTTTACAATATCAGGATTTTCAGGCAATGCTCAGATTAGAAAGTCTTACACTTCATCCTCTTACACAACAATGGATGTTGCAGTTGATGCTAATAGTGGCCTTATCACTTTATCGATGAATGCAACTACTACTGCTAATCTAACACAAACCCGTTACGTTTATGATTTGCAGTTGACTGGCAACACAGGTATTGTATCTAGAATTATTGAAGGGTTCGTAACTGTTAACCCTGAGGTAACACGTTAATGCGTGATCAAATTATTACCGTTAGTTTATACGAAGGTCAGCTAATCACTCTAGCAAGATCAGCTCCTTCTAATACTACTATCATTGTAAAGAACAATAACGGTAGTATAGAAACTCTAAGAAAATTAGATTTAAAAGAGTCAGGGCTTCTAGGAACTCAACCAACAGTTCCTAGACCCGCCCCCGACGTATTTAATTACTGATTGACTTTATAAACATGCGTACCATAATGGTCGCATATCACGCTTGTGTCAGCATACATTTCAAAGCCTTTTGCTGCAGCCTTTCTAGCAAAGTCTAGATCTTCTGAAAATGTATCTTTGTGATCAAGAGCTGAGAAATATTGGAACTGTGGATATCCAATATCTACCATAACTTGCTTCTTAATCAATACACATCCAAAGCCACAAGCACCTATTCTCACCAAACCTTGTCCTTTGATCTTTTCCCATGGTATGTGATTATACCCACCATGATCATTACGATCAAACAACTCTACAACATGACGGTCAGTGAAGCGCTGGATGTATACACCAGATACTACATCCTTATCATGTGAAAGAAGCTTCTTGAGAGTATCAGGTGGGAAAGCTATATCATAGTCTACTGCAAACAGATAATCATAATCACCATTGACAATCCAGCTTGCAATCAGATTACGAACTTGATCTACGTTGTAACCGTAGAAGTATTGGAACTGAGTTTCATATCCTTCTGGTACTTCTAGATCAAAGATAGCTTTAAACGTAGTAGGTTCAATATTTTTTGCTGTTGGAATAGCAATTAATATTTTCTTCTTACGAGCTGGTAGAGTAGTTTCTTTCTTACCATTAAGGTATTCATTAGCCTTATCAGGTGAGATGTTAGGTAGTTCTGTTATAACATCGTTAAGATTAAACTCTGGAGTAGGATTATATTCTCCGAGTATCTTTTTAGCTGTTAAATTTTGAGCATCACCATTAACTTTATAATCATTTAATGGGTTAAGATCATTATAGCGGTAGAAAATGTCTTGTACTGCTACTACCTTATCTGGATCAGCTTGCTCAATTATGTTATAGAACGTAGCATTATCACCACCTGCTCTATACCAATTACCATTCTCATCCTTGAAAACAGAATCTGGAAGTTTATTAATAAGCTCTTTACGAAATACCCTCAAATGAGGATAAGGCATATTCCAGTTAAACCTATACATACGATACATCTTACGACTCTTAATTGCCTTTGGATAAGGCTGAGCAATAAGCGGTATATTATCTGCCATTGACCAACAGCTACCATATGCATATTCTGTTTTATCATATGCAAATAGTTTATTATAATAATTAAAAATGTTGTTATCTGGCATGAGCGAGTCATCACCATCAATAAGCATAATTAGAGAACCATCTTCACATCCTCTAATTGCGTTAATTTGATTATAAACTGCACCCATGTTATTAAGATTGCTAACAACCTTAAACTTAGCAGCTATATTTTCTGGTAAATTTCTTAGTACTTGATGAATAACTTCTAGTGAACTATCCGTAGAACGATCGTTAATAAGGTGAACTTGGTAGTTATCATAATCTTGAGTAGCAATAGAAATTATAAGATCTCTCAAATAATTTGCAGCGTTAAAGAAAGGAGTAATAACATTAATCTTTCTTTCTTTACCTACTCTTTGCGGTACCCATTCTTCAGGGTTACTAAAACGTCTACCAAAAACTTTATGAACACGTTCGTTAATATAGCACACCTTACGATATTCTTCTCGGTTCATATATTGACCGAACACTTTAAGAAAATGCTGCTTCCATTGAAGTGCAACAGTGTCCCAAGTAGAAATATCTTTTACAATATTGCAGTAATATTGTTTTTGTTGGTGTAGGTATGGGTTGCTATATGCTCTAAAAAATACATCTAAGTACTTTGCAACTTGCAAGTCTGTATTAATGTTTGGAAAGAGACTATTAGGTTCAATAGCATAATCAATAAAGTAAGACGCCTGCTCTACTGCTGTCTCTTCTGCAGCACCAAAGCGACAAGTAACCAAAGGTGTATTGTAGTTGAGAGATTCTAGAGTAGAAATACCAAACGTCTCAGGAAATGCTCCTGGAAACAAAAACATATATGCTTGTGAAAGTATTTCTGCAATTTCTTTTTGAGGAATGACACCAGTAAACTCAATATCGAGATCGGCATATTTCTTCTCTTTAGCCATAGCAGTAAGCTTAATACCCTGATCGTCTAAAGGACTATCAGAACGGAACTTATAATATCCGCCAATGACTTTAAGTTTAGCTTCTGGAATATGTTTTTTAATTTCAGGCCAGATACGATCTACAAGAGGTAGAAGACCTTTAGTGAGTGAAGCATTATAGACAAATAGATTTTTATCTTTAGCTTTAATATCTACTTCATCGAAGTAGCGAACAATACCATTGCGTGTTACGAAAATCTTGTTTTTAAGAACTTCGAAATTACGCCGACGGCCATGATCACAGTTGCTGATATAGGCAGTGTGAAAATCAGAAAGAGTAAAAATACGATCAATATGACCATTGACCACGAGTGGTTCAACATCCTGATCTCCCCTTATGAAAGTGTCGTGTAGCCATAAGACTTTATATTGAGCCTTCTTACGAATACCTTCAAACAATTCACAAGGAAATGCTGTAGCACCACGATATGCATTATACCCTTCTTCTGGAACAAACGGAATAACTGTTCTAGAAGATATTAAAATATCAAACTGTTCTTCTTGTTTGATGCTATCTACTGGTCTATAAGTAACTCCATCATATACACCAGGCTGTGCATCATCATAGTTGCATGCATTAAATACTGTAGTTGGAAATCCAAGAGCTGCCAGCTCTTTTGCCATAAGAATTACAGCGGATTCTGAACCACCTAGTCCTTTTTTGGATAGTGTAGATCCATCATAAACTAGGCCAATAAGGTCAAGAATAGCAATAGAAGGTAGGCTCATTATATACCTCGTTCAAACACGTGCATAAATATAAATATCTCGTTAACAATAATATATATGCCCCTAAGAAATAAGGCCACAAATGACAACTGCTGGTGGATCTAATAATCAAATACAATTCAATCTTAACGGTGAGCTAGCTGGAGCTAACATTGAATATCGTGTTGGTGCTAATGAAATACAGTTTACTGGTACACCAAACACTGATATTAAATTAAATTATGGTGATATCACCAATGTTAATAACTTACTAGTTCGTAGAGTAATCGCATCTGATAGAGTAGGAGCTAATGAACTATTTGGTGAACAGGCCATAGTCACAGGTTCTTTAGATCTTGGTGGTGCACTTATAGCAGATGGTTCTCCTGGTACGTCTGGTCAAGTA